AGACCGCTCGTCAGGGCTGTCATGGTGACCCGCACCGGGCCGAGGCAGCCCGCGGATATCGCGGTGATACCGGTCTGGGAAGAACCAGGGGAGGAATAGTCTTTTGGGACCTTCATCGTTCGTCATAGGTTCGTAAACAAGCTAGTGCCTGACCTGGGCCGATACACCTAGACCTTCTCCCCGCCACCGCAGCACGGCGGGGTACGGGCCTCCCGTGAGGGAGGCAGCATCAGACGGCGTCCCGCAGGGGGATGCCGGCAAACTGAAAGGAACCCCATGAGGTTCACCACCAAGGCGCTCGCTATCGCAGCGTGCGCTGTCACCATCGGCGGGATCGCAGCCGCCGGGACCGCGGACGCGGCCACCCCGTCATGCGGCGGAAGCTGCATCGACGTGTTCTCCCGTGATTTCGGCACCCACGCCAGCCCGATGTTCCTGATGGACGTCTACAAGCGGGGCCAGGCGGCCGGCACCCCGGTCATCCTGTTCGGCCAGTCCAACGCCGACCCGGCCGAGGACTTCACGGTCGCGGCGCAGGGCACCGTGGCGGACTTCTACGCGGCGGGCCTGGTGTCGTCCTCGTTCGCGCTCCGCTACGGCTGCACCCTGCCGGCGTTCCCCACGTGCGCGGGACAGTCGGACCTGGAAGCGTTCGAGGTCGAGTACGCCCCGTACGGCGCGGACACGGGCCTGTGCGCCGGGGTCGCGGCTACCGCGTTCAGCGGCGAGAAGGTGTCGCTCCAGCCGTGCGGCGTGTCCGGGAAGACAGTGTGGGCGGTCGACACGGAGGACCCGACAGGGTTCGCGAAGTTCTACCTCCCGGCGATCAACGGCTCGGACACGAACTTCTCGCACCCGTTCGTGCTGACCTACCCGGCCGGCTCGTTCCCGGCCGACAAGCCGCGCCCGCAGCTGTACGTCGACAACCTGACCGGGTTCCTGACCGGGGCGCCGGAGACGATCGAATCGAACCAGCTGTGGGGCGCCGACTTCGGCAAGGCGTTCTGACTCTCTGATCTTCCGGGGGCGGGCGCTGGATTCCCTGTATCCGCTTCCAGTCAACGCGCTCCTGCTCAGGCGGCAGCCGGGTCCGTCGGTTTGCTCTGCCCGGCTCGCCGCTGAAGGACGAAGCCCGTCCCCGGAACCGGCTTGCGGGCCGGGCACCGCCGATCCGACCTTTCGCGGCGGCTGCCAGCGGTACCTGCTCACGGCGCCCCGGCTCCGGTGTGATGGCCGGGGTGCCTGAAGGCCGCCCGCCCGGCCCGCAACCCCCTCCTTTCCCGCAGCCACCAGGAAGGCACTCGCAATGAGAACCAGGCACCTCCTCCTCGCCGCTATCGCAGCGGCGGCACTCACCGGCACGCTGGCGGTTTCCCCGGCCGCGCACGCCTCCACGACCCTCCAGGCCGTCACCACCCTCACCGGCCGTCCCGACTCGGGCGGCGGCGGCACATGGGCCGGCGACAACCTGACCCGGACCCTGATCATCACCCAGACCGCCCCCGGCACCTACACCGCGACCGTCTCCGACAACGGCACGTTCACGGCGATCGCGGGGGCGCTGACCCCCGACCAGGGCGGCGCCGACGCCGGGGAGGTGATCCTGTCGGGCGTGACCGGCTCCGCGGTAGGCGGCGCGTCGTACTCGTTCACCGCGAGCGCCGCACCGGACATGTCACTGGTCCCGGCTTCGGAGGACGGAGCCCCGGCGGCGCCTGAGCAGACCACGTCGCTGTGGTTCGAGCAGGCGTTCCCGGCAGGGACCGTGTTCGGGGGTCCCGGGATCACGGACTGGTCGTGGGCCTATTCGACAGCTCATTCGCTGCGCCCCCCGCATTCGCTGGCCCAGACGTGGACCGACGCGCTAGGCAACGGCGGCGGGCAGGATCCCGGCTCGGGGAACATCCTCGGTTACTAGGCACGGCAGGGCCGGGCGCTGGCTTCCCTTGCCTCGCCGGTTACAACAGCATCCTGACCAGGGCTCTTGCATACGGCCCGAAGGGTGATAGCCCGGCCCTTGCCGTTATCCGGGCATGACGAAAACGGCCGCCCCGGCTCTGTCCCGAAGGACGAGCCGGGGCGGCCGTTCTGCTTGCTCGCGGCCTCAGCTGCCGGGGGCAGGCGCGGGCGGCTGGTCCTCCGGGGTGCCCTCATTGATGACCAGGGAGGTGGCCGCCGAGGAGACGACGGTGATCGTCTCTGTGCCGGTGAGCGGCGGAGTCACCGAGTTGTCGGTGACCGTGACGGTGGCGGTGCCGTCGGTCCCGGCGACGCACAGGCACGACTGGGTGTCGGCGGACGGCACGAGGGAGATCACGCCAGGGTCATCGACAGACCACACGAGAGAGTCGGCGACCGGCTGGCCTTTGCTGTCCTCCTCGGCGATGGACAGGGTGACCTGCTGAAGATCGGTGAGCTGCACGGCGGCGGTTCCTTTCCGGATAGTAGGCGTGCCCGGACCCTCCGGTGCAGCCTGGTCAAAAGTAACGGGATCGGCGGTGAGGAACAGGACGGCCGGGCCTTCAAGCCACCTGTAGTAGATGTCCGCGACGGCTGTGACGTCGCCGCCTTTCTCGGGCGGGAAGCCCCCGCCGTCGGGGACGACGGTCTCGATTGCGTACTGGAGCGCGAGGATCCGGTTGTCGGCGGACATCTATGATGCCCCCGGCCGCGGCCTGGTTACGGGGGTGAGCGCGGGCCGCATCACGAGGTACCCGAGTACCAGGTTCACCGCGGCTACCACGGCGGCGATCTGGCCGGAGGTCATGTGCACCCCGAACAGCGCCAGCGACTCCAGGACGGTCCCCGCCGCCCCGCCGATCACGGCGACGTTCACGGGCCGGGCCAGCAGTGCTGTCACGATCGTCCCGGCGGCGGTGACCCCTGCGGACAGGTAGCCTGCCCGGGTGCCGGACAGGTGGCTGAACGCGACGATGAGGGCCACGACGATGCCGGAGGCGGCGACGGACACGGCGGCGGGCTCGGCGTGGAGGAGGGCGAGCAGGCGGTTCAGCACGGGAGCCTCCTAAAGGCCGTGCGCGTGCAGGAATGAGATGACGTCGGAGATGTCGCGGCTGGCGTCGGCGGCTACCTCGCGGACGAGCGACGCGACGTCGGCGAGCAGGCCGGGCTGGCCGGCGGATGCCGGAGGTGCGGGGACGCCGAGCCGGTCAAGGTCGGCCTGGAGCGCGGCGAGGCTGATCCCGTGCCCGTCGCCGCCGGCTACCTCCCCGGTGATGACGGCCCACGCCTCGCTGCTCATCGCATGCCAGGCGGGGTACTCGACGGCCTGGACCTTCCCCCACGTGACGACGTAGAGATACGTGCCGTCGTATGCGACAACCGGGATGCAGTGCCCGCCGAGGGGATCGCCGTGCGCCATCGCGGCGGTCCACGGCTGCCCGGCGCTGAAGGCGTCCATCATCGCCTGCGTCACGTCGATCCCGGTGTAGGCGAAGTCGTAGGCCCAGGTCGCGAACTGGAGTGAGGGGATGTCGTGGACGGCGACGGGGGCGAACGCTGTCACCGCGTGCCCGTAGAAGCCGTGCTGCCGGACGTAGGCGAGGAAGTCGGACAGGACGACCCCGGAGTCCTGGCCGCCCGTGTAGGCCAGGTAGTAGCTGACGACCTGGTCCGCGCCGGGGAACGTTTCCTGTTCGCCGGCGTCCGCGGCGGCGGACTCGAAACCGTGCGCGAGACCGGCGACCCCGCAGTCGCCGTAAGTGTCGTTGCCGAGGCAGTCCCAGTCCGCGATCTGCGGCACCGGGACGGACGGGGGCGGCGCGGGGAGCCGGCCTGCGGCGTAGGAGCCGAGTTCGCGGAGCCCGGCGGGGAACCGGGCGTGGAGACGGCCGAGCTTGCCGGGGATGCGTACGGGTGCGGTCATTTGACCTCCGTGGTGTGGTGGAATGGGCCGCATGGCGGACCAGGAAGCAGTCAGCGAGGGGCTCGCAGCGGGAATCGCGGCAGCATCACCTGAGGCGATCCGGAAGGCACGGGAGCTAGCGGGTGAGGCGGCAGCGGCCGTTGCTGGCTACGGCTGGGAGCCGCCGAGGGTCCGCTACTGCTGCCCGCTGCACAAATGCACATGGGTCCACGACAACGCGTGGGCCGACACCTCGGGCCGGGTAATCAGCTCGAAAGACGACACGATCGCGTTGCTCAAGGATCACTACGCCGCTCTCAACGACACGGTGCGCGCCCACCTGGAGACGCACTCGCTGCTGGAATGGGTGACTGAGGTGCAGCGGCTGCGCGGAGTCATCGACCTCACCGCGATCAGCCTCAGCGACAGCGGGCAGATAGGCGCGTTCATCCGCTCGGCCGCTGCGCCGGGGAGCCCTGTGGCCGCCGCGCGGGCCGAATGCCTGGAGCGGCTGCGGTGAGCCCGCACGCCTCGCACGGCTATCCGATCCGGATATCGGTGCACACCGACTACTCCGACGGGTGCCATCACGAGTCCGAGGTGCGCGGCCCGCAAGCGGTGGACAAGCCGGACCTGCCCGTGCACTGGCCAGCCGCCGTCACCACGCCGGAAGGCGCGAAGCAGCTCACGGCCGAGTATGCCCTGTCGCAGGAGAACAGCAGGCTCCGCGATGACCTGGAATGCCTGCTCGCCGTCGCGACCATCTACCTGGACTCGTTCACCGATCACGACCGGATGAGCCTGACCGAGAAGCTCAGGTACCAGCAGGTCGAGGAAGTGGTGCAGCGGCGAGGCAAACGGTACTGAGATTGGAGAACCGGAGCGCGTGGCTCGATGCGATGCTGGAACTTGAGAGTGCGCCGGGCGTCCACGCCTCCGAGCTTCCCGGTCTGGCCGAGGGGATCATGCGGCTAGCTGAGGAAACGCCTGATGCTGCCGAACCTAGGACACCTGCCACCCCACCACGGCATCCCCCGGGTCTTCCCGCCGCACCGAGATGACCCCGGTGCGCGCCTTGTCCGTGAACTTGAGGACCGTCTGCCCCTTAGTGCTGTCCACGACGACGTTGTCGCTGACACGCCACCCCGTGTCGTAGATAGCGACACGGAGCTTGACCGGGGGCAGCCCCTGGAGGCTGTTGTCGCACCCGAACGCGATGGTCGACGCCGATCCCCACGGGACGCTGATCACGGTGACCGCGCCGGGACCCTGACTGAGCTGGCCTGACTGCACTTCGACCTCCGGTGGTACTGGGGCGGGCTTGGGGTGCGGTGCGGTCCCGAAGAAATCAGCGGCGAGGAGAGACTCGTCCAGGTCTCGGCCGAGCGCCGTGTCCGTCCACTGGGTGCCGTCCGCCTCGATGCTCATCAGGCGGCAAGACGCTGGCCCGCAGATGTGCGCCTTATACGAGTAGTGCGCCGACCAGAGCCGCACCGCGGATCTCGCGATGCCGGACGCCTCGATGAGGGGCACCACGTTCCGCTGCATCAGGTCCGCGCTGGCGTACAGGCAGGGCCGGGTGACCCCTCTTGCCCGCTGCCGTTCGTACCAGGCCGCCGCGTCGGCGGGGGTCGCGTCGCCTGTCTCGATGTCGAGCGCATCGGCGTCATGGGCGGCATCGATGGCGATCGACAAGGTGCGAGCGTGCGGGAATCGCTGCCGGATGGTGCCGATGTCAGGCCACCTGCCGGACACGTATCCCGCGTAGCAGTAGCCGGCACCCGTGGGCAGGAGGTCCGGGGTGATGGAATCGAACATGATCAGGTTGCTCAACGCGGCACCTCCTGGCTGAAGCGGTACGGTCAGGACCATCCACTTGTCCCGGATGGCACAATTGGCCCGTGACTTCGCAGCCTGCGCCGGTTAAATCCCCGGACAACGCCCCTGCTTCGGACCTGATCGCCGTGCTCCGCGAGAAAGCGCCGAAGCTGGCGATGGCGATGGCGGCCGGGCAGATGGCACTCCCCGCCGCCCGCACGATGCGGTCAAGGCTCCGCGAACGGGCCACCTACACCGTCAAGGTCCCCGGCACCGACGACGTGTACGGCGAACTGCACGAGTGGGTGCTCGGGATGCTGCCGCGCCGCGACCAGCGGGCGCTCGTCGCCTACACGTCGCGGCACAACGCCTACGGGGCGGTCATGCTGTCCGCATCAGGTGAGCGACCCGAACCGCCCGCGCTGCGGCTCCGCTACGACGGGACCCGCGAGCAGGTCATCACCGTCGCCGGTCACAAGATCCGGGTAGGCGTCGCCGAGTTCGCGCAGTCGGGCGATGACAGCCGGCCGTGGAAGCCGCCGGAGATCATCTTCACCGCCGCGTCCGCCGTCGGCCAGAAGGCCCTGCTCGACCAGATCGCGGCGATCATGCGGCGCAGCTTCGACCGCAAGCGCAAGCCGCAGTTCCGGATGCTCAGCAAATGGGGCGACTGGGAAACCCTGGACGACCTGCCGCCGCGCGAACTGGACAGCGTCATCCTCCCGGCCGGCCAGCTCGAGCGGCTGACTGCCGATGTCACGAGGTTCCTCGACGCCGAACGCGACTATGCCCGCCGGTCGATGCCGTGGCACCGGGGCCACCTGTACGAGGGACCGCCCGGGACCGGGAAGACCAGCGTCGCGCGGGCGCTCGCCTCCCACTTCGGCATGGACGTCTGGTACCTGCCGCTGGCCGACGTGAAGAACGACGGAACCCTGCTCCGCGTGGCCAGCCGGGTCGGTCCCAGGTCGATGCTGCTGCTCGAAGACGCCGACGTGTTCCACGCCGCAACCCGGCGGGACGACAACCCCGATCAGGTGACCCTATCCGGTCTCCTTAACACGCTGGACGGGATCGCGACGCCGCACGGCCTGCTGACCGTCCTGACCACCAACAGCCCTGACGTGCTGGACCCTGCCGTGATCCGGCCCGGCCGGGTGGACCTGGTCGAGCATTTCGGCCTTGCTGACGCTGGGCAGGCCGAGCGGCTGATCCGGCACTGGTACGAGCGGGCGGCGATCGGGCCGGGCGGCGTGCCGGAGATATCCGGGATAGCGCCTGCCGAGGTGATTGAGGCATGCAAGCGCCACGATGACCCAGCCGACGCGATAGCGGAACTGCTCGCACTTCCGGCGCACGCCGCCTAGCGTCCGCTCATCCGCTTGACCCACCTGATGAACGGCACGTGCAGCCCCAGCACGGCCAGGACTGCCGCAGCGACTGCGAGCCAGTAGACGGCGGCACTGTTCACCGGTCACCCGTCGCTGCCTCGTGCGCGTCCAGGACATCCTGATGTGTCGGCGCGCCGTGCGGGGAATGACGCTGGCACACCACGTACGGTGTCCCCTCCACATGGTGGCGGCCTATCCGCAGGCACCGCCGGACATGGCAGTTGTGCCGCCGGATCATCATCGCCAGCGCGCCGAGGATGCCGATCTCGCTGATGTCGCTGCCGAAACCGGACCAGGCCAGGTAGGCGGGGCCGCCGGCGGAGTCGAGCCCCAGCCAGTGGAGAAGCGAGTGCCAGATCACGATGCGTCCAGGGTGACCACCAGCCCGTCCGCCTGATCCAGCACCAGGCCGTCACCTGCCCCTAGCCTGCGCAGTTCGGCGCACCATGCCTCGATGTCAGCAAGTGTGTACTGCCGCCACGGGGTCCGGTCATCGCCGAGGCCGGGCTGCTCGGGTCCTGTCGCGGCGCACTTGACCTCAACCGTTCCAGTGACGCGGGTCACGACCGGCCTGTGATCGGGCGGCGGCGCCGGGGGGTGCCCGCGACGGCCTAGCACTGCACCAGCTCGCCGTTCCTCAGCCAGAAATGCCCGCTCGGGCACGTCCCGTTCTTCCAGCCGGGACAGCCCAGCGACGGCGTCAGTGTCGGCCTGTCCCGCGCGAGGCGGCGCAGTGACACGCCTTGATGTCCGGCGCATACACCGTCTGGCATCGCGGGCATTCCCAGCCCTGCCGGCCCGGCTGCGGTCCTTGCAGTGCGAGGTGCGCGAGCACGGTCATCCGGTACCCTCCTGCCCTGCGAAAGCCTGCTCCGCCAGCGGGTGGTCCGCCTCGAGGATGTGCCGCTGGCCTGCTGCATGAGCTTCGGTCATCTGCCGGTGAAGCTCCGACGCAGGATGCGCGTAGACGACCTCCACCCGGCCGTCACCCGAGCCGGGCGGCGCGACCGGGGTCACCGCGGCCTCCAGCCCGTCGCCGCCTGTCACCCACAGCGTGAACCCGTCCGTTTTGGTGACCTGCTGGTCCCAGACGGATTTCGGGTAGTGGTGCCACCCTCCGGTCTGGCCGCCGTGCACCGTACCCGAATGCAGCGGGGCAGACAGCATGACGCATGCGTTGAACAGGGAGTCCGTCCACCGTGCCACGCCATCCGCATCGGTGATGGGCTCGGACAGGATCCGGGCGGCTTCCGGGTACCCGAGCTTCTGGAGCTCATCCAGTGTCTCGGGGAACCGCAGGTAAAGCCGCCGCGCGGTTGCCCGCAGTTCGTCGACGCGGGCGGACGATGCGCTGAACTGGGCGGACCATTCCACGCCGCACACCGACAGGACCAGGAACCAGCCGTGGCCGTCGTGCAGCCACAGCGAGCCAGCGTGATGGGCTTGCGGACGGCCCGCGGCGGGCCCGGCGAGGAACGCCAGCATCCCGCCCGGGTCCTGCTCGCGGACAGCGGCGAGGATCCGGTGCGCGGTCTCCTTGGCCTTGCGGAACTCTGGCGATTCGGTGCGGCCAGGATGATCTGCTATCTCCACGGCCCATCTGTCATCTTCGCGTTCCACATGGGTGCCGGGATCGGTCATCGGCTAACCCGTCCTTCCCGTTGCTCGGCAGCCGCCCGGCCCGGTGCAGTTTCAGCCACACGGCCGAGCGCCAGATCATGACCGGGGTCACCAGCCCGATCAGCGACACCTGGATCCACGCCGCCACATAGGAGTCGAGCCGGGAGAAGCCGAAGAACAAGCTGAGGCCGGTCGGGATGAACAAGGCTGCGATCAAGGCCGTCTTGGCGACCAGGGTCCGGCCGACCGGGTTCCGCCACCATGGCGCCAGGACGCTGTACAGGGCGATCCACCCGGCGAGAGTCACGAACCCGCTGATAAGGAAGACCTTGAGTAGCAGCACGAGCCACTGCGCCTGCGTCATGACGCCCCCCGGTGATGCCGGATGATCTGCTCGGCGATCGATGCCGCGAAATGGTTCTGGGCGGCCATCCGCCGCACCTGGCCTTCCAGCCGTTCCGCGTGGGCGGCGCTGGCCTGCGACCGCTCTTTCTCCTGCCGGGCGCGGACGATCGCGGCCTGGCGTTCCCCTTTGCCCGGCCACGGAAGGATCATCGACGTCAGCCTCCCGAGCAGCCTCATGCGTCATGGCCCGCCTTCATGTCCCGCCCGATCTGGAGGGCGGCGAGGATGTCCCTGGTCGCTGACGTGGCGGCAACGGCGGTGTCTGCCCGGCTCCGCTCGGCCGTGAGCGCTTCCTTCAGCTCGGCGATCTCCGCGTTCTTGTCGGTGACGACCGAGCGGGGGAAGATCGCGCCGATGATGAACAGCACGCAGAACACGCCGCACACCCCGGTGCCGGTGAGGAGGGTCACGAGGGCGCTGTCGGGCACCGGGGCAGCCCTCCCTCGTCACAGGATCTCCAGCCCTCCCGGCGAGAAGCTCGCGATGTGCCAGCCGGGGAAGTTGACCCAGATAGTGGCGTACGGCCCGGATCTGGAGATCCTGACGACGCGGCCCTGCCGGTGCGGCGGGGCGATCATCCGGACCAGCGTGCCGACCTTCACCAGCCACCCCCGGGTCAGGAGTAATACGTGCTCGGCTCGAAATCCAGGGCAATGGTGAGACTCGCCTCGGCCGCCGAGTCGTTGCCCCCGAACGCGATGCTCCGGCTGATGCTGGTGACCCTGTACGTGCCTGTCGTGACCGGGGGGCCGAACGGCATGTCGGTGACGGTGGCGAGGTCTCCCACGTTCATCCCGAGCACGGCCGGCCACGCCGCGGGGTGCCGGGCGGCGTCGATTTTCAAGCCGCTCACCCGGCGCCGGAGCGGGCCGCCGTACTGGGACAGCAGCCAGTCGGCCTGCACCTGCATTTCGGCAGTGGATTGCAGGTAGGAGGTGAACGGCAGCGGCCTGGCGCCGAACTGCTCCTGGCTGGCCAGGGCCGCGGAGAACGACGACGGGGTGATGGTGGCCAGGGTCGCGCCGTCCGGGGCGTACGGCGTGATCCTGATCAGGTTCCAGATCCGCTGCGGGTCGTTCGAGAAGCTCTGGGAGGCGTCGTAGGGGATCTGCCCGGCTCCGACATCCGGCCCGAGCGCCCACGCCGGGGTGTCGGCGGCGAGGCGGGCACGGTCGCGGAAGCACAGGTTGCCGTTGCCGTCCACGCTGAGCAGGCCGGTGACGGACTGGCGGATGTTGTCCAGGTTCTGGGCCGCCGCCTGGCCCTGGATGTCGATCGCGGCCTGGACCATGGCGGGGTCCTGGTCGATGCTCCGGCCCGGGTACGGGACGTTGCCGTAGGCGAGGATCCGCTCGATCCGCTCCCCTGCGAGGTCCCCGAGCGGAGTCGGCGCGGCGGGGGGCGATGCCCCGGTCCCGGCGCTGACCTGCGCGGGTCCGGTCCCTGTCGCGCCGCTGCCGAACCCTCCGGTGAACGTGTCGCCCGCGCCGAGGACAGCGGCGGCTTCGGTCTCAGCGTCGGCCGAGGCGGCGGTGAACACCTGGACCAGCGGGGCGGCGGAGGTCCACGAGGTGTACAGGGCGTTCGCGTACCCGCCCGGATTCCCGAACCCTGCCGATACCGCGCGGGCTGACGGGCCGGAGGTGTAGGCCCCGGCCACGGCGGCGGCGACCGCGCTCATCGTGTACGTGGTGGCCGGATGTGCCCCGCTCTGGAACCCGTACTGCCCCTTGTACTCGGAGCCGTCCGGGGTGAACCCTGTTGCGGAGATGTTCTGGGTGGCCGCGATCTGCGGCGAGGTGGGCGCCGGGATGAGCCCGAACCCGGTCAGGGCCGCGTTGTAGTGGGCCAGGATCCGGTAGGCAGGCAGCATCTGCGGGTATATCGCGATGTGGGACGCCTCGCAGTTGCCGCCGTGCTGGATCGCGGCCAGGTTCGTCCCGCCGCTGGTGCCGAGGTCGCCGTTCCCTATGAACCAGGTCCAGGCCGATGTCATCCCCGCGCCCGAGCCGGTCGCCTTGGCGGTGAGGCCGGCGTTGACGTACACCGTCCACGAGCCCTGGTTCATGACGACGGTGTAGTTCACCCACGCGTTGCACCGCAGGTCAGACGAGTTGTACACCGTCGTTGAGGTGGGGGTCGTCCCGTTGTACGTCGTGAAGACCAGGTGCCCGGACAAGTCGAGCTGGAGCAGGCACACCGGGCCGGTGTCGGTCGCCAGCTCCCACAGCGTCAGCGGGCAGTACGGCTGCCCGGTTTCCCCGTAAAAGGTGCCGGCGTTGTTCACGCCGGCAGCCGTGCGGAAATACGCGTAGTTGAACCAGGATTCGACGGTGATCCCGCCGCTCAGAGGCGGGAACGACGGGTCATGGCAGGCCAGGAACCAGCCGTTCGACCCGGTATTCCCCGATGCTCCGCTCTGCTGCCACGCTGCCGCGCCAGGCTGCGCCGTCACCGGGCCGCCGCCGGCCTGGATACCGGGGGAGGACTGCGGGTCCCCGTACATCCAGCCGCTGTCGGCCGCCACCGAGTAGACCGCGACGCTAGGCGGCGGAACCGATGTGCCGACCACGTTCAGCAGGGCCGTCAGGTCGGTGCCGTCCGCGCCGGGGTTGGACCCGGAGATGCTCGTCCACGCGCCGGAGGAGGAGTAGCCGTCCTGCCCGGAGACCCCGTTCGGCGAGGGGACGATCTGGAGCGGCAGCCCGGTTCCCTCGGCCGCGTTGCGGAGCTGGGTGGGCAGCACGCCGCCCGATACCGGCTGGTCATCGCACGGGATCCACATGTGCGGGTTGTCCTGGTAGACCTCGCCCCGGTACGGGGACGGGCAGGGGGCGGAGAACACGCTGTAGATGTCGGTGAGCCCCGCCTCGATGAACGACCTCAGGCCCTTGGTGCGCTTCTCGGTGAACTTGAGCGCATTGCGCTGCACCACGTACCACGAGTTGACGGTTTTCCCGCCGATGGTGCCGAGAGCTGCGCGGATCCGCACGGGAGTGCCGGTGGTGACATCCGGGTACAGCGGCGAGGACGAGTTGGACGGGGTCAGGTAGCCGTCCGCGTTGTCCCACTGGCTGGTGCCCTCACCGGACTGGAGGCCGCCGAGGCCGTACTGGATCCCGCCGCTGTCGGACCAGGTCCAGGCACGCTTGACGGTGCCGGAGCCCGGCACGTACGTGCCCGGCCACTCATTGTCGGTCACCTTGGTCCAGGTGACCTGGTCCGGCGGTGTCTGGAACCCCGAGCCCAGGCCGATCTCCACGATGAACCGGCCTGCCCACGCCGGGTTCGCGCCGGCCGGGATCGGTGACGGGGCGTTCTGGAGGACCCCGATGACGACCCCGGACAGGTCCGTCGCGGATGCCGCCGTGGCGTTGACGGACACTGCCGAGGAGCCGGTGGTCCATGCCGTGGTCAGGACAGCGTCGCAGGCGTGATCCACGCCGTTCGACGCTGAAACCGGCGGCAGCGTGTTCCATCCGGCGGGGGTGAGCTGCTGCCCGGCCGCTGCCGAGTCCCCGCACGCGGCGGCGAGCAGGAACACCGGGGCGGAGGGCGCGGGAAGCGCCAGGGTCAGCGACGTCACGGCTGCTGCGTAGCTGGTGTAGATCCCGGTGACGGTGTCCCACGGCCCGAGCCCGGTCACCTCGATGACCATGACCGACTGCGCGTCAAGGCAGCCGTTCGGTGCGGCGTATACGGCGGACGGGATCCGCTTCAGGTTCGGCGTGTACCAGCCCGAGGTCCGCGTCAGGGCAGCCGCCTGCGACACGGCCCACGTCGAGGTCGTCTCGTCGCCTGGCCGCCAGAAGTCGTGCACGTCATCCGAGACGGCGACTGTCGCCTCTGACGTGGCGGACTGCTCGTTGAGCCCGGATACGCAGAACAGCCAGTTGCCCGCCGACGGTGTCCCGGTGCCGAGGCCGAGGCTCCCCGCCGGGGTGAGCGGCACCACGACGGACTGGAGCGCCGGCGGCATGTTGCCGAACACTGCGGGCTGCGCGAACGTCCCTGACCAGGCGTTGACGACCCTGACCGGGGGGGCCATCCATCCGCTCGTGTAGCCCTTGAACGACCCGGTCTTGTGGATCGTCCCGGTGAACGTCCCGGTGCCCTTGCCGGTGCCGGCGAACCCGAAAGTGAAAACCTGCCAGATGATGATGACCTGGCCCGGCGCCCCGGTGCCGCCGGTGTGGTTGACGGACCCGCCGGACCCGCCGCCGGACGCTCCGCCTCCCGGGGCGGTGCCGTTCGTGCCGGCGGACAGGCTCCCCGGCCCGCTCGCCCCCGCCGCACCCGCCAGGGACGGCGGCCCGGCCGCGCCGGTCCCGGCCGCACCGCCGGTAGCTCCCGAGGCGTCGCCGCCCGGCCCTGTGGACCCGGCCGACCCGCCACCGCCGCCGCCCGGCGACGCGGAACCCGAGTTCGATGCCCCGTTCCCGCCGCGGAACGCGACCGTGTTGGTGCCGGCCGCGCCGCCGCTGCCGGGGCTCGTCCCGGTGGCCGAACCGCCCGCGTTTCCCTGGACGGTGACCGAGCCGCCCGTCACCGTGGTGGGGTTTCCGGTGCCGCCCTGCGGGATCGTGAGCGTCAGGACGGTCGTGCCGGGAGTCAGGCCGCCGAGACTGGGCTCACCGCCGCACGCCCCGCCTCCGGAACCCGCACCCGGCGTGGAGCCGTGCACCGATGTCCCGGCGTTGCCGCTTTCGCCGATGGCGTACACCTGGACCGAACCGGGCACCGCGTTCGCCGGGACCGTCCATGATCCGGAGGCGGTGAAGGTCTGCGAAGGCACCGGGTGCCCCCCTCCGGCCAGGGAGCGGTACTGTCGCTGGCGTGAACATCTGGCGCTCGGCTGCCCTGGTGGCCCTGGCCGCCCTCGCCGTCGGCGGGCTCATCGCGGTGCCATCGCTCTGGCCGGGGCTCGCCCGGCATGAGGTCGCGGCGGAGGAATTCCTGTGCTTCGGCTCAGGCTGGCTCACCTGCGCGAGCTGGCCGCGTGACCGGCGCGCTAGATGATCGCCAGCGAGCCGCTGCTCACCTGGAACGTCCCTTGAGACACGAACGCTTCGACAGACACTGCTTGAATCACGCCGGCACCGTCCGCCGACAAAGTGATCGCGCTGCCACCAGAGGTGGCCGAGAGCTGGAACGAGTCCCCGGACGGGGATTTGACGTAATAGATGGTGCCGGCTGTGAGGCCGCTCGGGAGCGCGGACCCGGCGACAGGGAACACGACCACCGTCTGGTTCGCCGCGTAAGCCGAGCCGGGGGCGAGCAGGATGCTGGTCGAGGAGGGCGCGCTGAACCCGTACGCGATCGCCCCGGCACTGTTCGGGTACATGCCCCGGAACGAGCCTCCGCTGACCGCGTCCCACAGGCCGATGAACGCCACCGACGAGCCCGCGGGCACGTTCAGCGTCGGGGAGTTGCTCAGCGCCTTGCTGTTGCTCGCCGCGGCCGACCAGGTGACTGCCTGCCGGGCGTAGGCCGGCGACCCGCCGGACAGCTCGTTCGCCCCGGTGGCCGAGTAGGCGCTGTGCAGGCTGGCGAACAGGGAATGGTTCGCGCCTTCCTGGTCAAGCTCGTAGTCCGCGGCGGCGGTGCTGAACGGCACGGGGCAGCCCTCCTAGCGTGGCAGCGAGATACGAGGAGGGCGCTCAGTCCGCCCGCTAGCTCAGGTCCCAGGCCCAGGTAGGCGCCACCGAGTAGGTGAGGGTGATCGTCCCGCCGTTGCGGACAGGCACAGGGCCTGACGTGAGCCCGGTCGTCCTGCCGTCCACGGAAATGGCCGAGACGGTCCCGCCGGTCACGATGACGGTCGCGTCCCGCCAGAACTGGTTGACGTAGGGGGTGCCGGAGGCGGGGACCGCAGGCGGGGAAGCGACCGCGCCGAGCGGCTGGAAATCCCAGACCAGGCACACGTTCGCCGCGCCGTTCTTGCCGTTGGCGATGACCCCGGTAGTGCCCTGGTCCTCGGCGCGGATCTCGCCGAACAGCAGGTTCCCGGAATCGTTGATGAAGAACCCGAACAGCGACTCGACATGCAGCGAACCGATGAACAGTGCGCACGTCTGCCCGCTGGAGTCGACCCGCACCGCGTCCTGCCCGGTCTCGAAAGACAGTGACGCAATCTGGCAGTGGTGTGCTTGGCTCACAGCCGACACGAGGACCCCGTCGTTGCAGAAGATGCTCTTGACAGAGCCGCCGGAGAAGTGGTCGGAGATGATAATGCCGTGGTAGGGGCCGATAAAGGTTCCCCGGTCAAGGTCGTTCTGGTCGTTGTTGCCGGTCGCGGGGCTGCGGTAGCCGAAAGTTCCCCACGCGGACGGGTTGCCGCCGTCAGACTCGTAAGGCGGCCAGCCGCCGGCTGCGGTGCCCGTGGCGGCCATGCAGTAGTAGGCGAATGACCGTATGTCGGCTTGGGCGCAGCCGTACAGGTCCAGGCCGGCGACACATGGCCGGTAAGCCACGAGCACGTTGATTCCGTCCGCGATCACCCGCATGTTGCTGAACAGGCCGTTGTTGCCGCCGAAGAACAGGCCGCCGCCCTGCACCGGGCCGCCGATCACCACGTTCGGCGGCGGCCCGCCGCCGCTGGAGGAGTCGTTGTAATAGACGCTCGCCAGCGTGGCCCCCGCCGCGGGCGGATTGGGCTGGGACCAGTGCACAGGGCCGCCGGCCTGCTGCGGGCCCGTGAGCTTCAGGTCAACTTTCGGACCGGTGTACGGGTTGACGTATGGGATCTGGATCTGCGCGGACTGGTAGGTGCCGCCCGGCGCCCCGGCGATTACGTAGATCCCGGCGGAGAACAGCACCTCCGCGGCGGCCTGCTCGCTCAGCCGTGCGTAGGAGACGGCGGCATTGACGGCCTGCTGGACCGCGCTGGTGTCATCGGTGCCGTATACCGCGCCCTGCCCGTTGACCGTGCGGGTAGCGTTCGCCGCGAGGGTGACCTGGCTGGCTGACTGGAAGCTGGCGATGGTGGTGACGAGCGGCACGTTGAGGAACCCGCCCGCCGAGGGGACGATGATGTGCTTGCCGACATCGCCGCTGGTGAACGGCGCCGAACCCGAAGTGTTTGAGCCGGGCGGCGCGGCACCGCTGCTCGCCGGCGGCGCGGTGATCGCGAAACTGCTGCGCAGCGGCGTCGGGTTGCCCAGGACCTGCTGCCGGGTGAAGGAGGAACCGCCGGCCTGGGTGCAGTACACGTAATAGCCGGTGGCGTTCGTCCACGGCAGCGGCGACGTGACCGTGATCGATGACGTGGTGCCGCTGGTTGCCGTGCTGCTCGCCGTGCTGCCCAGCGTCTCCCCGTACTGGTTCACGTAGGTGACGATGACCTGGTACGTGCCCGCCAGGACGGTACCCCCGGTGCCGGAGTTCGACACGGACGGCGCGGACGGAGCGGGAAGCCCCGCCGCGGTCAGCACCGCCGACCCGTTCGTCATCGCGGCGTCGTACAGGAACGCGCCGTCCCGTTTCGCGCCGTAGCTCTCCGGCAGGAACTGCCACGGGTAAGCCGCGGTGATATCGGCCTGGGTGAGGGTGTCCCACGCGGGGGCGGCCGACGCCGTCCCGGTGCCCTGCTGGCGCCAGAACTTCCTGGTCGCGGCCGTGTTCCCCGGGAGCCGGGCCGGCACGCCGGACGGCCCGCCGTAGATGGTGTCGCCCAGGGTCGTGGTGGGAGACGAGTATGCTTCCGCGTTCCCTTGCGCCGTGACTGCCGAACCAGCCGCGTCGAACGCGGACGTATCCTGCGTGGCGGCGGAACCGAGCCCCAGGTTAGTACGCGCGGTCGCCGCGTTCGCCAGGTCGGACAGGTTCGCGGCTTTGGCCAGCTTGCTCGTGTCCGCGTACGCCTCGGCATTGCCTTGCGCCGTGACCGCGGCACCTGACGCGTCGAACGCCGAGGACGGCTGCGTGGCCGCGGAGCCCAGCCCGAGGTTCGTCCTGGCTGTAGCCGCGTTAGCGACATCTGACAGGTTGCCGGCGGCCTGGAGCGCGCCGAGCGCGGCCAGCAGCGCGGCGCTGTTCGCGGCGTTCTGCCCGGTGCCGCCCTGCGCCGTCGGCAGCGGCGCGGAAAGGTGCGTGGACACCACCGTGGGAGCTGACGTGCTGCCGCCGATGTCCCCCGCTGGCGGCGTGATCCCGCCACCGCCTCCCGCTGACGTGTTGGCGAGCGAGTACAGGTCCACGGCGGTCCCGGAGTGTTCCAGGAAGAAGCTCCACGGCGGCAGCACCTCGCCGCCGATCGTCACTGAGACTGTCCAGAACCAGAAGCCGGTCTGGCCGGCGAAGGCGATGCCGGTGCTGGCCAGGTCGAGGAGCTGGAGGGTGCCGCCCTCGGCGTTCTTCAGGCTGCCGGCGATGATCTGCGCCTGGACGGGCACGCTGGGCTGGAGCAGCGGGACGCCCGACGCGTACAGGGTGGTGTTGATGCTGAACTCGGCCGTGCCGCTGAGCGGGTTCCCGGAACCGTCCTCGAACGTGCCGGTGATCTGCGTGTATGACAAGGACACCTGGTCACGCCCCCTTGTACGGCAGGTTCCAGCCGCCCCGGTAGTTATTCGCGGACCGTTCCAGCTGCCTGTCCTGCATGGCGTTGAACAGGTCACGCTCAGTGGTGACACTGCCCTGTACCGTTATGTTGTAGTGGTGGTGGACCACCTGGGTACCGCCGCCCCCACCGGAGAACCCGCCCACGCTGGGTGTTCCGCCGCCGCCGCCGCCGTACGGGTGCATCATCCCCGCATGCGCTGCCGCACCGGACGCCATCCGCCCGGCGGCGGCCGACACCGGCCCGGCACCGTCGCCTATGCCCTGCGCGAACCCCTCCGGCACGGTGAACCCGACGCGCCGGAACACCAGCGACGGGGAATGGGACTGGAGCTGCGCTTTCGCCGCTGCTTCCGCAGCCTGCGCGAGCGCCGCCCCGGCCGCCGACGCGGCGGGGATCTCCGACTGGAGCCCGCTGGCGAACCCCTGCCCGGCCGAGGCCCCGTCCGCCGCCATCGCCGCCTTGAGGCCCTTGCCGTTCAGTCCCGCCTCGACGGCGCTCACCATGCCGTGGGCGACGGACTTCATCTGGTTGTCAACCGCCTTGAGCTGGCCTTGGAGGCCCTTGCCGAGCTGGGAGGCGACTTGCTGCCCTGCCTGGTACATGGCCGGGGCACCCGTGTTCCCGATGCTCCCGGCAGCCGCCATGATCTGCTTCTCGGACTGGTTGATCTGGGAGATCGCGGACTTGTCCCCGACGAGGCCCTCGGTGACCGGCAGGCCGGCCGCCGCGCCGCCCTGCGCGAGTTGCGAGATGGACTGGGCGTTGAGGCCCTGCTTCTGCAGCTGGGCCAGCTGGCTCGCGAACTGCTGCTGCTGCTGCGCCTGGTACTGCATGCCCTGCACCGTCTGGCTGCTGGCCTGCGCGGTGATCGACTCAGCGGGGGCGGCCTGCCCGGCGTTCAGGATGGACGCCTCGCTGATCGCGGACTGGCCGAGCTGCTGGGCGGAGGCGATCTCGGTTTCCAGTTTCGTGCGCTGCGCCGCGAGCCGCTGGAGCTTCTGGTTGTCCCGGTCCAGCATCGTCGTCAGGGCGCTGTCCTCGGATTTGGAGACATCGCCCTTCTTCAGTCCCGCCGCCAGATCGGATTTCAGTTTCGCGACGGTCGCCTCGATGGTGGTGATGTCCTGGGGCTTGGCGGGGGAGCCGAGCGCCGCCATCGCGGCATCGACCGCGGACTGGCCGCCCTGGAGCCCGGTGACCAGCGAGTTCACGGTGGAAGCGGACAGGCCGGCGGCGGACTTCTTCGCCTTGGTTTTTCCCTTGTCTATGCCGGAAGCCAGGCCGGCGCTGAACTCCTCGCCGCTGTGCTCGGACACTTTCGACGGGCTGTGCACCTGGAGGGAGACGTTGAGGGCGCTCTCGACCTCGGCGGCGAGCTGGTGCGCTGCCGCTACCGCCGCTCCTGTCCCGGCGCTGATCCCGCCGGCCATCCCCGCCGCCACCGCTGCACCCGCGGCGCGGGCCGGGCCGGCTGCTGCCGCCATGGTGCCGGTGATCCCGTTCATGTCCGACGCGGTTTTCGCTTTCGCCTGGTCCAGGGCGGACAGGTCGGCGGCCGGCATCCGCAGCGGGTTGATGTGCATGGAAGACAGCGCCGTCATCGCGCCCTTGACCTTAGCGGACGCCGAATCGACGGCCGAAGTGTCCGGGGCAGGCACCTTGACGGGCTTGACCTGGATGTTTCCCAGCGTGTTCAAGGCGTTCTTGGCCTTGGCGGTGGCACCTTCGACCGCGCTGAGGTCCGGGGCGGGGATCTTGACCGGGGGGCCGCCGGTCATCGTGCCGGGGTGGCCCGCGGCGGCGTACAGGTGCGGCATCTGCGACTCGGCCGGCAGCGGCGCTGGTGCCGCCCGGGGGGCGGCGTAGGGGGCCGGGACCGACTGCCGGTAGTCGCCGGACAGGGCAGCGTACCGGCCGCCTCCGGCCAGCGACGCCGTCTGCGGCCTGCCGCCGCTGCCGAACAGGTCCGGCATGTGCTGGGCGAGCAGCCCGAACCATCCGCCGATGTCGAGCGACCCGGACGGCCCGGCGAGGCTGGAATGCTGAGTGATGCTCGTGATCTTGCCGGCGTTGCTGCCCGCCGGGGCGAGCTGGTCACCGACCTGCTTCACGGTCGCCGCGACCGCGAGCGGCATCACCATGCGGCTGGCGACCTCACCGAGACCTCCCGCAGCGGATTTCGCCCCGCCCAGGAACTTGCTCAGGAAAGACCCGCCGGCCGCCTCCTCACCCGCGAGGGCAGCGTCTTTCTCCGCCGCCGACCCGGCTGCGCGTTCCCCCGTCGCGGCAGCCCCGGGAAGGCCGCCGCCTTCCGCGGCACCCGCCAGGCTGCCGCCCTTCAGGCTGGCCGCCGCGCCTTCCAGGCTGGCCGCCGCCCCGTCCAGTGACGTGGCCGCCCCGGTGAGCCCGGTGGCGGCGCCCGCCAGTCCCGTGTCTTTCCCGATATTCGCCAGCTTGTCCAGGCCAGGGATGTGCAGCGCCTCGCCGATCTTCCCGGCACCCTGGAGTGCTGCCGTGACCGGCTGCCGGACTTTCTGGAGCGCGTACCCTGCCGCCAGGATCCCGCCGCCGGCCATCAGCGGCTGCGTCACCGCAGGGTGGGACGCCAGGAACTGGCCGGCGCCGGACGCCACGCCGAGCACTTTCGTCAGGTCCGGGAGCACCATCTGCCCGGCCTCGGTCGCGACCGCCTCAGCGGTGTGGACGAACGACCCGAGCTTGAAATTCAGCTGGCCCTGGATGTCGTTCCAGCCCCGTATGTTGTCCCCGGTGTGCGCGGCTGTGTCGCCGATCGTCCTGACGTTGTCGCCGAACGTCTTCAGGTGGTCCGCGCCGCCGACCTGCTCGGCGACCTGCATGCCGGGCTGGCCGCCCATCAAGGTGGCCAGGGCGGCGGCGACAGTCTGCTGGTTGCCCTGCCCCGACTTGACGAGCTGGGAGAACCCGAGCGCCGATGACGCCGTGGATTCGAACTGCTTGAGCAGGTTCGCGTCCCTGGCCGACTCCGGGCCTTGCCGGACAGCCTGGTTGAACGCCTTCGCGTTGATGCTGCCGGACAGGTACGCCTCGGCGGTCTTCCGGATCGACGGCGGCATCGCCGCGATCTCCTCGCGCGCGGACTGGGTCGCCAGTTTCGCCTGGTTCATGGTGTCGAGCAGCACCATGCCGCCCGGCCCCATGTGCTTCTGGATCGCGTTGTCTACTTCGCCGATCGTCCCCGTCAGACCCTGCCTGCCCAGGTCATGCTGGAGCTGGACAGGGTTGATGCCGAGCATCTGCATCTCGGCGGCCTGCGGGTTCGACAGCTTCTGGAGGTGCTGTACCGTGTACCGGATTTCCTGCGCCGCGTTCTCGGGAGTGGTGCCCCCGGCGGTCATAGTCGCCTCGGCGCCGAGCACCTGCGGCAGTTTCAGCCCGGCGGTCTTCGCGGTCGGCAGCAGCACCGGCAGCGCCGTGGACAGCCCCTGCAAGGTCATCTTGCCCTGGCCGACGCTCGCGATGATCTCATTCATCGCCTGAGTGGCCTGCTTCTGCTGAAGCTGCGGGGTTTTCGCCGGCCCGCCGAAGTAGTCGTTCAGCACCGTCGTCAGCGCGTTCGCGACATCGGGGACGTTCGCGCCCTCAGCTTTCGCGCCTTGCGCTGCTGCCCTGGTCACGGCGAGCGCGTTCCGGCCGTGGAACCCGGCCGACTCCGCGAAATACGCCCCGGCTGCCAGGTCCGCCTGCGACGTGTCAGTGGCCCCGGACATGGCGAGGATGCCCTGGGAGATCATCGGCAGGTTCGCCCGCGACTCCCCGGCTGACGTGTACAGCTTGGTGACGGAGGTCTGGAGCTGAGCGGCTTTCTCGGTGCCGTAGCCGAGCGCCGCAGCGAGCCCGAGCACGACGGCCGAGTGTTTCGATGACGAGGCCGCAGCGTCTTCGGCGGCCTGCCTTGACGCCGCGGACTGGGCCCGCTGCGCCGCGACCGCCTCCGCTGAGGCGTCCCGCGCGGCCATCGTGTTCAGCCGCTGCCCGCGAGCGATCTTCGCGTTCGCGTCCGCTGTCGCCGCTGCTGTCGCGTCCGCCGACGCCGCCGTAGCCGTCATCTCGGCACGCAGCGCCGCGAGCTGTCCCGCGGCCGCGTCCGCCCCTGCCCCGGCGGACTTGAGCCCGTCAGCGGCAGCGGCACCTGACCCGGCGACCGCGTCCGCCCCCGCAGCCGCCGATTTAGCGGCGTCCCCGGCAGCGCCGAACGAGGCCGCGGCGGAATCTGCGCCGCCCGCGGCGGACTTCAGGGCGTCCCCGGCCGCCGCCCCGGACGCGGCAGCCGAATCCAGCCCTGCCGCTGCGGCCTTTCCCGCCTCCCCGACCGCGCCGAGGCTGGCCGCCGCGGAGTCTCCGCCTGCGGCCTTCCCCATCGACGCCATCCGCTTTTCCATGGCGTCGAACTGCGCCTGGATACGGGCGAACGCCGCCTCGTAGGAGTCCGCGAGCTTCCCCGCTCCCGATGCGGCACCGGAGAAGCTGAACCCTTTCCCGGCCGCCTCGTCAAGCCGCGCCGCGGACGCTGCCGCCTTGTCCAGCGCATCGGCCAGGGCGGTGACATCACCGAGCCCGGAGACGCCTACGGCAATGGTCTCCTCGATCGCCACAGGTCACCCCCCGGGGCGGCAGAGAGAACGAGCCCGGTCAGAGCGTGAAGTAGCGGCCGGCGACCGCGCGGCACGCCGCCGAGACCGGTCCCGCCGCTGCCCCTTCGGCGCGTTCCATGTAGTGCGAGCCGGCCTGCGTCACTGAATGGCCGAAGAACCCCACTGCCGGCGTCCCGAGCGACCCCGGCTTGTGCCTGGTAATCGTCCCGCCGTAGTTCCGGAACGCCGCGTACCTGGTGTGCGGGGCCACGACGGCGACGGCGAACGTCCCGCCGCCCGTAACCGAGTCGATCCGCTCCGACTCCGCCAGCCGCCCGGAGCGCTTCGGCGTGACCATCCGCAGGACCGCCAGGTAGTCGCGTGCGGCTTCCTCGCATGCCTCCCGCGCCAGGCCCGATTCAGCCCGTTCCGCGATGGCCCGGAACGCGGCGGCGGCCTCACCGAGATTCACTCAGGTCACCTGCTCACTGGCCGTTGCGGATCGCCGTGAGGCATGCCCGCCGGCTCACCATCCGCCCGTGTCAGTCCTCATCTGGTCCAGCACTGCCGACACGTCATCGAGCAGGGCCCGCACGGCAGCCGGGAGGTTCTCCGGCCCCTCCGGGTGATACCAGCCGCGGACTACTCCGTGGGCGTGGCGGATGTCTCCTCCGCGGAGCCCGGGAGGGGGGCATCCGCATCGCCTGACGATGAAGTCCCGGAGATGCCGGAAGTAGTCGGGCTCTCCTCTTTTGGGACCTCACCGAGTAGCGTGTCGAACACGCCGCCGTCCCTGGCGAGAGCCTGCCGCAGCGCGTTCCACGCGGGAAGGCCCGCCGCCGCCCGTGATCCGTCATGCCAGGGCAGCACCCCGTCGTACGACGTGCCCGTCACCGCGTAGGAGGCCGCCAGGTTGTGGAGGCGGGTCAGCTGCTGGCGGGAGAACCGGACCTCCGGCGCGGGTGCCATCATCGCCGGGTTCGCCGGGTCGGGGCCGGGCGGCGGCAGCTTGGCGCGCGCCTCCTCGAACAGCTGGTCCCGCAGGTCCAGGTACTCGTCCTGCTGGCCCACCGTGAGTTCCCGTACGGGGATCAGGTCGAACCAGCCGCCGTCGCCTGGCACAACTACATCGTGCATTGAACCTCGCATGAGTGTCCGCTGATAGCTGGGGGATGGCCGCGGCGTCCTAGTAGGACGGCACGGCGTTGGTGAGGGTGGCCTGGAACGGGCTGTACCCGCCCGAGTTCCCGGCATCGCTCGTGCTGGACACCAGCTCGCCTGTGGTCTTGTAACCCCACAGGGTGCGCTGGGCGGCCAGGTCGGCGGTCTCGTGCGCGGCCAGCGCGGCCGCGATGGACAGCGACAGCTGGCTGGCGCCCGACAGGCCGTTGGAGATCGTGTAGACGAGCGCGGGCTGGGTGTTGTTCAGGGCGTAGTTCAGAGCGGATTCGTCGCTGACGGCGTCGTAGTCGATGGTGAACATGGCCGAGAACGGGCCGGCGCCGATGGCGTACGGGTCCTGCTGCCCGTCGGAAGTCCAGATGATGTCGGGCTTGCGCGACATCGCGATCGTCATGTCGCTCACGTTGTAGACGGCACCGGCGTTGAGGGTGATCGACCCCCGCCACGCCGGCCAGCCCGTCACGGTGCTGAAAGCAGGGGCGTAGTTCGCGGCGGGGTTCGAGCGGGACAGCGCGGTGATCTTCGAATCCCACAGCAGCCAGTCGGTGGCCTTGGCGGACAGCTTCAGGTCCGTCATGTGGCCGTACAGGTACTGGTCTGCGGAGAATCCGGGGCTGCCGGCCCCGGGCAGGCCGGTGCGGTGGAGCACCGTGTACGTGGGCGGCTGGGCGGACGCGTTACCCGTTGAGGAACCCGGGTTGATGCCGCTGAACAGGTGGACGTACGGGGCCTGGGTGTTCGTGACCGGGGCGGCGGTCAGGTGGGAGAACCGGGTGGGGGTGTTCGTCGCCAGCGTGATCACGTTGGAGGCGACGGACAGTACCTGGACGATCTCGGCGTTCGCGAGGGTGTCGATCTGGATCCACTGGCTCGCGGCGAACCCGGTCCCGGACGCGACGGTGAGCGACGTGGCGCCAGCGGCGACCCCGCCGTTCAGCGTCGAGTTCGGCGATGCAGCGGCCCCTGTGACCGTGTAGTCGCCGCACATCGCGAACAGCGGGTGGCCGATAGTGTCCGCGTAGGCCAGCGACTGCGGGGTGGTGATCTCCGCGTACCGCCCGCCCTGCGCCTGCCCGAATGTCTCCACATTCGAGCCGCGGAGGTTCTGGTCTTTCAGCCAGGTGATCTTGGGGCTCGTCGTCAGTGCCTTGACCGGGATCGACGTGAACGCGGTCGGCGCCTGGCCGGGGGTGGTGATGCCTTCCCGGCCGAGCAGCATCGCGGATGAGAAGACCGGGAAGAAACTGGTCGGGATGCTGGGCGGCATGGCTCAGCTCTCCTTGCTGCCGGGCTGCCCGGCGTCGCTGGATCCGGCCTGCGCGCCGGTTTCCTGGTCTCCCGGCGCGGTATCCGCCGCCGTGCTGCGCCGCTTCACGGGCCTGCTTGCCGCCGCGGGCCCGTCCCGGTTTTCCTCTGCGGGCACCCACAGCCAGTCGAGAGGACCGTCCGTGTCCCGGACATCACCCGGCTCGGCAGTGCCGACGGGGATGCCGTGCTCGTCCCGGGACTCCGGGTAAGTCATCGGGGTGAGGCCGGTGAACCGGTACGGGGGCATGCGACCTCCAGGCGGCAGGAAGCGGGGGGTATGGGGCAGTGAGCAGCGGCGGAGAAGCCGGGGGCCGGGTAGCTGGCCGGCGTTCCAGGGAGGACTAGGCCTCAAGCAGTTCTTGCACCGGCAAGTCGATGAGCCCGTCGTAGCGGAGCATCCGCTGGTTCTTGATGGAATGCCGCGGCAGGTAGTGGTAGGTCATCTTCTCGCCTGTATCCACGAGCGTTGTCACTGTTCCCGTGAACGGGTCGGTGACAGGGGCCGGCGCCTGCCCGGTCCGCAGTGCCGCCATGACCGTCTCGATGACGCCGCCGAACAGCAGGTCGCCGTCAGGTGCGCCCGGCTGGCCCGGCGCGGTGTTCGCGATCATCCATATGACGTGCAGTTTCAGGTCGTGGTCGATCGTCTTGTTCCCCGCCGAGGTTCCTGGGCCTGTGTTGCGGGGCATCGTGAGGCGCTTCTCCGGGCCGTCCGCGGTCAGCACGTACAGCGTCGGCATGACGACGGTCTCAACATTCGGGTCCGGCGGAGTGATGTACGCTGCGAGCTCCACTGAGGGGAACGGGAGGGCTATCCCGTTGAGTTGGTCCCGGACGTAAGCGATGACCGACGGCAGGCCCACAGGTCACTCCTGCCTAGATGATCCTGGTGAATGGCTCGAGGATTTTCTCGGCCCAGCAGGCGGGCGACCCGTAGCTGGTGTCCACACCCGCTCTGGCGGCGACTTCGCGGCCGGGGATCTCCATCATGGTCATCGCCGTCGCGCCGCGTTCGAGCGCGATCTCGCAGGCGAACAGGATGGCTGCCCACCCGGCGGCCTGCGGCAGGGAGGAGACGATCACCCCGGCGTCATGCTGGTATCTCAGCGGCGCCGACAAGGTGAGGGTGCCGGGCCCGGACTGCGCGGACGCTGCCGTGACCTGCACGACTTCCTGCGCGGCGGCGTCGTACACGATCCCGGTCGCCCCGGTCGCCGCGCCCGGGTACGGTGCGGTGATCACCCAGCCGGTGCAGTCGTCCACGTCTACGGACTGGGCGCCCGCAGTAGCGGCGGAGGTGAGCCCGGCGTGCGGCCAGCCGTTGACGTACCGGCTGAGGATGGCGAATCCTTCCTGCCCGTACCGCCAGTCGATGTACCCGGCGGCCACGTTGATCCCCTGCCCGCCTTCGCCAGCCGATGCGGGCGCCGACGACCCGTACATTCCGGTTACGGGGCTGGCGGGGACCGCGAGCCCGGCCGGGACCGCCGACCAGGTGTAGGGCAGGCTGTTCGGCGAGTACTGGACGGAGACGACCTCCAGCACCGGCCAGCGGGTCATGACGAGTTTCGCCGGCTGCGCGATCCGGCCGCCGCGCGGCACGTAGACGCGGGGCGCGCCGGGCCCGTACAGCTGGAGGGTGTCGGTGGTGGCGCGCAGCGGCTGCCGCACGCACAGGTCGACCAGGTCGGTGGCCCGCGCGCAGATGTTGCTGATCTCCGCCATGTTCGCTGACGGCAGGACGCCCATCGCGGGACTGGCGGGCGGGATGCTGAAGAAGTCCACGCCCGTCGGTGCCTGGATCAGCAGTTCCGGGCTGATGTAGGGCGTGAGGGGACCTACGGGCAGGGGCGTCGTCATAGGGCATCACCTCGATTCCGTGCAGGTGATGCCCTTGGCGGACGCGCGACCGGGCGCCTCTCCTAGCAGCCGACGCAGGTCACGCCCGCGATGGTCGAGGTCGCCACGGTGATCTTCAGGAACCAGCCCGCGGGCAGGCGCACCCGGATCACCTCGCCGTTGACGCCGGCCGCCGCGTTCGCGAGCGTGATCGTCGGGGTGGCGGTCGGGCCCATCGCCACGGTGACGGTGCCGCCGCCGGTACCGATCTGGATATAGCACTCGTAGTCGCGGGTGAGGTCGCTGAGCTGCGCGGCGGTACCGGAGGTGAATGTCGGGGTGAGGGACGGGACCGAGGCGGCAAGGTTCGTGCCGCCCGGGAACGAGACCGGGTCGGTGGGGACGCCTACCGGGCTGCCAGCGGTGGCGGCGAGAGCTGTGGACACGAGGGGTTACCTCCAGGGAGACTGCGGGGGCGGGGGGACTGGGCGGCGGTTACGCTGCGGGCTTAGCGGCAGGAGGCTTACGGGTCCGGGAGGGCTTCTCCCCGGCGTCATCGCCAGGGAGAGCGGCGCCTTGCGCGGCGGCGAGCTGGGCCTTCAGCGCCTCTACCTCCGCAGTGAGCTTGGCGACATCATCCTTCGCGGCATCCGGCACATCGCGGAGGGCCGCCAGGTGCCGGGCCATGTCGGCTATCCCGGCAACCGCGTTGTACAGCGTCTCCGGGTCGCGCCGGCGGGCCGACTCCTCGCCGTGGAGGCGCTCATCGCGCTCCAGTTCCGTCTCCCAGGCAGGCCGCTTCCGCTGGTGGAAAGAGTGGAGGCGCTCGGCCAGCTCGTCGGGGAGGTCGAAGCCGCCATGGTCCGGGTCCGGCACGAAACGGCCGTGTTCCGGGTCATCGATCGCGGTCGCGTTTGTGAGCGAGTACAGGCGCACGATGTTTCCTTTGCTGGTCTGCGGATGCCTGCCGCAAGGCCGGGACGGGGCCGGCCTTGCGGCAGCGTGGATCTCGCGGCGGCTCAGGCGACGTTCGACAGGGCGGCCATCGCGACCGGCGCGCGGTTGATGAACGCGCTGACTGTGCGGATTTCGCTTTCCTTCCGCGGGCCTCCGCCCTGCACCCCGGGTACGCGGGAGACGCCGTACTCGTACTGGGCGGTGTCGCGCAGGCACCGCTGCTCCAGCACGCTGGAGATGTTCGCCTGGGGGAAGGGAACCCGGTCGGTGCGGGCGATGATCGTGCCCGGGGGCAGCGAGACGTGGACCTCGATCGGGACCTCGGTGCCGCCCGTGTAGGCGTTGATGACGTGCCCGACCCGGCCGCCTGCGGACACGTTGATGCGGCCGCTGGAATCGGTGTTGAGGAACGTGGTCGCGCTGTTGGCGCCGAGGATCAGGTTGGCGATCTCCTGGGCCTGGATGCCGTTGCACATGATCGCGGTGGGACTGCACTTGACCTGCTGCCACAGCGGCAGGAACAGGTACTGCTCGATCTCGGTGACGGTGCCGCCGGTCAGGGTCAGCGCCGCGCCGTTGAGGCTGTTCCACACGGACGGGTTCACGGTGCCGAGGCCGGGCTGGGTCCACTTGCCATTGCCGTCGTAGTCGCCGGAAAGGGAGGCGAGGAACCCGTCATAGTCGTTGGCGTTCGCGGACCCGTTGTCGGCCGACCCGTTGTAGGTCGGGCCGGTGTAGCCGGGCTTGCCGGGTGCGATGCCGTTCCAGTTGGCGGTCAGGTCCGGGACCGTGACTCCTGACGAGACGGCGTTGTTCGACGTGATGACGGAGGTCATCGTGATCGCGTTGACCGTGGTGGTCCCGTAGTAGTACCAGGTGGTGCCGTTGCTGCTCTGGAACCAGTCGTAGGCGACGGCGCCGCGCAGCGCCGCGGTGGTAGCCGACACCGAGTTGGCTGACCCTGACCCGAACGTGGTGTTGCTGCTCGCGCCCTGGCTGTTCCCGGAACCCCAGAAGTACCCGGAGCCGGTGCGGCCGGCGACGCCGACGTACACCTGGACGGCGCCGATGGTGCCGCCTGAGGCGTGCTGGGTGAGGGTCGGCGCGGTCGCCGCCTTCAACGCGAACGACTGGGCGCACAGCTGCTTGCGGTCGTCGCCGATCAGCACCTGGTTCAGGGTCTGGAACGTGGCGTTGGCGTACGGGTCGTAGTACCCCTTGGCCAGGTCAAACGAGTCCTGGGTGACGTTGACTGCCATGCCGGTCGGCTTGTACCGGGCCTGGAAGTCCTGCTCGTTGAACACCATCTCCGGGGCCGCGAAGTCGAAGCCCATGCTGGGGTCGGGCTGGCTGTTGGTGGCGTCCATGAACGCCCGCCAGACCGCGAACGGGTTGCCGTCCGGGCTTGACGTGCGGGGGACGTGGTCGCGGAACGGGGTGACGACCGGGATCAGGTTGATGAGGCCCGACAGGTCGTAGGAGTATCCGCCGGTCGCCTCGGTGATGCCCGTGGTCTGGGCCTTCTTGATCGCGGCGAGGGTTTCCTCTGTGATGTCTTCTGCTGCTGCGGTCATCGCGATGCCTCCTTCCGGGGGGCATGGCTGAGCCCCCCGGAGCGGTGCTCACGAGGGGCCGGTATGTCTGGTGGTGAGGGGCTTGTCAGCGGCCTGCGCGCATGGCGGCGTAGACGCCGGCTGCTTCTGCCCGCATCTCCTCGGCGATGCGCGCCTGCTCGGGCGCATCGGCTGAGTACAGTTCCGCCTTGCGTGCCCGCGCCTTGGCGACGTCGACCTGAGCCGCCGCGCCGTGGTCCTGGCCGCGCATCTGGTGCGCGGGCGGGGTCTGGCCGTTGGTGAACACCTTCGGTGCCGCCGGGGACTCTTCCACCGTCGCGAGCCTGGCCTTGAGCGTCTCGACCTCTCCGAGCAGCGCGGCGACGTCGGCCTGCTTGGCGACGTCCTCTGCCGGCTGAACGCTGCCGATCGCTCCTGCCACTGCTTCCGCGATGGCGCTCTTGAGCACCGCGTACACGTCAGCGTCCTGGTCCTGCTTGGCGACGGTGCCGTCATCTGCGACGGCGTCCGCCGGGGTGCCGGTCTCCGCTGCCGGAGCCGGGGTCATGTCATCGCCGTCCGGCGCGGGCTCGGCCTCGGGTTCGGTGTCCGCTTTCTTCCCGGTGCCAGCGACAGGCTGGATCGCGGCCGGGTCCACGACGCCGATCAGGTCGCCGTCCTGGTCGAACACGGCCTGCATCGGTGCCTTCTCGTCCCCGTCCGCCTTGGCGATGGCCGTGGTGATGGCGTCCGGGGGGACCAGGCACAGCGCCCCGGCGCGGTCGTACACGGCGACCCGGAGCCCGTCCGATGCCTTGGCGACAGCCCGGGTTTCGCCTGCGGGCGCTGCGGCGGTGTCGCCCGGGGCGGCCTGCGTGCCCGCCGGGGCCGTGTCCTTGGCCACCTGCGCGGTGTCCGGCCCGGACTCGGGTGCGGTCTGGGTGCCTTCCACGGGCGTTCCCTCCTTGGCGACCGGCTGGCCGTCATCGGTGAGCGGGGCTTTCGGCAGCGAGGACAGGACGGTGTTCAGGGCCTGCGCCGCGTCGCGGATGTGCGCCTCGTTCGCGGCACTGAGCACCCGGCCGGCCTTGGCGACCGCGGACAGGCCCTCCACGGTGTCCAGCGAGGCGGGCAGGCCCTCGGCGGTCATCGCCTTGCCGATCGCGTCCATCGCCTCGCCGCCCAGGTCCGCCTCGGCCTGCTCGCCCGCAGCGAACACGGCCAGGGTGGAGATCACGTAGTCGACGGCGCACATGGCGTCCTCGAGATTCCAGGCGTGCTCCGCGTCGTCCGGGTCGGCGGAGGCGGCCTCGAGGAGTTCCCGCTCGGACAGGATGCACAGCGCGTTCTTCAGGCGCGCGGCGATGGCGACCCACTTCTGCGCGGTCGCCGCGTCGATCGCCTCCCACGCGGGGCTGCCGGGTTCGGCGGGATTGCCGGGCGCGTCCTCATCGGGGGCGGCGAGCGGGACGGTGGGGTCGAGCCCGTCGATGCCGTCGTCCAGTTCCGGGGCCATCGCGCCTGACATGTCCTTGGTCACCGTCTCGGCCACGGCCGCCTCCTCTTTCGATACCTCGATGCCGAATTTCCTGGCGGCGGCCCGGATCTTCGGCATGGCCTTGTCGCCGAACGGGGACTGCGGGGCGCGGGATAGCGCGTTGCGGACGTGGGCGGCGTCATGGATAGGGAAGTGCCGCAGCGAGCGGGGCGTGGTCTTGCCGTCCTCGTCCTTCTTGCCGCCCGGCTCGATGTACGCGAATGCGGAATCTGGCAGGTCGTTCTGGCTCTTGCCGCTCATCTCGGCCTTGGCCACGTCGTTGCCGTCGCCTTCGGCCCGTACCGACGCCTTGTGGATGAATGCCGCCATCGCTGCCGGGGAGCCGGTGAGAGTGACCCCGTTCGGCATCTGCACCCGCTCCCTGCCGGACGGCTCCGGCTCTGCCTGCTTGCCGATCAGGTCACGGACGAACTCCGGGTCGAGCAGGCCGGCTTCACCGTCCGCGTCCTTCATGACGATCCACTCATCCACGCCGTTCGCCGGAGCCTGCACCAGGTCAGCCCTCGGCAGGTCCGCGTCGTAAAGGCCGGTGAACTCGTCGTCGCCGGACAGGACATCCATAAGCGATCACCTCGCCTGCTCATGCGTACCCGAGACGGCGGCGGCGCGCCCCGCCCTGCGGCGAGAAACCCTTGACCCTGCCGGATTTGGCCAGCGACCACGCGTACTCGTCGCAGATCCCGCCGATCAGCCACGCCATCCCGGACTTGATCACCAGGCCGCTCGGCTGCTCCCAGTCCGGCCCCCGGTATATGTAGTTCTCGGTAACGGTCATGTGGCCGAGAGTGCCGTCCAGGTGGGCTATCCCGATCTGGCCGCCGCCGGGAAGGAAGCTCCAGCAGGCTTTTTCGAGCTCTTCGGGACTGAACGCGTCCCGGCCGCCGTCCTGCCCCTTGCGGATACGCGGGTCGAACCCGGCCTGATAGGCCAGGCCGAGCAGGAACCGCTTCTCTCCCTCGCCTTTGGTGACGGGGGTCATCTGCCGGACGACGCCGCGCTGCAGCGGTGCCGGAAGCTGGCGGGCGGCCTGCTCGGCGAGGTTGCGCCGTATCGCGGCCCGCAGTTCGGCGCGGTCGATGACGACAAGGAAACCGTCCATGCCCCACCTCCCTGGCACGATGGAGGGCATGAGCCTTGACGTGAACGGGCACGTCATCGTTGACGGCCGGGAGCGTGATCCAGAGTGAGCGAAGACGGACTGGTCCCGTACGACCTGACGGCGAAGCCGGGTATTCAGGTGAGGATGCCGCCAGGCTGGAAGTTCAGGAACCTGCTCCCCCGGCCCGGCGAGCCGGAACTTCCGGCATGGCTGCGGCAGCGGGTAGCCGAACGTCTTTACCTCGCGCAGCACGCGATCAGGCTGGGCAACGCTTTCGAGTGGACCGAGCAGTCAAGCGGCGTCCTCGTCTTCGCCGAGCCGACCGAGACTGACACATGGCACGGCACCTGGGCGATGGGCGACTCGTCGGTTACCCGGCTCATGGAGGCGAACGACCCGCGTGACACGATCGCGCGGTGCGATGCGGAACTGGCGATCCTGGACGAGCTGGCCGCTGCGACGGCACGGCGGAAAGCTGAGGCGGCCGACTACGGCGCCTGGGCGGCAGGTGATGCTCCTGCGGTGCGCCCGGCCTTCAGCGGGCCTGACGTGAAGCTGATCGAGGGACTTGAGCGTGCCGTCCGGCTGCTCGGCTGGGGCTACCGGCATCGTCCCGGCTACCGGGAGGAGTGGAGGCCGTGAGCGTGCTTACCGATGTCGTGATCGTCTGCGACGACAGTGAGGCCAGCGCGCTCGCCTGGCTCAACCGGTGGCTTGAGGAGAACGACCCGCACAAGCAGGAGCTGAAAGAGATCGGCCTCAGGGAAGGCGGGGGGACCAAGGTCACCAGCGCCACCGTCTACGCTGCGTGCTTCAACTTCCTGCCACTCGGCGATTTCGAGAATGCGGTCAGGTCGGCACCGTGGAGATACCCGGAGTCCGTCGCTGTCTATGTCGACTATGAGATGAGCCGCACCTACGTGATGTCGCCGGCCCGGCCGGAGTCCTGGCCGCTGCACCCGCAGCCCTCGGCCGTAACCTGACTCGCGGCCACGGCCAGTTCCTCGCCGACGACGGCCAGGGCGCGGAACCCTTCAGTCATCTCGTTCAGGTACCGCTGGTACTCATATACCTGCTGGGGTCCCCACCAGTCCGGGCACCGGATCACCAGTGTCTCGCCTGGCTTGACGACGGTGACGCACTCGCGGAGCAGGGCGCGGGCCGTCTCCGGGGTGAGCAGGGGCTCGATCGCGGGACCGGGCGGCAGCAGCCTGACCTCGTGGTGCTCGAATTTGCCATCGCCCATGCGGCGGTCGAACTCGGCCTTGAACTCGGCCGCCTGCTCGTCCGTCCATGCCGGAACCCGCAGTCCGAGCATCGTCTCCAGCGCGGCGAGGCGCTCCTCGACGGTGCGCTCATCCGTCACGGTCATCAGTGCTCCTCTGGCGGGTGGTCTACGCCGGCTGGATCGCGCAGCGGCACGCCGGATGGACTGGCACCTGAGGTGCGCTCGCGATCGGGTAGGGACTGCCGGCCGCGTACTGCGAGCAGGTCACGCATACCCTGGCGTCCAGCGCCGTGGTGAACGCGACCCGCTGCACCTTCCGTGCCAGGTACAGCGCGAGCGCCGCCGCCCCGATGCCGGTGACGAGCACGCCCAGCACCGTCCGCCCGGCCGCCTCAGGGTCGCTGAGCGCCGAGAGGAGCGCCGCCCCGGCAGCAGCCGCACCCAGTCCTGACGACGCGCTGTCAGCCAGCACGCGGGCCAGGGAGGTCATGTACCCGCCGGCCGCCTGCTGCGCGTCCTGGTCGCTGCGGTCCTGCGCGGCACCGAGGACAGCGCCGAGCCCGAGTGCTTCCGCCCGGTCCCGTGCCGCGCCCTGGTTCCCCGGCTGCCAGTCCCCGGTGTCCGCCGGGGTGCCGTCCGCTGCCGCTGCCGCGCTCACTCCGCCGATGAGGGCGGCGTCCGCGATCATCCCCGGCATGAGCGGCGTGATAGGCGAGACGAGGTCCAGGCCCTGCGCGTACAGCCATGCGGCGGCGGCTTCGACGGTCTCCCGCCTGCCCTGCTCCGGCTGGTCCTGCGGGTGCTCCGCGAGCCAGGCGCGGGCTATCTGCTCAGCACGGGTCCTGCTCAGCGCCCCGGAAAGAGCGGCGGCGAGGAGAGGAGCCCAGTACCCGGCTGCGGGGAGGTCAAGCTCCCAGCCGGGCCACGCTTTTGGGCCGGTCACCACCGCCTTGGCTATGTCGCTGCTGGCGGCGCACTGGCAACCTGCGGAGCCGCCGCAGCATCCGCCTTCACTCGTGCAGCACTCCGCGCCGCAGCAGCCGGCCGGGCCGGGCTCCCCGCCGAGACGGAACCTGGCCACGTCGCCGCCGCGGTGCACGGACAGGTGCGTGAACGTCACCGGGACAGCTGGAACCGGGCTGGGCAGCGGGTCGCCCGGCTCGGCGTAGGCGAGGGTGACGTGCGGTTTCCACTCCGGGTGCTCGCTGGCCGACAGGTCAGCCAGTGCGCTGCGGAGCTGCTCCCCGCCCGGCATTGTGACCCCAGCCCACACGGGCATCTTCCCGTCGCTGCCATCCGAGGGCGGGAACGATCCGATGCCGCCCACCTGTGCCTCCAGCGGCCCCGGCATCCCCGCCGCGGCCGACGCTGCGCGCAGGCATGCTGCCTCGAACGCCTCGTCGTCCACGTCCCGGCCGAGATAGACGATCGTGACATGGTGATCGGTGACGCCGCCCTGCACCGGGTCGATCAGGCCGTCTGGCAGGTCGAGGGAGATCATGCCGGAACCGGGGCTGAGGTCCGGGCCGGAGGCGGCCTTGACGACCGTGCGCTTGCCTTCGGCGTTCAGCAGCGCCGCCTCGGCTGCCGGGACGTGACGGAACCCGAAGTCCTGCCACACCCCGCGCTGCCGCCGCTTCCTGCTGTAATTCCGGAACGCCGCCATCTCCTTGCGGACCTGCCCGGCCTCGTCCGGCTCGCGCACCGGCTGCGCGGACTGCGTCTCGGTGTGCGCCGGGATCGCGGACGGCCCGTAGATCTCCTCCGCGAGCGGCTGCCCGTACAGCGGCGGGTTCGGCTCGACGCCGGGGGCCTCCTCGAACACCTGGTGCGGGAGCGCCGCCTCCAGCGCGGGTGCGGCGGTCGCCGGGTCGATTTCCCCCGCCACCGCTTCCAGCGAGTTCAGCGGGATCGGCCCGGAGCGCTCGGTGAAGATGAACCTCGGGACCGGCCGTGCGTCAGTGCGGCCGAACCGCATCTCCGCGATGTAACTCGGCGACACCGTGCCGTTCTTGATGTAGATGTCGTCGGCCTGGGCCTGGGCGAGCCGGTCGTCCTGCTCCTCGCCGATGTCGAACGCGAACTTGAGCGGCAGACCGAGGTCGTCTTGCAGGAAACTGGAGATGACCCGCTGTATGTACCGGATCAGCGGCAGGTCCCCGACCCGGTGCTGCACGTCGGCCTGCGACTCGCCCGACGACCTGTTCACGTTCTCGGTGAACCCGAGGTCGGCGGGCACGACATGGAACGCGGCGGCAGTCTTCCGCATCAGGAACAGGGAGAACTGGTCGGAGAAGTCCTTCTCATTCGACCAGACGAACTTGCTGCCGGGCGGCATCCACCGCACCTGGTGCTTGCGGGACTGATCCTCGAACATGAAGCTGTCCCACAGCACCTGGAACTGCTCGATCTGGTCCGGGCCCCAGGACTCAGGGGCGGAGGCGAACGCGGCGGGCAGGTTCCCTGCAGTGAAGCGCTGGAGGAAGTAGACCTGGAACCTCAGGTCGGTGTTGGCGTTCAGGATGATCGTCTCGATCGGGGCCTGCCCGTAGATCGAGTCGTTGTGCGGCCGGAATGGCTGGTAGATCACGTCGCTGCGGGTCAGCCACCCCCACGGCAGCCCGTTCGCGTACTGGACGTAAGCTTCCGGCTCGGGTTCGCCGGGTGCCGGCGCGGCCGGGGAGCGGCCCCAGTAGTCGAGTAGCGGGGCGAGGCTGGTCCCGTCAAACGGCATCAGTCCCACGGCCCGGCCGCCGCGGGTCCGCAGCCGGTACAGCGGCGCGGCGTCGTAGGCCAGCACGTCGTACAGCCACCGGGCCAGCCACGTGTCGAAGTAGTTCTCCCGGTCGGGCTTGTACAGGGCGGCGAGGCCGAGCGGCACCATGTCGGTGACGTCGCCGTCGAAATGGTCAGCGGAGACGAGCTTCCAGTCCAGGGACCGGATGGAGTCGATCCTGTGCCAGATACACAAGGAAGCGACGTCGTACGCCTCGATGAGGCCCTTCAGCGTGCCGAACGACACCCGTTCGTGCAGCCGGGGCCGGGCCGCGATGTTGTACCCGGTGACGAAATCGCGGGATCGCGGTACCCGGTCGTATCCGTCGTACGGCCCGATCGGGGTCCCCGGCGAGAACGGGGACGACGGGGTCATCTGGGACTGCTGCTCGCCCTGCCGGAACGACTCCGGGACACCGGGACCGAACGTCTTGGCGACGGCCACGGTGCTGCCGGGCCGGTCAAGGAGTGCCGCGCGGGACCGGAGGCTCATCCATCCCCCCGCTTCACCGTTCTGACGGCGGCGTCCAGCCGAGCGAGATCAGCGCCTCACGGGTCTGGTCCGAGACCTGCACCCGTGCCGCGCCGGGAGCCAGCGCCAGGCGCAGCGCGTCCGGGCCGACGAGAGTCAGGGTGACCGCAGGTATGCCGTCGGGGGCGGCCTGGACGGTGAACGCGGTGACGGTAGCTACCGGGTGGCCTGAGACCTCCGGGGTCCCGGTGAACGGCCACGAGCCGTCGAAGCTGAATGCCGGGGGTGGGTCCGTGTCCGCCATCAGCAGTCGCACTCGGTGCCGCAGGGGCGCGCCGCTGCGGCCGGGGCCTGTTCCGCGAGCCAGCCGTCCGGGTCGTTCAGCACGATCGCAGTCACGTCGGCAGGCTCCAGGCCGGTAGCGTCCCGCCATCTGGCGGCGAAAGCAAGCGCTGCCCGCACGTGCGACAGGTCTTCCTGGTCCTCGCCGGATACCCACGGGCCGAACAGCTCCGCGCGTTCCGTGCCGTCCTCGCTCCAGGCGATACGGAGGGCGATACGCTGGCGCTGGCCACCCTCTCCTGGTGGCGGCGTCCAGCCCAGGGAAACAAGCCCATCCCGCGTCTCGTCTCCGAGCCGGACCAGTGCCGCGTCCTTGAACGCGAGCCGCAGCGCATCAGCGCAGAGCAGGTTCAAGGTCACGACGGGGACCGACTCGCAGTCCAGGTGAACGTCGAAAGACGCGGCGTTCATGACCCTGTGCCCGTTGACGGCCACAGTGCCCTTCCATGGCGGCCCGTCCGTCTCGAACTCGAACGTCGCCTGCTGCCGCGCTACCTCTGCCAAGAAGCTGCCCTTTCCCGCTGCTGCCGGTACATCTCGTCCCGTGCCTGTTTCCTCGCCTGCTCCGGGGTGAGCGGCACACCGGGTTCAGGGTCCGGTTCCGGTTCCGGTTCCGGTTCCGGTTCCGGCGCGCCGGCCTCCGGCGCTGTCCCCTGCGCGGCGAGGGCCTTCTTCCGCGCCCACTCGATCCACGCCTGAGCGCCGGTCCCGTCCAACAGCAGCTCCGCGAGTCCCTGGCTCATCATGTCCACGAGGTCGTCATGCGAGCCGTTAGGGAATGCCGCCGCTTCGGAGATCAGTTCCTCAGGGTCGAAAAGCGCGATCTCCGCGTCCGGCACCAGGACGTTCCCGGCTTCCACGAACGGCGCGACCGCGGTCGCCCGCCCGTACTTGGAGTCCTTCGGGTTGACCGCGACAATGCCGGGGATTTTCGACCGCAGCGTCGAGATGACCGCCGGCCCGTTGGCCTTGTCCTCGACGTATTTCGCGGTAGCGCCGGGCCACCGGGCACAGAACGCGGCGAAGGCGGTCAGGGTGTCAGGGAACGACAGCCGCTTGCGGATCACGTCGAGCAGGAACACGTCCGCGCCGCGGCGCGCCAGCAGGCCGCCGGCGACAAAGTCGGAGCCTTTAGTGTCCTTGAACGTCATGTCCCACGACATGACGAGCTCATCCACGTCGCGGACCAGGTACGCGCCGGGGACCTGGGGATGCTGGGACCACAGCGGCTCGCGGTACCTGCGCCACCACGGGCGCTTCCACACGTTCCCCGCATCGGGAGACGGGCGCCCCTGGTACAGGGCGGCGAAGTTCCGCGACCCGGATTCGATCCGGATCTGCTCCCACTGCGCATCAGTCCGCCCGCGGGCGGACCTGAGCCACTGCCCCGGTTCCCGGCCGAGCGGGTCAGACTGCCCTTTCGCCGGGTCATGGTCAGCCAGCGCCGGGATGTTGACCAGCCGCCAGCGGTGGCCGTCCTCGGCCGCGAGCATCCGCCCGGCAAGGTCATCCTCGTGCCAGCGGGTAGCCACCTGGATCACCGGGCCGTCAGGTGACAGGCGCCGGGAACCGACCGAACGCCACCATTCCCAGACAAGCTCGCGGTAGTAGGCCGAGTCGGCCTGCTTGCGGTCGGCGAACGGGTCGTCGATCAGGAGCGTGTCGAGCGGGCGCCCCGATATCCCGCCCTGGAGACCCGCGCACAGCACGCCGCCCCGGTGCCCCGCGAGCTGCCAGCGCTTCGCCGACCCGTAATCCGGGGCGATGCGCAAGCCCAGGTCCAGCGCACCGTCATCGCCGTTGAACGTGGTGATCCAGTTCCGGATCTCCCGGCCGAAAGACTCCGCGAGAGGCTGCGCGTAGGAGACGATCCCGATCCGCGTCTCGGGGTTGCGGATCAGCGCCCACAGCACCCCGACCTTGGAGATCCTGGTCGACTTGCCTTCCTGAGGCCCGATCGACACGATCAGCCTGGCACCGGGCGTGGAGTACGCCCAGACGAGCGCCTCATCGATCAGGTCCAGCGCCGGTGTCTGCACCGTGGACGGATCCACGGCCCGCGCAAGCTCGCCGGGCGTCCCCCACTGGCGTTCCGGGATCCGGGGCGGCGGCGGGTCGAGCCGGCCGGCCAGCGCTGCCGCGAACGGGTCCGTGCTAAGCGGCGGGGACAAGACGGAGGTGACGGGCGACACGCCTCCGCGCCTCCTGCTGCTGATCCGCGCTCATCCCCATGCCTGCCATCGCCGCCGCGAGCGCGTCCATCGCCATCTGCGCCTGCCGCATCGTGACTTTCGCGAGCCGTTCCTCGATGTTCAGCTTCGCGATATCCACTAGCAGGCGCCCGGCACGGTCCATCGCCCGCTCGAGCACGGCCACTTCGCCGCGGAGCTGCTCCCCGCCCGCCTCGGTCTCGTACCGGAGCGAGCGGAGATCGTTGACGAGCGTGCCGATGGTCTCCTCGAGAGCGAGGGCACGGCCGGCGAGCCGCTGGAGTGCTTCGAGCGGGTCAGCTACGGGGGCGGCGTCGTGCTGGTAGAGGAGTTTCCGTGCGGCCTGCTCGATCCTGGCTTCGGCGATGACCGGCTGCGCTTTCTTCCCCAGGTGCATCCGGCATTTTTCGGTGCCGGTCACCATGCGGGGGCTGTGGCAGGGGGTGCGGTCCTTGCAGGGGCTGACGCACTCGTACCGCTGGTGCTCGGCGCACCACTTGCCGCGCTGTCCGGGCTCGTCCGAGGTTGGCATCGGGTTGGCCTCCCCGGGCTGATCGCATGGGGGTCACGCTGGCTGCCGTGCCCGGGTATCAGGCTGGGCTTGACAGGCGGGTAAAGGTCCGTGGTATTTCAGCGCGCTAGAACCGTATCACCGTGGTACGATAACTTTGTGAAGGTTGCCACGGAGCCATGCCCGGAGTGCGGTCGCCCGAGACCGGTCGCGCGGACATGCGCGCGCCAGGACTGCAGCAAGCCGTTCAGGAACCGCCGCGCCGACGCCGTGTACTGCTCTAGGGCATGCGCGAAGGTGATGGCGCAGCGGGCGCTCAGGGACCGGCAAGCGAAAGCGGGAGGCCAGTGATGGCACGCAGCAGGACCGGCGGGCTCCGCAAGGCGGAACGGAACCTCTACCTCACAGACAGGACCCTGGGTGATCTCCTGGCCTTCCAGCGGGGCGGCGTCGCAGGGCTGGTGAAGAGGCTCGCCCCGCGTCAGGTCAGGCGCAAGGTCGGACGGGCGTCGAAGGGGTGGCTGTGAGCGAGGTAGCGCTGTGGTTCTGGCGGCATCACCAGATGCACTACGACATCTGGGACAGCGAGGAGGAAGCAGCCGGCACCGCCGTAGCCATGACCTATGACGGAACCGCTTCGCCGGCTGGCGTCCAGTTCCCGGACGGGCGGCTCATTGACTGCGACGACTGGCTGGCGTTCGCTGAAGCCGAAGAACAGCGGCGGCGGGCATTCGAGCGCCGCGCCGCTGAACGCGAGCCCCGCCCCCGGCGCAAGATCACCGCGCCGTTCGGAGGCGGCCAGCTTGAGATCGACGCCGGCGATCCCTCATGGCTCGGGACGTGACCCGCGTCCATCCACTCGGCGATCACTACCCAGCCGGTCAGGACCGCCTCGGAGCCTTTCGGCATGTGCTGCTGGAGAGCCTGATGTATCGCGTCACGCGCCGGATCGGAGGAGTCCATCAGGCGCAGTCGCGCTCGTCCCCGCTGCCCTGCGCGTCGTCCTCGTCGTCGGGGCAGATGCACTCGTTCACCGGGGCGACTGGCTGCCTGCATTGCGAGCAGATACGGGCCACCGGTCAGACCCTTAGTACCCGGTCCGCGAGGGACCTCTTGAGCGATACCGGATTCGCCCACGGGCTGACATACTCGCCCGTCGCCAGGCAGCGGAGCTTCGCGACAGTGTCAGCGTCGAGGACCGGCCTGTATGCGTGGCCGTCCTCCGGAGATGCCCAGGTCGCCTGATTCGACGAGATCGCGCGGTACCTGTGCTCCTTGCCGCACGCCTGGCAAGCCGCGGCCCGCCGCAGCAGCTCGTCAGCTGTCATGCCGTCTCTCCGATCTGCACCGGTTCCATGCCGTCCCGGTCAGCGAGGTCCGCCGGGGTCACGTACGCCGCTGACGGCTCCCCGCACAGCAGTTCCAGCCCCGCCATCCCATAGGCCAGCGCAACCAGCTCGGAACAGATGAGCTCGGTCTTGTCCGGCCGTACCAGCCAGGACCAGCGGAACCCCAGGCGGCGCAGCGTGATCAGCACTATCTCGCGCCAGCCGTAGTCATCGCCCACGTATGAGCGGGCGGCGAGGACGACAGCGGCGCGTTCGGTGCCGGTCAGCACGTCTCCGAGGTTCGCGGCGGCTTTCAGCCCGGCGTAGCTGCTCAGAGGGGACTGGCGGACGCCACGGCGCGGCGTCGATTCCAGGATCTGGCCGTCACCCGCGTACACGAACGCGTGGTCCGCCCAGCTGCGGGTAAATGCCCGGATGATCCGGCCGGCGAAAGCGTTGCTCCGCACCACCACGTAGTCGCCAGGTTCAAGGGAAGCGGAGGCGGTCACCGGCCACCTCCAGGCGGGAACACAGGTCAGGCGGCGAGGTCGCGGGGTCCCCGCGCGGACTTGCGGAGCAGCCGCGGGTCGATTCCCGACGCCTTGATGCCGTGCTCGCGGACCAGCCGCTCGGCGGCGCGCACCGCTTCGGGGGTGTGCAGCGGGTTGCCGCGCTCGTCAAGGCCCTGCGGGGCGAGATACCCGCGGTTACGCCATGAGCGGACCGTGGCCGGGGAGACGCCGACGAGCCGGGCCGCTTGCGGGGTGGTGAGCATCCCGTCGCCCCGGGCTGGCCGCATGACCACCCCCGGAACAGCAGAAAACCCCGGGCGCACCGCGCTCCGGGGACACTCCACCAGGGACGCGTTCAGTGTTGCACCCCATCACCGGAAAATCAAATACCCCTCGGGTCACGCGGCTGGGCGGGCGGCCGGGCGGCGCGGGTGCGGAGCCTCGCTGCATGCGCACGCCGTCCACCGGCAGTCATCATGCGCCGGGGCGGCGGCCGAGCAGCGCCTGCACACCTGCACCCCGGGGCTGGACGCCCACCGTTTCGCCTGCTGGTCGTACTCCTGCTTGTCCATCTCGTCGCCGCACGCCGAGCAGCGGGAATGCATCGCCGGGACCGACGGGTCAGACGGGGGCGCGGCCCGTTCGAGGGCGAACTCCTCGCAGCTGATGCGCCGGCACGGCACCCCGTCGAACGCTTCCCGCTGCGCCGGGGTGTGCCCGGTGAGCCTGCGCGACCGGTAGTGCAGGTCCAGGATCTCCGCGCCTGCGTCTTTGCCGGCGCGGTCGCGGACCACCTTCACCCAGCCGTCGCCGGCGGTGACGATTTCCTGGCCGCCGATCTCCTCCGCGAGGTCATCGGGCACAGGACCGTGCCGCGGGAGCGCGGTGAGGCTTCCCGGCTGCGGGTCGTGGCCGCAGAAATCTGTCGCGTGAGTCCGCATCCCGGCAGCAGGCGCCCACCACCATTTCGATACCGGCGACTGGGTGATGACGCGCCCGCAGTGGCGGCATGTAGCCTTCGCCCGGTCCAGCCCGTCTTCGCGCGCCGCCGCGGGCAGGTCGTAGATGCGGGTTACCGGGCCGGGGGTGAGCGCCAGCAGGGGGCCGGTGTGCTTCGCCAGTACCGCGCAGTCCTCCGCGATGCGCCGCAGCGTCCCCGGCGCGTGCCGTGCGGCCGACAGGTCCAGGCCGGGGATCGCACGTGTCCTGGCCGCCCAGGCGCCGAGGACCGCGGCGATCTCCTGCTGGAGCGCGTCGACCACGCCGGAGATCAGCACCCGGGAGCCCGGCGGCCGGCGCCCGGAGGGCCGGCCTGTGCGCAGCGGGTCGCCGATCCTCGCCGCCAGTTCCAGCCACATGCCAGGCATCTGGGCGGCCTGCTCGCTGATCACTTTCTCGTCAGACTGGCAGAACACCTGATAGGTGAGCGCGGGACGCCAGATCCCGTCCTCACCGCGTGTCCTCGCGACGCACCAGTCGCCGCGTTCGCAGCGGTGGTCACCCGCGCCGGCCTGCGCCGGGTCGTGAGCCGCGCCATTCTGCCGCCGGTCCTGCTCACGGAGGGATTCGCTGCTCCGGAACGAGTATTCCCAGTAGTTGCCGCGCGCCATGCGCACATGATCACCGACCGGGACGGATGCTGCCAACACGCCGCGCGGGAATGTCAGACCCCGGCGTTACCGTGCACCCATGAGCACTGACGGGCCCGCGCCCCTGTTCCCCGCCCCCGGTGCGGTCACGCGCCCCGTCGTGGTCCGCCTCAGGCTCCCGGGCGGGGTCAGGTCAGATGACCTCGAGTACTTCACCGAGGCGGTGCGCCGGCTCGTGTCCGCTGCCGGACTCCGCGGCGGGACCGTGGTGATCCAGCCGGAGGCAGCCGTGACCCTGGACGCGGAGGGCATCCTCGCCGCAGTCGCCGAAGCGGAACGGCTCGCGGACGGGCTGCTCGTCATCGACGGGGCAGACCTCGGGGAGCCGCGCGGCCGGTAGCGGCCGGTCCTCCTCCTCTCCGGTGCCCGGCTCATCATCCTGGCTGCGCGGGTGGTCGAGGTGGTCCGAGCGCCACAGGATCACTCCGGTGACGAGGGGGGTTGCGACGACGGCGAGCAGGCTGAAGAGAACATGGGCGTGGTGGGACAGCAAGGAACGGCACCGATCGGGGAGGGGTCCAGCGGGAGAAGTTGGCGGCCGAATGGCCTGCGTCTAGGTTACCGGGACATGCTCACGCTGCGGGAGCCGGGCCGATCTCTGCGCTGAGCACTTCGGGCGGAGCTAGCGCGAGGAGCGGGCCGAGCCTCGCCGCCCGCATCCGGGCCTCTCCGCTGCCCCGGATGTCAAACGACAGTGCCGACTGCCCGCTGCTCTCTCGCGGTCAGCCTGCGGCGGATATGGAACGCCTTGCCCGTCCACTCGCGCCACTCGCCGAGGGACGCGTCGCCGACGCCGGCGAGCTGGCGCTCAGCCTCCCGTTCCAGGACAGCCCGGATCACGCTTCCCGCCACGCTCGCATGCCAGACAGGACCGCCCAGCTCCAGGAGCATTCATTCGTAGCCGCTGTTCACGGTGAGCACGACAGACAGGCCCGAGGAGAGCCGCCGCGAGAACCTCGGGTGCATCGTCTCCACCGACAGGCGGCAGTGCCAGTCAAGCGCGGTCTGATGGTGCCGGTTCACGATCCGATTGTCGCAGCTTTCCGTGCCGCCTCGCGGCGGCGCTCCACCGTGCGTTCCGACACTCCGGCGCGCTTGGCGATCTCAGCGTTGGTCAGGTGCGGCCTGGCGGCCAGTTCCGCATCCGCCCTGGCGGATTTGGCGGCAGCCGACATGGCGGGTTTGCGTGCCGGCTTGCGGGCGCGGACTGGCGGCTGAGGGGCGGCGGCGGCTGGCTGCGATGGCGGCTGAGGGGCGGCGGCCGGAGGGTCCGCATCCGGCACGGCGCGGCAGGCGCACTGTCCCCGCCATCTTCGCCGCCATCGCGGCTTGCGGCATCCGTTCCCGCCAGAGTCCGCGGCGGCCCGGCGCCTGTTCCTGGCCAGCATCAGCGCCATCTCCACCGACCCGACAAACGCGGCGGCGGGCCACGCGGCGATGACGGCCGACAGCCAGCCCGCAGGCAGCCCGAACCCGACATTGGCGGCGATCGTGGCGCCGACACCGAGCCACAGCATCAGGTACGCCATCCACGGCGCGTCGATGCGGTTCCTGGCGGCATGCAAGAGCGCGAGGCTGGCGGACGCGATCAGCCCGTCAACCGACACCGGCAGGAGCCTGGCGGCGGTTCCCGACTCGCCATGATGGCGGGCCAGGTCGTAGATATGCGAGTAGCTGACCACTGCCGCGATGACGGCGACACCGAGCACTGCCGAAGCCGCCACGATGCGGATCACCGTGTCGCCGTCAAGGTGCTGCCGGCGCCACAGCGATGGCGGTTCCCGCCGCGGCTGCGGCGCGTCCGCTGTCGCTGCGGCAGTGGCGTCCGCAAGCTCCCGGTGCCGCAGCAGCGCGACGAACTCCGGCGTCAGGACATGGGTGCCGTTGGCGGCGGCCGGGGGCGTCATGCTGGGCTTACCTCTCTCGGTGCGATGGTCCCGCATCCGCCCGGAAGCGGGACCGGGCGGATGCGGGACGGGGGACAGGTCAGGCTGCGAGACGCTCGCGGAGCGCCTTGCGCTGGACCTCGCCGAGGCCCTGAACGCGGCGCTTCTTGCGGAACTCTGCGCTGACGCCGATCGCGTCGAGCAGGGCGTCCGCCTTGGCCGGGCCGATGCCGGGAACCGCGAGGAGCAGCCGGCGCACGGGCACCGGCAGCAGCAGCGAGTCGCCGCTGTCGAGCACGTCGGTGACAGTGATCTGGCCCTTGCGGACCTTCTCCAGTTCGGCCGCGCGGAGCCTGCGCGTCTCGGCGGCCTTCCGCAGCGCCTCGGCACGCTGCTCCGGGGTCATTTCCGGCAGTGACATGGGGTTTCTCCTTCTGGTAGCGGGGCATCCAGGCGGGTGCCCTCGTTGTGCCGCGCGACCTGGGCGAGCTCCAGGTGCAGCCGGGCGAGCGCGATCACATCGCCGAGGCTGCGCTTCGCGCGGGACTGCATCACGTCGTCAATGACCCAGGCCAGGCGTCCGGCCTCCTGGAGGTGCTCTGCCTGCGTCATGTAGTCGGGCCTGGCAGGCACGCCGCGCCTGCGGAACAGCTTCATCTGGTTATCTCCTCCGGGCCGGGAGCGGGGTGCCCCGCGAGCGTGGTGCGGATGATGTGGGCCTGCTCATCGGCGCTCAGGCCGCCGAAGTGAAAGTGCACCTCGCGGACGCCGAGTGCGGCGCGCGGCTGCTCGCGGCTCGCCAGCCACGCGACCCCGGCCGGGGTCAGCTCCTCGACGTCGGCGCGCGACGCGATGCCGTGCAGCTCGGCGTACCGGACTCCGCGGGCATCGGCGCGTCTTTCGAGCCACATGGTCACGGCCACCGACAGGGCGAAACATGCCGCCGCCGTGCCGCCGATCCACCAGATGCGGTCGGCTGCCCACCGGACTGTCTCATCGGCGATGATGACGGCCACCGCCACTGTGCCGAGGATGCCGAGCGACTGGCCCTCTGAGCAGCCAGGGCAGTGCAAGCCGGGACAGCTCATGACCTGCGCTCCTTCCTGTGCTGGTTCAAGACATCACCCCTGGTGAGGTAGCGGGCAGGCGAGCTGGCCTTCGCGGAACGCCCGGCACAGCGGGCGCGGGCAGCCGCGGTCAGGACAGGTCTGGTAGTCGTGCGCCGTGCGCGCGTCCCGCCGGCCGCCCCTGGCAGTTTCCGGGCCTCCGCCGCGCCTGACCTGCCGTCCGGCTTCCGCCTTGCGCTGCCTGAAATCGGTCCTGACCATGCACAGGTGGAATGGCTGGACGCGCTTCTGGCATTCAGGGCACCACTGCTCGGCGGCGCGGCGCACCGCTTCGCGCAGAGGGTTCCCGATCCGCTTGCGGGCTTCCCGCCTGACGGTCCTCGACAGCACCGGATGTGATCCTCCCGGGTTAGCTCACGGGTGCGGGGGTTAGTTTTCTAACCCCCTCGTTAGGTGGGGGCGATCGCTGCCCGCAGGTCCCTGACCTGCAGAAGTTAGGTCGCGTTAGACGGGTTAGGCGGGGTTAGGTCCCCGTCCGCAGGTGCCCGCAGGGCCTGTTCCGGGTAGAGGGGCGCGATCTAACTCACCCCTTCCGGCCAGCGCACGGCGCAGGTCGGCCGGGTCGAGCCTCGGCACGTTCCCGACGTTCGTGGTCCGCACGTCCAGGTCATCAAGCAGCTCGCGGAGCTGGGTGCCGGTCAGGTTCCGGTACGGTCCCCAGTCCCCGGCCAGCTCGCGGAGCAGCGCGGGCAAGTCGGCCAGCTTGACCCGCTCGTATTCGAGCACCTCGTCCAGGTCGTCGAGGAGGTCGCGGCGCTCGATCTCGGGCAGCGGCTCGCCTGATGTCAGGCGCGTGCCGGGCGCGAGGCTCGCCATGGCGCGGCCGATCACCTCGGCCGCCGCGTCATAGCCGGTGTCGTCGTTGACCTCCACGAAATACCAGCGGAGCAGCTCGAACTGCGCCTCGGACACGCCGGTGATTACCGACGTGCCCCGGTCGCGGCCGGGCCGCAGCTCGGTCGCGCGGATGCCCGCGGCGAACGACCCGTCGCCGAGGAAGCCGTCATTGGAGCGCCAGGTCTTGACGTAGAAGCACGCGTTGACGCTGACCAGCTCGACCAGCTTCGGCGGTATGGCTTCCTTGCGGCTGCTCTGGGTGTCGAACCCCAGGGAGACGGCGGTCTTCCGCGCCCGCTTGATTGTCTTGGTGGCCACGTCGGCGGCTTCCTCGCCGTACTCGGGGTGGCCGAACAGCTCATGGCACTCGCTGAACAGGGCGATGACCGGCCGCAGGTCCGGGTGCTCCTGCGCCAGTCCGCGGGTGACCTTCTTCGCGCCGAGGTCCGCGAGACGCTGCTCGCGCCGGCCGACTTCGCCATACAGCTGGTGCAGGCGGCCGAGGGCGGCCAGGACCACGTCGTCCTCGACGCCTTTGCGGTAGATGTGCAGCCGGGGCGCGTACGCGTCGAAGTCGCCGTTGTTCGCGAACACGAAAACGTCCAGCACGGCGAGCGGATCCAGGGCGCAGCCGAGCATGAGCACGCGGCAGGCGTTGGACTTCCCTTGGCCCATCTGGCCGCCGGCCACGAAGTTGTTGCCAACGACCGGGATGAGGAGGCCGTCGCCGCGCGCCACCACCCCGCCCGGCACGCCCGTGAACACGTCGGCGGTGCCTTCGTGCATGAGCGGGTACTCCGGCGCGGCCTTGGACAGGACGCCGGGGTCGGCGATCCACATGGCGACGGTGCCTGCCGGCCCCTGACCGGATTTCTCGGCGTCGGTCGGCCACACCTCCGGTTCGGCGCGGTGCACGTTGCGGGCGAGCACCGGCCGCTGGTCGGCGACCATCCCGGCGGTGACGCCGAGCGGGACGCTGAACACCGTGAAGTAGCCTCGGCCGTCCTTGACCGGCAGCGTGTGGAATGTTGGCCGCCAGCCGTCCTTGAACGCTTTCTTCAGCGCGGGGATCTTGTCCAGGTTCTGGAGGGCCAGCACGATCGTGTCCGCCGTCACCACGATGCCGGCGTCCTCCTCGTCCTTATCCGGCACCAGCCAGCCGGTCAGGTTCGCGTTGGCGTGCGCCCGGCCGGTCCACCACAGCGCGCCGAGGGCTATCCAGGGCAGCGAGAGCAGGAGCGGACCCCAGGACACCGACAGCACGAGTCCCGTCCAGAACACGATCCGTGCGAGCACCCTGGCCGGGACGGCGACCTCGGAGACGTGCCCCGTGGCGACAGCCAGCATGATGCCGAGGCAGAGAAGAACGCCGAGCAGGCCCATGCCGATCTTCGGGAGCATCAGCAGCACCCGGACGGGCACTTCGATCATGTCGACGCGGCGCTGGTGCCGGTCGCGGCGGAACGTCTGCGTCTGGTCGTCCCACTCCAGCGCGGCCTCGTGGTTCCCGGCCGCTTCGGCTGCCCGGATGAACCGCTCGTAGCGGGCTGTCGTCCGGCTGTCCCACAGGCGACGGCACATGACGGCGAAGCCGAGCGGGATGTAGGCCAGGTGACGGCCGGCCGACTTGGCGTGCTCAGGCCGCACGATAACCCGGATGACGGCGGCGACGCCGGCCGCCGGCCCGTCAACGCCGGGCGGCTCGTCGACGATCACCCCGTCGACGATCTCGTCCGCGCCGGACTCGCCAGGGACGGCGGGCAGGTTCTGCGGGCCGCTGGCGGTCATCCGGCCACCGCCGCGAGGTGAGGCCATCCCTTGACGGCCCGGAACGCCAGGAGGCCGGTCAGGACGATCGCGACTGCGGGAACGGCGACGGCCAGCTGGGGCAGCACCGGCAGCAGGACCCTGGCCAGCCGGGCCGCGATCACGAGGACGGCGACGAGTACCGATGCCCCTGCGTGGCCGGTTGCGGCCAGCATGGCGGCGAGCAGGACGCGGATCATGCCGCTGCCTGCTTCCTGGCGGCGCGGCGCATCTGGCGGCGGCGCTCAGCGGCACGCTCGTCCTCGCTGAATCCGCCCCACGTGCCGTACCGCTCGGCGTTGGCGATGGCGTAGTCCAGGCAGGCGATGCGCACCGGGCACGGCGCGCAGACTGTCCGGGCCGCTGCTTCGCGCTTATCCCGCTCGGGGCCGCGCTCGCCGTCCAGCCCGAAGAACAATGCCGCGTCCGGGTCGGTGCCCTTGCACGCGGCGCGGTCTGCCCAGCTCCAGGCGGGGAGGCTCATGACTCACCGGCCGGGGTGTCCTGAGAGAAAGTGACCGCCTGGCCCCGCTGCTCCAGGCAGGCGGGGCAGATCTCGGAATCGCTCCTGCCCGCCGCGGTCTGCCAGCCGGCTTCGAGACCAGCGCGGTCTGCTGCTTCACGGGTCAGGAACCAGCGGGTACGGCGGCCCTTCTTCAGGGTGGTTCCGCAGCAGTCGCATCCGAGGCACCACGGGCCTTTGAAGACCGCGGCGAGGAAGGCAGCGGCGCGGCGGGTGAGGCTGCTGAGCCAGAGCTGCGTGATGGCATGATGACCCATGGGTCCGGCCTCCTTAGCAGGCTGGGCCAAGGGGCATGGCCGCGGTCGAGTCGCTGGCCATGCCCCGCCTTGTTCCTGGTAGTCGAGTTACCAGGACGGTCGCGGCTTCCGTGTGGGATGCCCACATTCACGGTACGGCAGCCGGGGCCATCATGCAAGCGGATCATGCGATGATTGTCGGCAACATGGCAGACCGACACAGGCGCACTTTCCGGCCGCCGCTACGGCCCGACCGGGACCTCTACATGCGCGCCAAAGAAGCGGTTCACCGGGATGGTTCCACCATGGAGGAGCGATTCACCCAATGGCTGCTGTGGATGGCCGGAGAGTCGAACGAACCTCCGCGCCGCCCCGGCGAGCCTGAGAACCCCAGGCCCGAATAGCTGCGGACCGATTGCAGGCCGGAAACCGACCAACGGGCAAAACGGACACCCCCGGGTCAGGACCAGTCGTGTCCCGGGATGTCCGGAAGTCGGGAACCGACCGCCCGGCCGCTTAGCTGGCGCGGTCTACCCTGACGACGATAATCAGGTCGCCCCGGAACTCGTACAGGATGCGCCAGTCTCCGGCGCGGAGCCTGCGGTACTCGCCGCGAACGAAAGCCTCAGGCGGTTCCGGGTCCTGTGTTAAAGCGGTGACGGCGGCGTTCAGCTCGCGGAGCGCGGCCTGGTCGTGCATGTGCTCGCGGGCCTGCTCTTTTGCCCGGGTGAGCCACAGGACTCTCACGGCTGAGGCTCAGTCAGCAGTTCGGCCATGACTTCCTCGTGGGTGAGGTAGCCGCCAGGTGCCCCGGCCGCCTCCCATGCCTGGTGCTCTGCGATGGCGGCGTCCATCTCGGCCAGCTCGATCGCGTCCGGGGTGGCGTTGTCCCGGAGTGCTTTCAGGGTGCGGTATTCCTCAAGCGGGACGATCACCGCTGCTTCGCCGCCTAGGTGGATGATCTCGTGGGCGTCTTCGGGCTGGGCGGTCATGAGGGCATCGTAACTCCGGCCAGCGGGGTCATGCCCGTGTCTTGCCGTCGCGGATCTTCGGGGCGGCTGGGCGCTGCGGCATGTCGTCGATGTCGCCGACGTACCAGCGCGCGAACTTCCGCAGCAGGGCCGTCCGGTTCGAGTCCGGGTCGGCTGCCTTGGCTGCCTGCTCTAGTCGTTCCCACAGGTCGTCATCCATGCGGATGCGCCGGATCGGGGTTCCTTCTTGGGGCACGGCGTAAGCCTTTCTGTCGCTCACGGCATATCCTCTCATGTGGATTGACTGTGGCTACAGTGTGCCCTACAGTGGACTCATGAGCAATACCGCAGAATGCCGCACCGCCAGGTGCCTCCGGCCCGGCTGCGGGCGCAAGCTGACCGCCCCGGCCTCGGTAGCCGCAGGCTACGGCCCGCGCTGCCTGGCGCGGATCCGCAAGGCCGCCATCGAGACCGCGTTCGCCGGCTTCACCCTGGCTCAGCGCGGCAAGGCTGCGGAACTGATCGCGGACGGCGGCCTCGTGCCCACCTCCCGGCCCGGCGTCTACAGGGCGAGCAGCAGCAGCGGGGACGTGACTTACCTGGTGCACAGCGCCATGTGCACATGCCCCGCCGGGATGCACGAGCGGCCGTGCTACCACGTGGCTGCCGTGCGAGTGCTCAACGCGGTGCGGAAGGCGGCGTGACGATGACGCTCGCAGAACTCCGCGAGGCGCTGATCGCCATGGGCGTGACCGCTGAGTCCCCCGGCCAGCTTGATCCCGAAGCCGAGCAGATGGCGCGCGAGGAGCGCTGGACCTGACGTGAAAAGCAGCCGGCCGAGGTGCTGAGAACACCCCGGCCGGCCTGGGAACCCGACCCCGCAGAGAGAGGCCCGGAACCGTGGTAAGCGATCGTACGCGCCCGCCCGAGGACAATCTGGCCGGGCAGCTCGCCGGCATCCTCGCCGAACTCGCCCGGCTCCGCGAGGCCGTGGAGGTACAGGCGGCACGGGCGTTCTGCGAGGACCAGCTCGTCGAGATGGGGCGGCGGATCGAGCGGGAGGAGAACGGGCGGCCGGGTTTCCGGCGTGTCCCGGGCTGACCCAGAAGCAGGCAGCCGCAGGCCTGGACTGGTCGTCGTCGAAGTTCGTCCGGGTCGAGAACGGGACGAACACGGTCAGCGTGACCGACGTCCAGGCCATGCTCGCGCTCTACGGTGTCGCCGACGAGGCTGAGATCGCCAGGCTCACCGCGGCGGCACGCGGCACGTGGCTTCGGCCGGAGGCCATCCGGACCAGGATGCCGTTCGGGGACCTGATGGACGAGGCGGCGAGCAGTACGCTCACCGCCGAGGAACTGGCTGCTGAACTGGAGGAACCGGTGCAGCGCGCGCATGACGCCATCGAGGCGGTACGCAGGATGACCCGCGAGAACGGGGGCGCATCATGAGGTACGTGATCGAGCACGGCGGGTGGGACCCCCGTCCCGGCTGGTCCGAGGATGACCCCACACCGGAGAAGGCCGTCAGGGCGCTCGCGTCGATGAGGGACCCGGCGGAAGGCACGATCGAGGAGAATTTCCGGCGATGGGCGGAGGGACGCGGAGAATGGCCGGCATGAGTGAGCCTAAGACGCCAGTTGACGACATGCCGATTGAGGTCCGCCGCGCCAACTGGGGATGGTTCGGCAAACCCTGGTGGTCTTACGTCTGCTACGACGAGGCCGGCCGGCTGATCGAGGAGATGCGCAAGCCGTTCCCGTCCGGTGAGTCCTGCCTGCTTTGCGACGAGCTGTTCGACGAGGCGGCAGGCGACAGCGGGCAGGCGACGCCGTGCCACACCCTCGAAGGGTCCTCGATCCGGCACGCCCACAAGGAATGCCTGATGCGGAACGTGCTCGGCTCGGTAGCCTGCCTCGAAGGCCATCACAACCACGACACAGGGCAGACGCTACGGCAGGAAGCGCTCAAGACGTGGGAGTGGGTCCAGATGCGCGCTCACGACTCCCGGCTGTGCGGAGAGCCGGGCTCGAAACCGTGAGGGAGATCCAGCGTCTCACGATCGACAAGGCGACCGGCGACGCGACCCTGACCACTGAGATAGCGGACGGGGAAGCAGACACCGCAGAACGCTTCCGCCAGCTCAAGGCGAGCCTGCCGGAGATCGAGCCCGGCGCGGTCACGGCGGCGGCTGTCCGCTGCGACGGCTGCGGGGACGCGGCCGAGGTGGACTTCGGCGAGCCGCAGCTCCCGCCAGGGTGGACCGCCACGCCGGGCGGGGATTCCTGCCCCCGGTGCAGGATCTCGAACTAGGCTCCCCGTCGTGAGCATCACCTTCCACCTGAATGCGGTCATCATCGGCGGGGCCGCCTGCGTCCCGGCCGGGGCAGTCCTGGCCTGGGCAGGCATGGCGGCAGGCTGGGGACGCGGATGGGGTGCGTGGCTGGCGGGGCTCGGGGCTGGCGTGACGGATTCACGGTTCCGCGATGATTGGCCCATTTCGGCTACAGCTCACTTACTCCGGGGTGACAGTGGCCTTACTTCGCGGCTGAGACTTGCGGTAGTTACTACTCGACGAGGCGCTCGCCGCCTACCGCGAGCAGGCGGACCGGATCCAGACCGTGCAGAGCACAGGAGATAAGTCATGATCACCGAATACTGGCTCTGCTGGGAGGACCCGGCGGACGCTGAGGCGTGGGTCCTCCGCGCCGGGACCGACCTGGTGTGCTCCTACCCGGCCGTCGCCGCAGACGACGTGGCCGGCGCGCAGAAGGCAGCAGCCGGCACCATGGCCGAGGACTTCGGCGTCGAGGTCAGCGGATGGACGCGGCCCGATCGGTACACGCCGAACTACCTCGCCGAAGTCGTAGCAGGCCAAGCCGAACCCCCGCGCCCCTGAGTCCCCGGGACTCCGGAACCCCCCGGGTCCTGGGACCTCCCGCAGGTGACGGCGAGCGCGAGAGCGGCAGGAGCGCATAACCGGGGCTCACCCGGCACTCCAGGACGTGACCTTCACCGTCGCGTACCCGGACAGTGCCAGGAAACCGGCGCAGAACCAGAGTGTCTCTGACCCGTGATCAGGGATGCGCAGCAGTTTCCAGCCGGCGACTGCTGCGGCGAGGAGCGCGATGTAGCAGGCCGGCACGGCAGCCAGCCTGAGGATGCCCGCCCCGGCCGGCGGGTCCTCCTCTGCGGTGACCCCGGCGGCGGGAGGCTCCGGCGGGCGGCGCGGCGAGGAGGCCAGGTGCCAGATGCCGAGCACCGCGATCAGCAGGACGATTGCACGCCGGGTCACGGAAGGTACATATACCGGACGGCGGGCTGTGCCGGGCCGGCTAGGCGCCCGACGGGACGAACGTCACGTCGCCGGTCTTCAGCAGCCAGTTCCCGGTGCCTCTCGCGGTCATGCCGTCCGAGTAGTAGGCCGTGCACTTCACCGTGTAGGTGGGGCCGGCTGAAACCTTGAGCGAGGAGGGAGAGCAGGTGAACTTGGTGAACGCCGCCCCGTCCTTTGCTGCCGTGCCCACCAGGGTGTCCTGTATCTCGGTGATCACGCAGGCCGCCGTGGTGCACGGCGGGGCGCTCGCGCTGGCGCTCACCTGGCTCGCGGGCGTGCTGGAGCCGGCGAGGCTGGCGCACCCGGCCAGTCCCGCGCATACGGCGATCACGGCCGGTACCTTCCACGTCGGCATTCCCGTTCTCCCTCTGGCGTAGTTATGCGCGGATACGCATAACCAGACGCGGCGGGACGCGGCGGTGATACCGGCGCGCACTATCCGTTACCTGAATGTGGCGGGGGCGGGCAGGCAGGGGCCTCGCGGCTATGACCGCCGGCCTGAAGGTGCCCGCCGCCGGCGGCTGAGGCAGCAGACGCCCCCGCCAGTCGCGGACCGGCGGGGGCGTCTTGACGCGGTGTGCGTAAGCAGGATCGTAACAGGGGCACGGCTTCCAGCGCACGGCCCAGCTCGTCCGCGAGGGGATGGCCCGGTACCGCCGCCTCCATCCTGCGCCTGACGCACTCCAGCATCACTGCCAGCCGCGCTGATGCCGTGGCGCGCGCTATCGCTGCCCCGCGCATCGCCGCGTCCGCTGCCGCGTCCAGGTCCCCGCCGCGGACGTGCACGGCAGCGAGGTGAGCAAGGTTCACTGCCGTCCACGCCGAAGCGCGGTAGTCCGCCGGAAGGGCCCCGTGCCCTTCCTCCAGTGCGGCGACGGCCCGGCGGCGGTGACGCGGGTCGCTGGCCAGGGGCACCAGGGCGATGCCGCTGGCGCACTGGAAATATTCCGGGCTCATCCAGTACAGCCATGGTTTGCGCGAGCCGGGCGGCGTGAGGTCTCCGGCGCATTCCAGCGACTGCCCGATGGCCCGCTCCGCCGCGCCTGCGTCGCCTGCCATGGCGTGGGCGCGCGCTTCGGTGGCCCAGGCGTAGGCCCGCTGCCCGCTGGCCGCCCTCCGGTCGCTCCGGGCTGCCTGCGCCAGCCCGATGGCCGTCCCCAGCTCCCCGCTTTCCAGGGCGAACGCGGCGCGCTGGGTCAGCGCGGTCGCGATCATCGTCACGTCGCCCGCCTCGGTTGCCCATTCCAGCGCACGGGACAGCAGGGCCGCGTCCCCGGCCCGGTCGCCCGCGTCCCGTTTCAGGTAGGCGCTGAACTGGGCCCACTGCTGGGCGACCCCGATCAGCGGCCGGCGCATCGGGCCGCGCGCGTCCTTGACGAGATCCTCGATGGCGGCGAGCTGGGCGAGCACGGGCGCAGTGACGGCCCTGGCACCTATCGAGTCCTCGGTGCGCCGCTGGGCGGCCAGGACGCCCGCGAGCGAGTCCACCGATTCCTGGTCGATCCCTGCCGGATGCCGGACGGCACGCGCCACCCGCGCGCCGCTGTCATCGGGTCCGCCGAACAGCAGCGTGTCAGCGAATGCCAGCATCGCGCCTCCCGCGCCTCCCGCGAGCACGGCGCGTCTGGCCGGGCCCTCCGGGGGGCTACCGTACCCGAGCCCGTGAAGCAGCAGCTCGTACCGCTCGGAGATGCGGTGGTCGCCCCGCTCCCACGCCTTGATCATCTTGACGAGGCCGTGCTGGACAGCGCAGCTCTCGCCGCGCCTGCGGGCAGCCTCGCGGACCTCCCTCGCCAGCCTCGGCTCATCCCAGCCTCGTGACCTGCGCCATTCGCGCAGGCTAGCGCCGTCTATCCCGGGCATCGCGCACACCATTCGCGTCCCAGCGGCAGCACAAGAGGGGGCGGAGCATTCCGTGCTCCGATGTGCTCCCGTCTACTCCATGCCGATCACTATCGCATGCGAATCTCATGATGTGAACTGTCTCCGTGACGGGATCACCACGAGCAGATGCGGGAGGGAATCGTGTTAACGGCTGATGACGAACGAGCCTTTCCCCTGGACGGTCTCGACCAGGCCCCGGTCCCGCAGCTCGCGCACCGCGCGGCGGGCGGTCATCCTGGCGCATCCGTATTCCTGGACGATGCCGTCGAGGGAGGGGATCCGCTCGGTGTAGACGCCGCGGGCGATCTTGCCCGCGATGTCGTCCGCGATCTGGGCATAGACCAGCCGCGCGCCGTGCGGATCGTAGCGAGGGCCGTCACGCTCAGTCATGCCCTAGACGATAGAGAGCCGCTGACCAGCACAGACGCCCGGGGCAGGCTACATATCGCCAGGGCAGGCTATAGACGGCTACAGCACGCCGGCACGGCTGGCTGAGAAGGGAGACGCAGATGGCAGGGGCAGCCTGGGGAGATGCTGCCGGGGGGCAGGCAGTCAGATGGGAAACTGGCCTGGCGGTTCTGCGCCGGGTCCGGGAGGCGCTGGGAGAGAGTCCGCCGGGGCCGCTCCGCGAACCTGTCGGCCGGCCCGGCGGGCGCCTGCCGGAACGCAGGCACGCGATGCTGGACTGGCTGCCGCCGCGGGATGCATCATGACGCCCCCGGCCCGGCTGCACAGCGTCGCAGAGGCCCTGTCGGGCCTCGCGGCCGACTACAAGACGATGACCGCCGGCCAGCTCGCGGATGAGCGCGTCATGGTCCTGCGGGAGATGGCGGAGGCACCGGAGGGGCAGCGGGACCTGATCGGCCGCCAGCTCCGCGTCCTCGAAGCCGAGGAGGCCCGCCGCGAGGCGGACCTGGACGCGCTGGCCGCGCTGAGGCTGGCGTGGGGCGACTGGTTCGAGGACATCCGCACCGAGATGTCCCCGGACGGCGTGCTGTGGAAAGGCCGGGAACGCGGCGGCGACGGGTGCGAGTTCACGGCCTGGTCGGCGGACGGCCTCAACGCGCTGTTCCGCGAAGCTCTCGACCGCCGGGAGCGGCTGTGACCGCGCGCGCCGTGAGCCGCGGCGAGGCCGCGGCGGACGACCTGGAATGGCTGGCCAGGTTCCGCGAGACCCACGATGATGTCGTGGTGCTGGCCAAAGCCCAGTGCCCGGTCGCCTACCCGCTGAGCGGCGGGAGACCGGTCCGGGCCAGGGACCTGCACGAGCTGCGCGGCGAGCTGGACGCCCGGTACCCGGGGGAGGCTGCGCAGTGAGAGGCGGCGAAGCCGGCCTGCTGCTGGTCGCGGTGGCGAACGCGGTCGTGTCGGCGCTGCTGGCGGCAGTCAGCGTGCGCACCTGGGGCGTGGCAGGCGTCCCGAACGGGGCTGCCGCCGTGATCTGCATCGTGCTGTGGCTTCTCATGCGGCGGCGGAAGAAGCGCGCATGCCGTCCGCTCGGCGCGAAGTCGCGGGCCGCGATCGAGGCGCTTGCCCGGCGGCTGCGGGACGCGGCTGTGCCTGGCCCGGTGGCGGTGCCCGCGTGAGCCCCCGCATGACCAGCAGCCAGATTGCCGCCGTCGAGCCGGCGATATGCGCCGCCTATGCGGGAGGGCTGCTCGGCATCAAGACGGACACGCTGGGTCACCGTGTGCTCCGCGGCGGCCTGCCCCTGACCGTGCACCGCACACCGGGCGGCCAGCGCCGCTACCTGCGCTCTGAAGTGCAGGCGTACGCCACGAGCGTCACGGCCGGGTACGAGGCAGCGGAGGCGGGGCAGTGAGTGGCGGGGTCCTGGTCGCCGTCAGGGCGTGGCGGCGCACGTGGCGGCTCGGCGGTGCCCGGATCACGGCCGGCAGGCTCGATATCCGCGCCGTGACGGTCAGCGGCGCGCCGAGGTGCCTGGGGTGCGGGATGGATGACCCGCCGCCCGTGATGACGTGCGCAGGCGGGGCTGACGGCGTGCTCCTCGACCATTACGTCGGGGTAACCGCCGGATGCTCCGGGTGCGGGCGGCTCGGCGCAGCGTGCCGGCAGGACCCGTGCGCCACGAGGATCGCGGCTGACCGGAGGTACACGGCCCCGCCGTACCGGTAGCGGGAGGACCACGGCGGCTGGCCCGATGTCCTGGCGGGCGTGCCGGGCCGCTGCCGTGCCGCCGCGCTGGCGGTTCCGGGCGGGAGCGAGACGCTCCAGCTCCCAGCCCGGTCCCCAGCCGCCAGCGCGGCCACATCAAAACTTCCTCCCGTCGCTCATTCGGGAGGTGAGAAAGGCGGTACCGGGCCTGTTTTGCGGGGCCCCCTGCGGTACCGCCTCAGGCCGTGCCGGGTACCGGAGGGAAGGACGGGCGCCTGGACGGGGTGCGCGGCTCCGGCCGCCCGGCACGGCCGCAAGAGGACCGCAGCGAGAAGAAGGGACCAGGAGCATGGCGAAGGTCGGTGAGCCCGACTGCACCCGCTGCCACGGCGGCGGGATCATCGCGAACCCGGACTGGTCGTCGAAGAGGCCTGATGAGCCGGTGTCACTCCCGTGCCCGGACTGCGGAGGGACCGGCTACAAGTGAAGACGTCCGGGGGCGTGCAGCGCGGCGCGGGCTGACCCGGCCCGCGCCGGAGCGAACGCGGCACGAACCGGACGGCGCCGGCGGCACGCGACTGGTGCGGTGGTGGCTCGGCCGCTCCTGCCGCACCTGGTTCCGCGCCGGCGCTGAGCCCGCGCCGGGCGCTGCATGAGGGATGCCGTTAGTCCCGGAGCGCTCCCGGCGCGGGACCCCCCGTGCCGGGCGAGACGGCAAGGACACGGCGGCATGCCCCCCGGCCGCCACGGGTCCAGCCTCCGCCCGGCACGGGCCGCAGGCACCAGCGAGAGGAGCATCATGCCCGCCCATGAACCCGGCATCGACACCAGCAAGCCGAACATCGCCAGGGTCTGGGACTACTGGCTCGGCGGGAAAGACAACTTCGCCGCCGACCGGGAAATGGCGCAGCAGGTCGAAGCCCTGTTCGGCCCGCCGCAGCCGGGCCATCTCCCGGTGCCCCGCGAGATGGCCGTGCGGAACCGCCAGTTCCTGGAACGGGCCGTCACCTGGTGCGCACGCCAGCGGGGCATCGCCCAGTACCTCGACCTCGGCTCCGGCCTCCCCGCAGGCGGCGCCGTCCCCATGCCGGACGGGACGGTCACTCAGGTCACCGACACGCACACGGCGGCACGGGCCGTCATCGGGGATGCCCGCGTCGTCTATGCCGACATCGACCGGGTCGCGGTCTCCCACGCCCAGGCGCTGCTGTCCGGCACCGGGGTGACGGCGGTACCCGGCGACATCCGCGATCCCGGCGCGATCCTCGCGGACCCGGCCGTAGGCGCCGTCATCGGCCTCGAGGAGCCGTGCTGCGTGGTGCTGGGCATGGTGCTCCACTTCTGCGGCGCTTCCGAGGCGCGGCGGATCACCGGGGATATCACGGCCCGGCTCGCGCCCGGCAGCGTCCTGGTCGTCTCCGTCGCCCGGTGCGATGACCCGGAGCTGTGGGAGGCGATCCAGGGCGTCTACACAGCCGGGAGCGTGTGGAACCACAGTGCCGGCGAGGTGGAGACGTGGTTCTCCGGCCTGGACGTGCTCAAGCCGGGCGTGGTGCCCGCGCGGGGATGGCGGCCCGGGTGGAGAGAGTCCGCGCCGTCTGACGCGCCGAGCTACGCGCTATGCGGGGTCGCGGTCAAGCCTTACTGAACGCCTCGCCTTCCGTCAGCCGCCCCACGTGACCTGCACGGCGACCCCCGGCGCGAACGTGACCACGGCGCTGCCAGGACCCTCACGGTGGCACGTCACCGTGACCGTGACCGTCTCCCCGTCCGCCAGGGATCCCGAGGCCGGCGACAGGAACACCCACCCAGGGGCGGACGCCTCCCACGACACCTGGCCCCCCTGCGCGGTGAGGGCCACCTCCCCGGTGCCGCCCTCGAGCTGGAGCACCGGGGATGAGACAGCCAGGACGCCGGGAGAGGGGGAGGCGGACGGGGACGGCGGCGGGGAACTCGGCGGCGGCGCGGTGGAGGGCTGCGGGGCCGGCGAGGTCACGGCGCGGCGCGGCCGGTGCCTGCGCTTGTGAGTGACCACGGCGGGCACAGCCGACGGGAACGCGGCGGCGGGGGCCAGGGCCGCGGCCTGGGTGACCGCAGGCTGCGGCGGCACCGTCTGCGTCTGGTACGGCTGGACTGCGAGGGTGAGGCCCCCAGCGGTCACCACGGAAGCGGCGAGAGCCAGCGACGCGGTAGCGGCCCGGTGCGCGGTGACCGCGGTGAACGCGGTCTTGAGTGCCGCGCCTGCCGCTGCCGCTACCGGGACGGCGCGGAGCAGGCGCTTGCCGGGTGCCGCGTGGCGGGCACGCTGGCGGGCCTGCGCCGCGGCCCGGTCCCGCTCGCGTTCCTCGCCGATGGCGATCAGGTGCGGCGCGGACCGGAGCGGCCCGTCGAGGTCGGCGATGCGATGGCCGAAGTGGATGAGCTCGGCGATGGCGAGGCTGTTGCGGGGGTCGCGGCCGATCCTTGCCAGGACTGTCCTGGTGTCGCGGAGGCAGCGCCCCAGTTCGGCGAGGACGCCCTGGTCCCGGCCTGTGCCCGCTGCTGCTTCATCCTGCTTCGCCGCGCCTTGCATGGCCCGTCCCCTCTGCGCGTTCCCTGACGCGCCTCCAGCCTCGCTAGCGGGCTGGTTCCCCCCCAGCCACGCTGTGATTCTTCTCATATGATGGGAACCGGGCAATACTGCCAACAGTTCGTGACTGAACCGTTACGATGCGAACTAGGTGCGATATAGCCGGAAACGGGTCATGACCCGGTGCGCCCCCTCTGGTCCAGTGCCGCCGCCTGCGCCCGGTCGAACCGGCGGATCGCGATGAGCCGCACCTTCGTCTCCCGGTGCATCCCCGGTTCCCGCCAGATCCGCTGCTCCAGCTCGCTGCCGGGAAAGATCACCTCCGGCGGGGCGTCCGTGCCGTGCCGTACCAGGTCCCGCCGCACCTGGTCCTCGTAGAACTCCACGTCATCGCGGGTCATGTCCTCGTGAGGCGGCAGGTAGGGGGCTGGCGGCGCGGCGGGCGGCCCTGCGGACGCGCCGCTGCCCAGCCTGTCCAGCTCGGCCGCTGCGTCCGCTCGCCCGGCAGCGGTCAGGTCATCAGCGGTCACCCCGGCGGCCTGCGCCATGCGCGCGAGCGTCTCGGCGGGTGCCCGCACGGTTCCGTAAGCGCCGCCGCTGAGGCTCTGGTAGCCGTTGACGACCTGCCGCCACCAGCCTTCGCTGATGCCTGCCCGCCGGGCTGCCTCGCGTACCGAGATCCGGGCGTCTTTCAGGGCTGCGGCGATCAGCACGCCCTCTGGCGGCGGTTCCGGGCGCGCGTCCATGGGCCACACCTTCGCATAACTTCGCACTCGCGTCTAGGACCCACTCCCGGTCACAAGTATGCATCATCCGCGTAGTGGTGCGAAGTTCGCTTGACCTTCGCACCACTACGCACTAGGTTCGCCTCATGGCCCAGCGATCTAAAGCAAAATTCCCCCTCGATCACGAGCCTGAGGCGGTCACGCGGGCGCGCGAGACGGCGGGACTGACGAAGACGGAACTGGCCGCGCGGGTCGGCGTGACCGTCAGCCTGATCAGCGAGATCGAACGCGGCACCCGAAACGCCAGTCCTGAGTTGCTCGGGAAAATGGCCACCGCCCTCGCCTGCCCGGCCGCGATGCTCGAGCGCGGCCGCTGGCGCACGTCCGAGGTCGCGCTGATGGACGGCGTGGAACTGGATTGCGCGAAGGTCACGCTGTTCGCCAGGACCCAGAGCGACATCGAGGCGGCGCGGGCGGCGGCCGAGCGGGAGCGCAGCACCTTCATGGACCTCTACCGGGCGGTGCGCCCTCTGATGACCGAAGGGCAGACTGTCGCCGACGCCCTCATCCGCCTCGCCAAGGAAAGCGTGGCGGCATGAGGTACGCCCGCCTCCTGCGGCGCGAGAAGAACATCGCCGCTAGCGACACCGGTGGCGTCCTGGAACGGTGGGCGTTCGGCCGCGATCTTCTCACCGACCCCGCCAAGACGACTCCTGCCGGCAACCTCAAGCACGGCGTACTAGCAGAGCTGATCGGGCGGGCTGCGGCGGGCGGATACAAGCTCACCGAACAGGAGATCCAGCGTCGCCTGCGCGCCGCCCGGACCTATCCGAGCGAAGCCCAAATCCGTGAGGCGCTCACGGATTTCGCCAACTGGGACGCACTTGCCCGCGCCGGTTTCCCGCCCGTCGAGGCGCCCCCGGACACGCTGCCGTTCGACCCGCGTGACAGCGGCGAGCGAGCCAGGGACGCGGCGCGCGAGTTTACCCGCCACGCAAACGGGAGCGGCAGCGAGCAGCTCACCCTCTTCGATTTCTTCCCCGATGACAAGTTCACCGAGCTATCCACTCTCGGCGAGCTGATGAAGTACGCCCACGAGATGGCGGAGCTTACTGAGCGGTACGCGCGCAAGGACCGGGAGCGCGCCGCCTACCTCGACAGCCTCATCGCCGCCGTGCACGGCGACCTGAGCAAGACGTGGGAAGAAGCGCAGGCCGCCCTGGACGGTGCCGCATGACCGCCTTCCGCGGCACTCTCCCTCCCGCTGCCCGGGACCGTTACGACCTGGCAGTGAAAGCAGCAGGCGCGGCGTACCGGGCCGCGTGGGATGACCTGCACGAGTACGCCTCCGTCCACGGCACCAGGGCAGCAGCGGAACGGGCGTGCTACCCCGGTCACCCGCTCAGCGTGGAGGAGATCCAGCAGCGGATCGAGCAGGCACGCGGGCAGGGGCGGCGGAAAGCCGCCTGAGAAGGATTCGCCCCGGCGGGTCAGATCGCCGGGGCGGGGCGGGCGGGATACGCCACCCGCCAATCGTAACCGAGGGAAAGGGATACGCAGTGGACCGCACAGCAATCACGCCAGCCGAGAGAGACATCGCGCACGCGCTGGCGCTCGAAGAGGACGCGGCGAGGAGAGTCTCCCCGCCGGACCCGCGCCGGGCTGCCCGCGAGCAGTACGCCGCCGATGTCGCGGACCTGTTCGCCTTCGTCGCGGGGCACCCGGACATCCCGATGCCGCACGTCCGCGACCGCAGCGTCGGCATCTACTTCTTCGGCGAGACGGACGAGCGCGCCGGGATCGCCGCGGCCATCCGGGCGTTCCGCCGCTGCAAGTGGGACAAGCGGACCTGGGAGCGCGAGGGAGATGCCTACTTCGAGATGACCGGGACGTGGGAAGGCTGGCACGTCAAGCTGAGCGCCCACCGTGACGCGGTCTGCAAGCGGGTCGTGGCCGGCACCGAGGACCGCGAGGTCGAGGAGATCGTCACCCCTGCCGTGACGCGCAAGGTCGTCAAGCCGGTGGAGATCATCGAGTGGGTGTGCGAGCCGGTCACGGCTCCGGCCGGTACGGACGTGGCCGCATGAGCGCCGCGACAGCGGGCAGGCACGCCCTCCTGCCTGAGCCGAAGCCGAGGCGCCGGCTGCGGCTCCCCCGCCGCCGCCCTCAGGCACCGGTCACGCCGGATGCCTGCCCGGCCTTCGGCGAGGTCCCGGCCAGCCCCGGCGAGCAGGCGCAGCCGGCGCCGGTCCTTGCATTCACCGGGGCATCGCAAGCAGGACTGCCGGACACCTCCGGCGGGGACACGGCGGACCTGCTGGAGCGGGTCCGCGACGGCATCAGGAACATCCGGCCCATCCCCGAGGGAAGGCCCGAGCCGGCGGACCAGCCGGAGACCGAGCTGTTCGCCGTGATCAGCGAGGAGCCGCAGGACAGCGGTCCGCCGGACGGGCAGCCGGGCAGCGAGCCGAGCGCGTTCCTGCGCGCAGTCGAGGGAGCGACCAGCCTGTTCTACCGGCACGAGGCGCTGCACGGCCGGCCGTCGTTCGCGGGGATCACGCGGGCCGGCGGATGCCCCGCGGCCGGGCTGCGTCTCGGTGCCGAGGCGGATGGCGACTGGTTCGTCGCCGACGTGATGAGCACTGAATGGCTCGATGACCTGATCGAGGCCGCGACAGAGGCCAGGGACGCCCTGCTGCACGGCCAGCCGGCACCTGAGCCTCAGGTGTTCACGGCGGCAGCGCCCGCCGCGCCGGCGGATGAGCACACCGCGGTCCTCATGCACTGCTGGGGGATATGGAGCCGCGCTCTCTCCGTGTCTGAAAGCCCCGCAGTCCAGGCGGGCGCGCTCGAACTGGAGGAGGCACTGGGGCTCTACGGCCGGCTGGTGAACGGGCTGACCGCCCCCGAGAGGGCCTTCCCTGAGCTTGCCTCCGGATGCGAGCACCCGCACCGGGATGCGGAGGCGCTGGCAGCAGAGCGCGCAGCGGGTGAGGCCGGGCGGCTGATCGGGACGGTACTGGCCGAATGCGGCGAGGAGGCCGCGGAGTTCGTGCGCGGCCTGGAAGGCGGTACGCAGTGACCACCGCCACCGCGACGGTCACTGAGGCCGGGGTCTACGACGGCATGCCGGAGGACGTCTACCACTCCGATCCGGTACCGGGCGGTTCCCTGTCATCCACCGGGGCGCGCAAGCTCCTCCCGCCGTCCTGCCCTGCCCGGTTCCGCTACGAGGCCGACAATCCGCCGCCGCCGAAAGACATGTTCGAGCTCGGCAGTGCCGCGCACAAGCTGGTGCTCGGCGCGGGCGCGGAGATCGTCACCATTGAGGCGGATGACTGGCGCACCAAAGCGGCGAGGGACGCACGTGACGCGGCCCGCGCCGAGGGTTTCCTGCCGCTTCTCGCCGCTGAGCACGAGCAGGTCAAGGCGATGGCCGCTGCGCTGCGCAGGCACCCGGTCGCGTCGGCGCTGTTCAACCCCGAGCGGGGCAAGCCTGAGCAGTCCCTGTTCTGGCAGGACCCGGCGACCGGTGTGCAGTGCCGGGCGCGGCTCGACTGGCTGCCCGACATCAGCGCCCGCGAGCGGCTCATCGTGGCCGACTACAAGAGCTGCGTCTCGGCGAGCCCCGCCGCTATCGCGAAGTCGGTCGCCAACTTCGGCTACCACCAGCAGGACCCCTGGTACACCGACGGCGTCCGCGCAGTCGGCCTGGCAGACGATCCCGCGTTCGTGTTCGTGTTCCAGGAGAAGGACCCGCCGTACCTGATCACCATCGCGGAACTGGAACCCGAGTCCGTCAGCGTGGGCCGCGAGCTGAACCGGCTGGCGATCGAGGTCTACCGCGACTGCACCGCGTCCGGGAACTGGCCGGGCTACGAGGCCGAGGCCATCCGCGCGGGCCGGCCGGCCGGCATTGAGCACATCTCCCTGCCCCCGTGGGCGTTCCGCAAGCTTGAGGAGTACCGATGACCGCCGATGTCCAGCAGATGCTCGCGCCCAGCCGGGTGGGGCAGGCGACCGCTGTCGAGCAGACCCGCGCCATCGCCGAGGTGCAGGCGGCGATCATCGTCGCCCGGCAGTTCCCGCGCAACGTGCCGCAGGCCATCGCCGACATGCGCGACTCCTGCCGCCGCAAGGAACTCGCCGACCGGGCGTTCTTCCGCTACCCGCAGGGCGGCCAGATCGTCAGCGGGCCGTCCGTCCACCTGGCCCGCGAGCTGGCCCGGGTATGGGGCAACTTCCAGTACGGCGCGGTTGAGCTGCGCCGCGACGACGAGTACGGCCAGTCCGAGATGCTCGCGTTCGCGTGGGACGTGCAGACCAACACCAGGAACTCCTCGGTGGTGATCAACCCGCACAAGGGGTACACGGGCGGCCGGGACCTGACCGACCTGCGGCAGATCTACGAGAACAACGCGAACGTGATCTCGCGCCGCGTCCGCGAGGCGATCCTCGCCTCGCTCCCCACGTGGTTCGTGGAGGAAGCCAAGGACATCTGCGCGAAGACGATCGCGGAGGGCGGCGGGGTTCCGCTCGCGCAGCGGATCGCCAACGCGATCGAGGTGTTCGGGAACCTCGGCATCACCATCCCGCAGCTTGAGGTCAAGATCGGGGCGGCGACGGAGAAGTGGACGGATCACGACGTCGCCAACCTGCGCGTGATCCGCCAGTCGCTGCTGCGCGGCGAAGTCACCAAGGACGAGGAGTTCCCGCCGCCCCGCGTCACCGCCGACGAGATCACCGGGACCCCGCCGGCGGCTCCCGCCACGCCAGCCGCAGAGATGGCACCCGCGGCAGCAGAGCAGGACGCCCAGCCCGAGGCCAGTGATGAGCCGGGCAGCGCACGGCCTGAGCAGGTCGGCAAGGTGGAGAGCGTCTATTCATCAGCCCTCGGTTTCAAGCGCGCCGAGCATCGGCTTGCCGTCGGCGCGTCTGAGCAGATCATCGGCAGGGACCTGACCGGCCCCAGCGAGGGACGGGTGCACGCCAACCTGTCGGAGCGGGAAGCGCGGAAGCTCATCGACACCCTGGAGGGATTCCAGGACCGCGACCAGCTCGTCGCGTTCCTGACCACGCCTCCGGCAGAGGGTGATGGTGCATCGTGACCCGCATCGTGATCCTGGACACGGAAACCACCTCGCTCCGTCACGACCGCCGGGTCTGGGAGGCCGGGCTGATCGTGCGCGACCCCGGCCGCGACGACACCGCGTACCGCTGGTTCGTCCGCAGCGAGGACCTGGACCTCGGCAACGCAGACCCGTTCTCGTTGCAGGTCGGCCGGTTCTACGACCGCCACCCGGATTACCGGGGACCCGGATGGGACGGGGATTGCGCTTATCCGGAGGCGTACGTGCTCCACGAGGTCGACCGGTTTACCCGCGGCGCCCATCTTGTCGGCGCGGTCGTCAGCTTCGACGCCGACGTGCTCGCGGCGAGGATGCGCGCGCACGGCATCTGCCCGTCGTGGCACTACCACCTGATCGACGTGGAAGCGCTCGCGGTCGGCTACCTGAACGGCCTTTCCCGCCACGGCCACAGCAGCGCCGCGTGCCTGGAAGGACCCTGTATAAGCGAGGACGACCTGCCCGGCCTGCCGTGGAACTCGGACGAGCTGACGCGATCCCTTCACATCGCGCCACCCGGCGAGCAGGACCGTCACACCGCGCTCGGTGACGCCAGGTGGGCAAAGGCGATCTACGACGCGGTGATGAGCGGCGGTGCGTCGTGAGCGCCGCTATAGCCCGCCTGGTACTGCGCCTGATCGAGCGCCGGAAGCTGCGCCAGTGGCAGCGGGATGCGAGGTGGGCGCCATGAGCCTTAACCGCGGCTGCGTCAATGGCCGGAGCCTCGGCACCGAGACGGCCGCGCTCAAGGCGGTCGCCAAGGGCGCGGACGGCACCCCGTACAAGTGCTCCCGGTGCCCGTCGTGGCATCTTGCGGAGCCTGCGGAGCACACCGGGTTCAGCCGGGCCGTGAAGATCCTGGTCCGCCAGCGGGCAGGCGGCGGGGATATCGAGCAGGCCCTCTGCGAGGCGTGCGGGGTGTGGTGCGGGCCTCTCCTAGGTGAGATTCAGCACATCGTAGCGAGAGGCATGGGGGGCACTTCGCTGGCGGTACTCAATAGCCCCGCTAATTCCGGGTTGCTGTGTGGGTCTGCGGTCCTTCGCTCGGGATGCCATGGGGCCGCCGAAAAGCGTGATCCGCAGCTGGAGATCCGCGGCTTCTACATCAAGGGCGGACGCGACCCTCGCACGGTCCCGATGACCCTTTATGACGGCCGCGAGGTGTACCGGACCGAAGACGGGCGCTACGCCAAGAAGCCGCCAGTGGAGGCCGCAGCATGAGCAAGGGTGAGTGCAAGATCAGCGGCTGCGCGAAGCCTGTCAAGGAGAGCGGCATGTGCAGCATGCATGCCGCCAGAGTCCGGAGGCACGGTGACCCCCACGCCGTCACCCATCAAAGAGACCGCAACTTGCCTCGCGGCGAAGCGCACCATTCGTGGACTGGAACCGACCTCAGTTACAAAGCCGCTCACATGCGCGTGAAGGCGAAGCACGGGCCGGCCTCCGACCATGCGTGCGTCGACTGCGGCGCCCAGGCAAGGCACTGGTCGTTCGACCACGCCGATCCGGATGCCCGCATAACCGATGACGGGCGCCCCTTCTCGGCTGACCCGGATCACTATCTGCCCCGGTGCGTGTCCTGTCACAAGAAGCACGATTGCGCGGTCCTGATCGAAGCAAAGGGTACCCTGAGCGCCGTCCCCCGATGCGGGAAGCCGATACGTGCAGCCAGGACGCTGGCACGCCTCGGCGAGAATGAACCACCACCCATCTGCGGGCGTCCTGCCGGTCATCCGGGCTGGTGCCAGTCAGCCGAGTCCTGGCAGCGCAAATCCCGACTCCGGACTCTGCGCCCAGCCCAGGATGGCGAGACAGCGCCGGTATACCCGAAACCGCGATGCGGTCACCAGCTTCAGCCCGGCCACGGTGATTCGAGCACTTGCGGCCGTCCTCAAGGTCACTCCGGCGGCCACATAGGCACCGAGGCATACCGTCGCGGACTCGCCCGGACGAAAGCCCTTAAGCCGCCGCAGGCAGGTGCCGCATGATCGGCAACCTGTTCACAGACCGGGAGATCTACAGGTCCGAGGACGGCCAGTACCGGGATAAGGCACCTGGGGAGATGGCGGCATGACCACTATCAAGGTGACGCTAGGCCCGGTTGCCGAGACGGCCGACCCGGTGGCCGAGCGGTTCGCCAGGGACACGGCTTACCACATCATGAAGGTGCGGCGCGACGACGGCCTGTACCGGCACCTGAGCTTCCTCCGCTTCGCCCCGGTCCACCCGCCCCTGGCGCCCAGCCTGTCGTCGTTCTACTGGTTCGACCTGGTGACCTGGCCGCACTGCCTGGCGATCAACGGGGACTGCGGGAGCTTCATGTTCTCCCGCGTCGAGGACATGTTCGGGTTCTTCCGGGGCAGCCGTATCAACCCGGACTACTGGGCCGAGAAGGTGCGCGGCGAGACGAGGACCCGCTGCTACAGCGATGATAAGTTCCGCCAGCACGTCACCGAGGCGGCCCAGGAGGCCGAGGAAGACTGGCCGGGACTTACCCAGGCTGTAGAGCGGGACATCTTCGGCGCGTACAGCCAGTGGAATACCGAGTTCGAGGACGGGGCACGGGAAGCGCTCCGCGACTTCGAGTACCGGCCGTCCGGCCTGGCCGCATCCGCTGAGGGTTTCCGCTTCGACCACTCGTGGGAGTGGGACCTCCGCGACTGGGACTGGCAGTTCCTGTGGTGCCTCCATGCGATCCAGTGGGGCATCAGCCGGTACGACGCTGCTGGCGGTGCGTCGTGATCGCGGCAGTCACCTGGACCGTCATCGCCGGCCTGATAGCTGGCTGGGTCACGAGCCGGAAGGTGGAGAAGCGCCGGGAGGTACTGGCCTGGCAGCGGTGGATGCGGGATACCGACCAGGCCATCGACGTGGCCAGCTACCCGGCTCCGCACTTCGCGCAATGGGACCGGCAGATGAGGGAGCGGACGTGAACGGGCCGGAGATCATCCTGGCCGAAGTGCTGGGGGCCGGGTTCGTGCTGGCCGTGCTCGGCTGCCTCGCGGTCGCCAGGGAGTGGATAGCGGTGTCCGTGAGCGTCCGGACGGTCCCGAAGGCGAAGCGGCACCGCTGCGCCGCCGCGGCCGCCACCGTACCGGCTGCCCCGGTTCAGGAGATAGCACCGAGGAGGGAAGCCGCGTGAGCGACAAGAGCAGCATCGAGTGGACCGACGCCACGTGGAATTTCGTGACCGGCTGCACCGAGGTTTCGCCGGGATGCGATCACTGTTACGCGAAGACCTTCGCCGAGCGGTGGCGCGGCACCCCCGGTCACCATTTCGAGCAGGGCTTCGATGTCCGGCTCCGGCCCGACAGGCTGAGGCTTCCCCTCCGCTGGCACAGGCCCAGGCGGATCTTCGTGAACTCGATGACCGACCTGTTCCACGAAGCCGTCCCGGACGAGTTCATCGCGCGAGCCTTCGCGATCATGGCGATAACCCCGCTGCACACCTACCAGGTCCTGACGAAGCGGCACGGCCGGATGCGCTCGCTGCTGTCGCACGGGGCTCTCGGCACCGAAGGGTTCCCCGACATGGTCGAGGAGGCCGTGGCTGAGTTCTCTCACGCCAGCCTGGACGAGTGGCCGCTCCCCAACGTCTGGCTCGGCGTCTCGGCCGAAGACCAGCACTGGGCCGGCATCCGCATCCCGGCACTGCTCGGCGCCCCGGCAGCTGTCCGGTTCGTCTCAGCCGAACCGTTGCTTGGCCCTGTCGATCTCCAGAACGTCGACGGCATTGACACCCTGCGGGCCGACTGGGCCGGAGGTCCAAGCGGCGGAACGGGTGCACCGCATCCGCTGCTTGACTGGGTAATTGCGGGTGGCGAGTCGGGTCCTGGTGCGCGCCCTTGCGATCTGAAGTGGCTTCAGTCGCTGCGGGATCAGACAGCCGTCGACGAGGTCCCGTTCTTCTGCAAGCAACTCGGTTCGGTGCTCGGCCGCGAGCTGGGCGCTGGCCGCAAAGGCGGCGACTGGGACGCCTGGCCGGAAGACCTGAGAGTCCGGGAGTTCCCTCGCACCGCTGAGGTGGTGCCGTCGTGACCCCCTTCATCGCCGTCGCCGCTGTCCTCGCCCTAGCCGCCATCGTGCTGACCGTGAACGGGTCGCGGAGGTCAGGCGGGCTGGCTCACCAGATCCGCGAGCACGAGCAGGAGACAGCGCAGCAGCGCTCAGACAGCAGCGAGGAGGAGGTGCCCGGTGCCTGAGCCTCGCCGCCGCCTGGCCGAGCGCGCCGTCCAGGTAGCCAGCGGGTCACCTGATCCCCGCGCAGTCCTGGACCGCACCCCGTACAGGTATGCGGGCCGGGACACCGAGCCTGACCCTCGCGAGATCGCGGCAGCAGTCAGGGCCGAAGCACGGCGGCGGAGTGAGCAGCGGGAAGCGGCTCAGTTCATCGCGGATGCTCCCGAGCACTCTGCCGTGCCGGACATCTGCCACGGCCTGAGCAGGGCGCTGGTCTTCCCTGACGCAGGGGAAGGCGCGTGCTGCTACGGGGCGATCATGAACGGCCCGCAGGCGTGCACCTGCTGGCAGCCGGTCTATGACCTTGAGCAGCAGCCGCTTAAGCCGGGCGACCTCGGGCTGCGCGGCTCGATGTGCGGCGACTGCGCGTTCCGGCCCGGCTCGCCGGAGCGCAGCGGCGACCCCAGCTACCAGGGCGACGGGGAGTTCCTTGACGAGATCGTGATCACCGGGGAGCTGTTCGCGTGCCACCAGGGAGTGCGGCGGGTCATCCGGTGGGTGCATCCGTCCGGCGCCGAGATCTCCGGCCACGGCGGCGACTACCGGCCGCCCCTCGTCAACGGCCGCCCGTTCAAGGCTGACGGCACGCCAGCGGACCTGTGCGCCGGGTGGGCTGCACGGCGGCTCAAGTACATGCAGCGGGAGGCGAAGGCATCATGACCTCCGCAACACCCCAAGGACGCGCGGACGGGATTGCCCCCGTTATCCCGGACCGCGCCGTCCCGGCCACCCCCCCGGCCGGGACTGATCGCGCACCTGATCCCCCCGCAGGTGCGCACGTGGCCGGCTCCGTATCCCCCGGTGCGGAGCCGGTCACCCCATCGTCCACGCGGCTGCCCGTTGCGGCAAGAGCAGCAGCGGGGATGCCGGACCCGGTCCCTGGCAGCGTCCTTTCAGCCTCCGGTCAGGCTGCTGCCGGGGACCGGGCCGGTCAGCCAGAAGCTCCGGCTGCTGCTTTCAGCGCTCGGGCAGCAGCCGGCCATGATCCGGCGGGGAGCGGGAGCCAGGGAACCCCGCCCCTCGCCGGCCAGGCCGGGAGAGACGCCTGGAAAGCCGCGCTGTCGAAGCTGCACGCCGCCCAGCGGGCCGCACGGGGCCGGTACACGAAGGCGGCGGACAAGCCGGTGCGCTACCGCCCTGGCATGAACAGAGGCGCGTCTCGGTGAGCCTGACCTACACGGACATCTTCTGCGGCGCTGGCGGATCGTCGATCGGCCTGACCGAGGCAGGTCTGGAACTCCAGCTCGCGGCAAATCACTGGGACCGGGCGATCGAGACCCACTCGGCGAACTTCCGCGACGCCGAGCACCTGTGCGCCGACGTGTCGAACTACGACATGCGCCGGCTCCCCAAGACCGACGTGCTGTGGGCCAGCCCGATCTGCACGGAGAACTCGCCGGCCGGGGGCCGGAAGCGGCGCCCGAAAGGCCAGCTCGACCTGCTCGAAGAGGCCGGCCACGTGCCGGGCGCCGGGATGGAACGCACCCGCGCGACTTTCCACGACGTGATCCGCGCCACCGAGGTTCACCGCTACAAGGCGGTGATCGTGGAGAACGTCACCGAGGTCGCGGACTGGGAGCTGTGGGACTGGTGGCTGTCCGGCATGGTGCTGCTCGGCTACAACTACCAGCTCGTCTCCGTCTCCTCGGCGCACATCGGCGGCGAAGGCAATCCCTACGCCCCGCAATGGCGTGACCGGCTGTACGTCGTGTTCACCCGCATCGGGATACCGCTGCCGGACGTGTCACCCAGGCCGCTGGCGTGGTGCCCGGTGTGCGAGGCGCTGGTCTGCGCGTTCCAGTCGTGGAAGCGCCCGGAGCGGCCGAAGATCGGCAAGTACGGCCGGCAGTACGTCTACTGCTGCCCGGAGACTGCGTGCGGGCACGCCGTCGCGGAGCCGCTGGTGCTGCCCGCCGCTTCGGCGATCGACTGGTCGGACCTGGGAACGCCGATCGGCGAACGGAAACGGCCGCTGGCGGCGAACACGATCCGGCGGATCCGCGCGGGCCTGGAGCTGTTCGCCCAGCCGGTCACTGTTGCTGTCGGCGGCAACACCTATGAGCGGCCGGGGTCCGGCTACGTCCGCGCATGGCCGGTCGGCGAGCTTCCTATGGGGACGAGGACCGGAACGCCGGGCGAAGCACTTGCCACGCCGGACGGCGCGTTCCTGACCCTGCTCCGCTCGAACCGGGTGCGCAACCTCGGGGTGGATGACGAGCCCCTGGCGGCGATCATGGCCGGCGGGTCGAACCACGGCCTGGTCCTCCCGCTCGGCGGGTACAACCGGACATCGGACCCGACCTCGACCGGGGAGCCGCTGCGGACCCGCGTAGTGCGGGACACCGACGCACTGGTCACCCAGCCGTTCCTGACGATGCTCCGGGGCCGCGACGACTCTGCTCGCGGCGTGAGCGAGCCGCTGGCCACGGTCGTGGCGAGCGGCGGCAACCACGCGCTGACCGTGCCGCCGTTCCTGGTGAAGAACTACGGCGGCTACTGCTCGCCGGAGCACAACGTGACATCGGTCGCCGACCCGGTGAGCGCCGTCACCGTGCGGGACGGCCACGCCCTCGTCGTGCCCTACCGCGGCAGGCGGTCACGGGCCACGACGACCGCTGAGCCGGTCCACACGCTCGGCACGCACGACTCCGCCGCCCTGGTGCAGCCGGATGACTCCGACGTCGCCGAGTGCCGCCTGCGGATGCTCAAGCCCCGCGAGCACCTGCGCGCCCAGCGGTTCCCCGACACCTACATCGTCAAGGGCAACCAGGGCGAGCAGACGATGCAGGCGGGGAACGCGGTGTCATGTAATGTGGCCCATTTCCTCGGCAAGGCAATTGCGGCGGTGCTGTGATGAAATGTCAGACCCATCTGCGAGAATTTATTTATGACCACCCCGCCAATGCGGCAATGCGAGCGATGCCAGAAAAGCTTCCTGAAGCTCCCGAAGATCTCGCTAAAGCAGTTTTCTCGGCAGCGATTTTGCTCGGTGATTTGCTTTCGTCGCGACCCTGCAGTCCCCTTCTTGACCGAGAAAACCTGTGCGCACTGCGGCAGGTCGTTCGGCCGAGGGCCGAACATGGCGTCCGGCAGGTTTCATCAGCAGAAATACTGCTCACGGTCCTGCTCGTCCCGCTCACGAGGCACTCCGAAATACCGCACGGTTCTAGTCAACGGAAAAGCGATGCTAGAGCATCGCTGGGTGATGAGCCAGGTGCTCGGGCGTGCCCTATGGCCATGGGAGCAAGTTCATCACCGAAATGGCAGGACGCTGGACAACCGCCCGGACAATCTCGAACTCTGGATGACCCAACAGCCATCGGGCCAGCGCGTCGAGGATCTCGTCTCATTTATTGTCGAGCACTACCGCGACGAGGTGCTTGCGGCGCTGTAGCGGTCAGTGCGAACGTGGCGAACTGGCTCGGCCGCGCGATCGCGGAGGTGCTGTGACGACCTGCCTCTGCACCGATCCCCTGGAGCGCCATGACATGGCCAGGGCACGCTGGCAGCCGTGCTCACGGCCGGGCTGCGGGTGCGTGCTGTTCCGTCCCCGCCCGGTGCCGTCCTTCACCCAGATGGAGCTGTACCCGCTGGACGAGACGCTCCTGCCGTCAGAGATCGCAGCGAGGGGAGAGACAGCGTGACCGGCCGCCCGGACGTACCCGCCTGGTTCGGCCGGAGGGCAAGACGCGAGCGCGAGGCGCGGAACTGGTCTCTTGATGAGATGGGCCGCCGGATCGGGATTTCCCGCGAGGCTGTGCGGCAGATCGAGTCAGGCCGGAACGTCACCCTCAGCTCGATCATCGGCATCGCTGACGCTGTCGGGATACAGGTGCCGGTGCTCCTGACCGCACCTGCATGCGAAGTCTGCGACGAGGTACCCCCGGCCGGGTTCACGTGCAGTACGTGCGGCCGAGGTGATGCCGTGGTGAGCCGGAGCGAGGCGTCAGGTGCCGTCCGGGGAGGTCTCGGACGGCTCTGGCGTGCCCGGGTTCGCTGCGCGCTGGTACTCGCCGGGATTGGCTTTGCGGTCAGTCCGCACGAGCGCCGCAACGTAGTCGTAGGTGTAGGCCGGATGGATCACCTTGTGGATGTCCGCAGGCTTGTCGCCCTCCCTGGCCGCCCTGACAATCCACGCCTTGAGCCGTTCGGGTCCGTGCAGCACGTTATCGGCCGCCTCGGCAAGGCCCTGCCGCGTCTCTTCGTCCATGGCCATGTCAGTCAGTGTCTCATGTTCAAGCATTGCGGTCACGAACCCACTATACGGGATAGGTGCGTGGTCTGATATCATGAACTCAGTTCGTGAAGTAAGAAAGCTACCTTGGAAGGGAAACGTATCGATGACAGCTAATCAAGCCGCCCCGGTCGTGGTGACGACTGCTCACCGCGGGGTGTTCTTCGGCCTGCTCGCGGGGGACCGTGCGGGCAAGACCGTCGAGCTGGCCGACGCGCAGATGTGCGTCTACTGGTCCTCGGATGTCCGTGGCGTGCTGGGGCTCGCCTCTGACGGCCCGTCGCGGACATCCAAGGTGACCCGGCCCGTGCCCCGGATCACATTGCAGGACGTGACCTCCGTCATCGACGCGACGGAGGAGGCGGTGAAGCAGTGGCAGGGCAGGCCCTGGTCCTAACCGGCGACGGCGACGGCGACGGCTCCGGCTCCGGCTCCGGCTCCGGCGACGGCTCCGGCTACGGCGACGGCGACGGCGACGGCTCCGGCTCCGGCTCCGGCTCCGGCGACGGCGACGGCTCCGGCTCCGGCGACGGCTACGGCTACGGCTACGGCTACGGCTACGGCTACGGCTCCGGCTCCGGCTCCGGCTCCGGCGACGGCTCCGGCTCCGGCTCCGGCTACGGCTACGGCTACGGCTACGGCGACGGCGACGGCGCCTTGTCGGCCTACCTGTCGCACCCTCTGGTGGCCGCAGCCGTCGAGGCCGGTGAGACCGTCTCCCTGGGATGGTGGCGGTCCGGTACGGACGGCCAGTCCGCTAACGGCGGACGCACCATGGCCGATCCAGCCCGCCCCGGCCTCATCCAGGAAGTCCCCGGCCCGCTGCGGCTGTGCTCCCAGCACGCCCTCCACGCCTCATGGGTGCCGTCGCAATGGGATGGCGAGCGCTGGTGGGTCGTCGGCCTCCTCGGCGAGACCCGGACGGACGGCAGCAAGGCAGGCGCACTCCGTCGCCTCATCGTCGAAGAAGTCGCCTGACATCAGCCCTTCCCCCGGCGCGCTCATCGGCAGTTGCCGATGAGCGCGCCGGGACTGTCCGGAACTTAGCAGGTACAGCACGTGAACAACATCCGCACCGAGCACAGGAAGAAGGCGCCCAGTGCCCGTCCCCCGGCGTCCCCGCAACGGCGTCAACGGCGAGCAGGCGGGCATGCACGGCCGAATACGCAGCGGCCGGATGCTCGTTTCAAGGGCGCGGCGGGGTGCGTTATGGCGCGGATCCGGAGCATCAAGCCGTCGATATGGACCGACGAGAAGTTCATTTCCCTGTCCAGGGACGCTCGCCTGCTGGCACTCGGCATGATCTCCCATGCCGACGACGAGGGACGCCTGTTCGCGTCTGTCGCGAAGCTTGCCGGTGACGTCTTCCCCGCCGATGATCTCAAGCCAGGCACCGTCCGCCAGTGGCGCGACGAGATCGCCAGGACGGGATTTACGGTGATCTACCAGGTCAACGGCGTTGAATACGCCTACTTCCCCAACTGGTCCAAGCATCAGCGCATCTCCAAGCCCCAGGCGAGCATCCTGCCGTCGCCGTCATCGAGCGAAGAACAGTCGCGGAACGATTCCGCACTCAATCGCGGAACGATTCCGCACTCAATCGCGGAACGAGCGCGGAACGATTCCGCAGACGAGCGCGATCCTCGCGCGCGGGCGGTTGGAGACAGGAGACAGGAGACAGGAGTTCCGGCTACGCCGGACGCGGACAAGCCGCGTCGCTCCGGCCAAGCCGAGGACCCTGAACGCGCCAAGCACGTCGGCGACGTCGTCGCCTCCTACGTCGACGGAGCGGTCAGCTCCGGCCAGCCCCCGCCCCCGTCAAGCCTGCGGGCCAGGGTCGGCAAGCAGGCCCGCGCCCTCCTCGCTGACGGATTCGGCATCGAGGAGCTGATCAAGTCCGCCTACCGCATGGGGACCGGCGAATGGAACGACCTCGCCGTCCAGGTACGCAAAGACGCCGCGCCCGGTGCCGTCAAACCCGGTCACCAGCCATACCAGAACCCCCCGGATTCGGCTTACGAGGAGAAACTCTGATGACCTCCCCGCCGTACGATGTCTCGACCCGCGAAGGATTCCTTCAGCGGGCCATTGAGATGACCGACCGGCGCATCCCGCCCCGGTTCCGCCACGCCACCGCGACCCATCCCGGCATCGCCGCATGGTGCAAGGAGTTCGGGCCGTCCTCCTCGTCGCTGCTGATCCTCGGGCCGACCGGGACCGGCAAGACCTACCAGGCGTTCGGCGCTATCCGCAGCCTCGCCGCGGAAGGTGCCACGGTCGCCTGGCACGCGGACACCGCGCCCGGCCTGTTCGCCAGCCTCCGCCCGCGTGAAGGCACCGACGCCGAAGCCGAGTACCGCAAGATTTCCGCGGTCCCGCTGCTGCTGCTCGACGACCTCGGCGCGGCAAAAGGCAGCGAATGGACCGAGGAAATCCTCTACCGGCTCGTCAACGACCGCTACGAGGCGATGCTGCCCGGCCTGTTCACCTCCAACGTCCCCGCAGCCGAACTCCGCGGCACCCTCGGTGCCCGTGTCGCGTCCCGCCTCGCCGAGATGTGCCGGCAAGTCACCCTCCGCGGACCCGACAGGCGGAGGGCGGAAGGATGACGACGACGCTCGAACTCGAGATGCCCGGCACCGCGCTCCGGCCGCGCCAGTACCAGGTCCAGGCGCTTGACGCCATCGCCGCTGCCTATGCGCGGGGCGTGGACCGCCAGCTCGTCGTCCTTCCTACAGGCGGTGGCAAGACGGTGGTATTCGCGCACCTGGTGACCCGCCGCGGCGGCCGGGCGCTGATCCTGGCGCACCGCGATGAGCTGATCCAGCAGGCCGCGGCCAAGCTCGCGCAAGTCAGCGGGTCACTGGACATCGGCATCGTGAAGGCGAAGCAGGATGACTGTGACGCCCCGGTCATCGTCGCGTCCGTCCAGACACTGTGCCGTCCCGGCCGGGTGGAACGGCTCGGCGTCTTCTCGACGGTCATCGTGGACGAGGCCCATCACGCGGTCGCCAGCACCTACATGGATGTCCTGGACCGCCTGGGCTGCATGGGCGCATCCGGCCCGCTGACGGCCGGGTTCACGGCGACAGCCGGACGGAGCGACAAGGTCGGCCTCGGCGCGGTCTGGCAGGAGATCACCTACCAGCGCGGCATCGTCCAGATGATCGCCGAAGGCTACCTCTGCGATGTCCGCGCGATGCAGATCGGCACGGACTTCAACCTCGGCAACGTCCAGGTCCGCGCGGGTGACTACACCGATTCCTCGATCGGCGCCGAACTGGAGCGCTCCGACGCGCTCAACGCTGCGGTGAAGGCGTACCGGCAGTACGCGGACGGGCGTCTCGCCGTCGCGTTCACGCCGACCATCGCGACCGCGCACGCACTGGCGAAGGCGTTCAGCGCCAAGGGCCTCCCCGCCGAAGCGGTCGACGGGAAGATGCCGGGCGACGAGCGCCGCGCCGTCCTGGCCCGGCTGCACCGCGGCGAGACCCGCGTCGTCGCGAACTGCGCGGTCCTCACCGAAGGCTGGGACGAGCCGGCCGTGTCCTGCGCGCTGATGCTGCGGCCCACCAAATCGGCGCCGCTGTTCATCCAGATGGCCGGCCGGGTCCTGCGGCCCTTCATCGGCACGCTGGACGGCAAGCCGTACACCAAGGACGGCGCGCTCATCCTGGACCTGGCCGGGTCCGCCGAACCGGGCCTCGCCACCATCGCCGACCTCGCCGGGATGCCGCCCGGCTCGGTCAAGAAGGGAAAGTCGCTTCTCGACGCCGCCGAGGAGCAGGCGGCGTTCGATAAGCAGAAGATGGCCGTCGCCGCGGCGCGCACGCGGCAGATCGAGCTGCTGCGGCGCAGCGAGCTGCGATGGCTTGAGGTCGAGGGCGCGTGGGTGCTGCCTGCCGGACCCGACCAGGTGATGATCCTGGTACCCGCCGATGACGGTGCCGGGAACTGGGATGTGTGGCGGTCGGCTAAAGGCCAGGCGCTGTACCGGGAATCGGGCAAGCCGCTGGCGCTCGACTGGGCACGCGGCGTCGGCGAGGAGATCGCCAGGGCTCAGGGCGGCGTCCTGTCCCGCTCAGACGCCGCCTGGCGGAACCGGCCGCCGAGCGAGTCCCAGGTGTCCGCCCTGGAGCGGATGGGATACGCGGGCAAGCTCGCCGGGATCACCCGCGGTGCCGCCTCGGACATGATGACCGCGCACTACGCCGCGAAGAACATCCGCAAGCTACGGAGGCCATCGCGGTGAGCGACGACGAGCTTGGCATCCCGCGCGACATCACGGCTGAGCAGGCGGCCCTCGGGTCGATGATGCTGTCCGCGGGGGCGCTGGCATCCTGCCTGGAAATCCTCGAGCCGGATTACTTCTCCCGGCCCGCCCACCAGGAGATTTTCGCGGCCCTCAAGGCGATTGCCGACCGCGGCGAGCCCGCTGACCCGGTCATCGTCAAGGCCGAGTTGGAGCAGCGCGGGACGCTGCTGAAAACCGGCCGTGCCGAGTACCTCCATACCCTCGTGGCCTGCGTCCCGAGCGCGGGCAGCGCCGGATGGTATGCGGAGCGTGTCCGGGAGTGCGCGGTCAGGTGGAAGCTCGCCGAGGCCGGCGCCCGCATCCGCCAGGCCGCTCTCACGGGCGGCGCCGGCCTGGCCGAGCTGGTGGACGCCGCGTACAAGATCCTCGACGGGGCGGCCGGGACCGTGGCCCCCGGAGGTGCCCGGAGCGTCGCGGACCTGGTCGGCCCGGTCCTGGACTCGCTCCAGAAAGGCCCGGACCAGGTCCGGGCGGTCACGTCCGGCTGGTCGGCCCTCGACGATCTCGTGCCTGGCTTCCGCCCCGGCGAGATGATCACAGTCGGCGGGAGGCCCGGCATGGGCAAGAGCGTGGTGATGCTGAATATCGCAGTCCGCATCGGGGTGACGTTCAGCCGGCCCGTCCTGGTGTGCACGCTGGAGATGTCCGCCGCGGAGTGCATCGAGCGCATCCTCGCCTACGAGGCGACCGTCGACCTGCGGAAAATCCGCGCCCGGCTGCTCGATGACCGCGACTGGGACCGGATCGCCGGAGCGTACCCGCGGCTGACGGCTGCGGGGAGCCTGATGATCGACGACGACCCGTACATGAGCGTGCAGACCATCCGCTCGGACCTGCGCGCCATGAGCCGCGCCGGATACCCCGCCGAACTGGTCGTCGTCGACTACCTCGGGCTGATGGGCAAGACCGGCAAGGCGGCGAACCGGGAACGGGAAGTATCGGAGATCTCCCGCGGGCTCAAGCTGCTGGCCAAGGAATTCAAGGTGCCGATCCTCGTCGGCAGCCAGCTCAACCGCGGCCCCGAGATGCGCACCGACCACCGGCCGCTGCCCGCCGACCTCCGCGACTCGGGTTCGGTCGAGCAGGACTCTGATGTCGTGATCCTGCTCTACCGCGAGGACGCCTACGAGCAGGAGACAGCCCGCGCGGGCGAGATCGACCTCATCGTGGCCAAGAACAGGTCAGGGCCGAACGGGACGGCGACGCTCGCGTTCCGCGGCCATTATGCGATGTGCGGCGAGATGTACCGCCCGGAGCAGGACGAGCTGGCCTACCCCGCGCAGGTCGCATGACCGCCTCCGCCCTGGCCGACTGCTGCCCTCGCTGCCGCATCGGCGACTTCCCGGCCAGCCTCCCGCACGCGGTCGCGCCCGACCCGGCCTGCGCATCAAGCCTCCGCGCCGACTACGACTGCGGCCGGGGCCACCGGTGGACGACGTGGTGGGACGCGGCCTCCGCGAACTGGCCGCGGCAGGAGAGTGCCGCATGACCCGCCCGGACACGGCACGCCGGGGAGCGGCTAAGGCAAGGGACCTGCTGGGCCTGACCCGGCAGGACGAAGCGGAGGCGTCGTGACCAGCTACGCCGAGTTTCTCGAGCACCGCGCGCAGGCTGACGAGCGGGCCGGTTTCGAGCCGCTGTGGCTGCCGGACTTCCTGTTCCCGTTCCAGCGCCTGATGACGGACTGGGCCATCCGGCAGGGCCGCGGCGCGCTGTTCGAGGACTGCGGCCTGGGAAAGTCGGCTCAGGAGCTTGTCTGGGCGCAGAACGTGCACCAGCACACCGGCAGGCCCGTCCTGCTGCTGACCCCGCTGGCAGTTACGTTCCAGATGGAGGCTGAGGCCGCCAAGTTCGGCGTCGAGGCCGCCATCTCGCGGGACGGGCGGGTGACCGCACCCGTCACTGTCGCGAACTACGAGCGGCTGCACCGGTTCGACCGCGGCGACTTCGGCGGCGTCGTCTGCGACGAGTCCAGCGCGATCAAGGCCTTCGACGGAGTACGCCGCGCGGCCGTCACGGACTTCCTGCGCAAGATGCCGTACCGGCTGCTGGCCACCGCCACCGCGGCGCCGAACGACTACACCGAGCTGGGCACCTCAAGCGAGGCCCTCGGCTACCTCGGCTACACCGACATGCTGAGCAGGTTCTTCGTCAACGAGGCGAAGTCCGGTGCCACCGGGCGCGGGTACCTCGGGGAGACCCGCACCTGGCGGTTCCGCGGGCACGCCGCGGAGCCGTTCTGGTGCTGGCTCGCGTCCTGGTCCCGGGCGATGCGCAAGCCGTCTGACTACGGGTTCAGCGATGACGGGTTCGAGCTCCCGCCGCTGGAATACCGCCAGCATGTCGCCGAGCCGGGTATCCCCTCGGACGACGGGACCCTGTTCGATGTTCCCGCAACCGGCCTGCGCGAGGAACGCGACGAGCTGCGCCGGTCACTGCGCGAGCGGTGCGAGATGGCGGCTGCTCTGCTCGAGCACGCGGACCCGGGGATCGCCTGGTGCCAGCTCAACGCCGAAGCGGATCTTCTCGAGCGGATGATCCCGGGTTCTGTGCAGGTGTCCGGGTCCGATGACCCGGACGTGAAAGAGGAACGGCTGGCAGCGTTCAGCCGCGGCGAGATCCGGGTCCTGGTCACTAAACCCTCGCTCGGCGCGTGGGGCCTGAACTGGCAGCACTGCCACCAGATGACGTACTTCCCGTCCCACAGCTACGAGCAGGCCTACCAGGCAGTGCGCCGCTGCTGGCGGTTCGGCCAGCAGCACCCGGTGACCGTGGACCTGATCACCACGCCGGGCGGCGCGCGGGCGCTGGCCAGCCTCGAGCGCAAGGCTGCTCAGGCCGGCGAGATGTTCACCGCCCTGGTGGCGCACATGCACGACGCGCTCGCGGTCGCCCGCGGCGCCAGCTACGGCAAGGACGTGGAGGTGCCCTCATGGGCCGCGTAGCAGACCAGGTAATCACTGACCGGTATGCGCTGCACAACGGCGACGCGATGGAGGTCATGGCCGCCTACCCGGACGGGTGCATGCACGGCGTGATCTACTCCCCGCCGTTCGCCTACGGCGACGAAGGCCCGGGCGGGGCGGGCCTGTACAAGTACAGCTCGAGCGAGCGGGACCTGTCGAATGCCGGCGGCTACGGCGAGTTCTTCGAGATGTACGGCTACTTCGTCGCCGAGCTGCGCCGGCTGACGATGCCGGGCCGGTTCAACGCGGTGCACTGCATGGATACCCCCACCGGCAATTCCGGCGGCGACGCCCTGGTGGACTTCCCCGGTGACGTGATCCGGCTGCACCAGCGCGCCGGGTTCGACTATGTCGGCCGCCACGCCATCTGGAAGGAACCGCTGGCCGTCCGCAACCGGACGATGGTCAAAGACCTCACGCACAAGACGATCGTCGAGGACTGTGCGGACGCCGGGCTCGCCGGAGCGGACTGGCTGCTGCTGTTCCGCAGGCAAGGCCCCAACCCGGTCCCCGTCACCCACCCGGCCGGTTTCACCCGGTATCACGGGGCCGCGCACCCTCCCGCCGACGTGCTCCGTTACCGCGGCTGGACCGGGAACCAGATAGAGAACCGCTACTCGCAGTGGGTGTGGCGCCAGTACGCCTCGGCCGTGTGGGATGACATCCGCGGCAACCTCGGCCAGTTCGACCGCCGCGGCGTCGACGCGGTGCTGCCGTACCGCGAGGCGCGCGACGAGGAGGACGAGAAGCACGTCCACCCGCTCCAGCTCGACGTAAGCCGCCGGTTCGTTGACATGCGCACCAATCCCGGCGAGACGGTGTTCTCGCCGTTCGCCGGGGTCGGCAGCGAGGTATACGCCGCGGTCGAGCTTGAGCGCAGGGGAGTCGGGGCCGAGCTCAAGCCGTCGTACTACCGGCAGGCGGTGCGGAACCTGGCTGCTCTCGCGGACAGCGAGCGGCCAGTCCAGGCGGCGCTCGAATTCGACCTCGCAGGCGAGGCGTCGTGAACTCCTCCAGGGACGAGCCGGACGCCCCGGTGATCCGCCCGGCAGTCCCCCAGCTTCTCCTCCTCGCCGAGGTCTCAAGACCGGACTGGGACTGCAACGTCCTCGCCGACGCGATCACGGCAGCGGAGATAGCCGGATGGTCCTGGGACCGGATCCTCGCCGAGACGGTCCGGCTGATCCGATCACCTGAAGGGTCGCCGTGGGACCTGAAACGAGCCGCAGCAGACCCGTTGAAACGCGAAGAACCGGCACCGAAGGGGAGGCCCCGCAATCCCGAGTACCTGGCAGCGAGAGCCGCTATCGAGGCGATGGAACCCCTGCCGGAGCACCGCGGCCACAGTGCCGCCTGACCGATACCCGAGAACGGAGAACTGACCGTGAATGACACTGCTATCACCCTCGCCAGAGGCGGCCACGACGAGCCGCCAGCGGACTGCGACAACCCCGAACGGTGCCTGTTCGAGTGGTACAACTGGCTCGTCCACCAGCGGCACACCGACGACAAGCCGCCCGGTGTCTCCCCGGTCCTGCACGTGTTCGGGATGCGGCTGAACGACGCTCTTCCCGACGACCGCCGCCAGGAACTGACCGGGTTCCTGCCGAATGGCCAAGACCGCCTCGCCGGCACCGAGAACGACGGAAAAGACGAGACCCGCGGCTACATCGCCCTCGACTGGCTGATCCGCACCTACACCCCGGCGTGGCTCGACCTCGCGGGCCTCACCGCCGAAGCCGCCGCGCTGCGTGACCTCCGCAGGATCGCCGATCTCGTCGCCGCGCAGGCGGCCGGCCCGGTCGTCCGCGACGCCCGAGGCAGAGCGGCCGCAGCCTGGGCCGCAGCCACGGCCGCAGCCTGGGCCGCAGCCAGGGCCGCAGCCTGGGACGCAGCCAGGGCCGCAGCCGGGGACGCAGCCGGGGCCGCAGCCGGGGCCGCAGCCTGGGACGCAGCCGGGGACGCAGCCAGGGCCGCAGCCGGGGACGCAGCCGGGGACGCAGCCGGGGCCGCAGCCTGGGACGCAGCCTGGGCCGCAGCCTGGGACGCAGCCAGGGCGAAGCTCGCGCCGACCGTCGCCGAGTTCCAGACGTCCGCGATCGCCTTGTACGACGTGCTGATCACCGGTGAATGGCCTGCCGGAGCCGGGACGGCCGCCGGGAACGGAGGCTGACCCGTGAAGATCAAGGTCATCGAGCTAGGCGACACCGAGTTCGCCGCTGACGACGAGTTCACCGAGCCGGACATCCGCGCCGCGCTCGCGCTCAAGGACCCCGCCAGTCGCGACGAGGCCGTCCGGTCGGCGATCTACGACAACACGGACGGCGTGCGGGACACCAGCCCCGAGGAGCACATCACGATCACCGAGGATGACGGGACGCTGCTGTGGTCCGGGTGGCTGACCGGCGACAAGGACAAGCCCGCGCCTGACGTCAACGAGTACCGGGACGCCATCGTGGAGATCCTGACCCTCTTCGACGACGACCCGCAGATGACCGAAGAACTCCTGGCCGTTGAGCCTGGCCAGCGAACCGCCGAAAGTGCAGCGCTTGCCGCCATCCGCGAGATCGGCCGCACCGTGCTGGAGGGTCGCCGTGGCTGAGATCTCGCCCGGCCGCGCCGCCTACGAGGCGTACGCCGCCGCCAGCGACGGCAGGTCGCTCATCTCCGGTGCGAAGCTGCCCGCATGGGACGAGCAGCAGCCGGAAGTCCGCGAGGCGTGGCGAGCAGCCGCTGACGGCGCGCTCATGTTCGCGGGCCTGCCCCGCTTCCATCCCGCACCAGGAGAGGACCATGCGGCCCGCCTGCTGGCCCTCCCGCTGCCGGAGAACGACTCGGGGGCGTCAACGGTACGGGAGTTCCTCGCCGGGGCTCTCAGCGTCGCCTGGAGGGACGGGAGCAACTGGAGCCCGACAGGCAACTCTGACTGGCAGCACATCCTCTATCACGCCATGACGGATGCGGGGCTGGCCGGGATCGGCTACGACGAAGACGGCTACGCCACCGAGCCGGAGACAGCCCCGAGCTATGCCGAGGCAAACGCCCTCATCGCCGCTGCGATCGAGCGTCTGGGACAGCCGTCATGACCGCCTCCACCGGGACCACGGCCCCGCTCTGCTGCGGCGAACCGGACTGCACCCGAAAGCACCCGGTAGGCATCTACCTCGCGGACATCAGCGACCGCGTGTACGTCGTGACCCGCCGCCGGCTGGTGCGTGAGAACCCGGACGGGACCGCCCTGTTCGCAGCAGTCGGGCGGCACGACGTGACCCTGCAGATGCGCGAGTTCATCCGGCGTAACCCGGACTGGGTCCGCGCCGTGCTCGGAGAGGAGACCCAGCCATGACCACCACCACCGGGACTACGGCCCGTGACCCGCTGGCCGCTGAACGCCGGATGTACCGTTACGCGGTCCCCATCGATGACCTGGCCTGGACGTTTGACCTGACCGGCAACCCGGTCTACGTCGCGGCCAGCTCGTCGCGCTACGAGGTCGAGTTCTGGGCCGAGTACGCCGAAGGTGCCCCGAGGACCGCCCGCCGTTTCCAGGTGTTCGGCACGGGCCATCCGCTGCCTCCCGGTGCGCGGTATGTCGGCACCTGCCCCCGGACGCCGGAAGGGTTCGTCTGGCACCTGTACGAGCTTGCCGGCGACAGCGGGGAGCCGGCCGGTGGCTGACGAACGCGAGCAGCTCGGTCGCCTGGTGCGCGAAACCTGGGTGGCGTGGGCCGGCGAGCAGCCAGACCCGAAACCGTCCTGGCTGGCCGGATGGGACGAGCTGGACGACGGCCAGCGCGAGGCGGACATGCGCATCGGGGAGGCCGTCGCCGCAGCCGAGCAGGAGCGGATCCGCCAGCTCGCCATCCGCACCGGGGCGGTATGCACCGGGGATGAGGGCACGTCCTGTTTCTTCGCTGACCTGATCGGGGGCGGTGAACGCCGGGTGGTGATGGCCCCCGGCATCCCCGACCTGGTCGCTGAAGGCAACGGCCCCCTCCTGGACCCGTCGTGCCGGGACGGGCAGCACGTCCTCTGCCTCGGTGCCCCGTGCGAGTGCCCCGTCCCCGGTGTGCACTCGGCGAGGCACGACCACGAGCGGACCCAGCCGTGAGCAGCAGGAAAGAAGCCCTGGGCACCCGGACAGGCCCGTTGTGGCCGTCCCCCGGGATCGTCCTCACCCAGAGCGAGATCGACGGCCGCTGCACCTGCACATGGGTGGTGACGGACTACTCCAAGGACGGCGGCTCGGGGTCGTCGCTGAAATACCGGGACGCCATGTGCCCGGCGGCCAGGTTCCACCGGTCACTCGCCTTGAGGCAGTCATGAGCCACCAGTGCCCCCTCGTGGCCTGCGACGTAAAGGACGTACCCGACGACAGGCTGCTCTGCCGTCAGGACTGGGCACGGGTCCCCAAGCCGCTTCAGCAGGCCGTCTACCGCGCCTGGGACCACGGCAGAGGCCGCGGCACCAAGGCGCACAGCGCGGCATGTGCCGCCGCGATCAGTGCCGCGCAGAAAGCCCGCACCGAGGCAGAGGAAGCCGCCCGTCCTTCGCCGCACGAACTGTGGGAGAGGGCCGGAGGCGACCCCGTGCGGTACCGCGAGCTGATGTACGAGCACGGGCACCTGCTCAAACCCGGCGACGACGGCTACGAGCAGGGTGTCCGGAACCTGTCATGCGGATGGCCGCACCGGAACAGCGAACGAGAGGCAACGACATGAGACGGAACCAGAGAGGACCCGAGTTGAACCTGAAATCAAGACTCGCAGCGCTGACCACGGCAACGGCCATGGCCGCCGCCATCCTGGCGACCGGGGGATGCGGCACGGCGCAGCCCCTCACCTACGCGCCGGCCGCCTACGGCCAGAACGGGCAGTGCTACTACCTGAACTCCCCGGCCGAGGTGACGGCGCTGGAAAACGCCGGGCTGTGCCCCCGGTCCTGGGTGCCCGCCCCGATGCCGCTGAGTTGGGAAGAGGAGTACTACGACTACTACGACAGCCCGGTCTACTACGACACGTACGTCCCTGTCCGGTACCGGACGGTGTACGTCACCCGCGTGACCACGTTCGGCCGGACCTACCGCAGCCAGATCAGCACCCTGTCGAAGTCGGCCACGTACCGCACGTCATCCGGGGGGACCGTCAAGGGCACCGGGATCACCGGGAAGACCCGGTTCGGCTCCGGCTGCTCGTTCTCCTGCGCCGGGTCGAAGTACGGCTCCGGAAGCCTCCGCTCAGGGTCCGGCTCGGGCAGCCGGACCGGCACCAGCCGCACCAGCACGTCGCGGTACGGCAGCGGGTCGCTGCGCGGTTCCAGCGGGCACCGCTGATGATCACCCCGTTCAGCGTCTACGGCTGCTGGCAGGAGACGCAGGAGCGGTTCGCTGAGGTGTACCGGGCCGGGTCGGCACGGCTGGCCGAATCGCTGGCCCAGCTCGACGCCAGCGACCGCGGCGGGACCCTGCTGGTGGCCCGCGTCGTCGCCGGCGAGGTCCCCGCGGTGGACCGGTACACGCTGTTCACCGACCCTGAGGACCCGCGCAACCAGGACGCCGGCGGCATCGAGCCGGACGTGCCCGATCTGCTCCGCGGCCTGGACCCTGACTGGACGGTGTTCGGCATCGCCCTGCCGCCTGATGCCAGGACAGGCGATATCGGGCGCACCGGCGAGCGCTACGGCGACTGGGTGAACGCGTCCAGCGCCAAGGCAGCCGAGGACGTGGCCCGGTCCCGGATCGCGGACAAGGGCGGCTGGCTCTGGGTCTGCGCGGTCCTCGAAGGCTCAGTGCGCGCGGCCGACACATACGCGACGTTCGTCAACCCGGACGTCAAAGCCCGGTAACCCCGCCCCCTCCGGCCGTGAAACCCCGCTGCGGCCGGAGGGACTGAACCCCCGAGCACTGAATGAGAGATTGCGACATGAACGAGCCCAGGCCGCCAGCCGGCGACACGGTCACCCGCCCGGACGGGCGCCTCTACAGGTCCCGGAAAGTGGCTGCCTACCCTGTCACCGATGAGGACGACATGGTCTGCGGGATCATGGTCCTCGGCACCCGCGACATCAGCCGTGCGAAACCGCTGGCGGACAGCAGCGCCGCAGCGTGGGTTGACGGGGGCTACGTCGCCGCCGACCCGCTGGCCGGCTGGTGGCGGGACGGGTACGAGGCCGGCCGCCGCTGCTGGGTGGATGACCCCGTCTCCGGGCGGGCCGGCATCTGGTTCCGCGAGGTCGTGGAGGCGTCATGACCGCGCGACACGATCAGGCGGCGGGCGGGCAGCAGCACCAGGAGCTGCCCGCCCCGGCCGGGGGCGCGCCGCGTTTCCGGCCCGGCGACCAGCCGCCCCCGGTGCCTAACGGCAACCCGTCGATCCACGATCTCGTCATCGGCGACCTGGCCTTCGTCCTGGCCCCCGACCGGGAGAAGGCCGCAGCGGCGGCCCTGGTGCTCGCCCGCAAGCAGCTCGGGCTGGAGCGGTACCAGACGCTTCTCCAGGCCGGCAACCACCGCTCCTGGCGCAAGGATGCGACCGACGAGCTGGCCGACTTCTGCGCGTACGTCAAGCAGGGCATCGAGGAGGGCGCAGCCGGCGAGGAACTCGAGTTCGTCTACTGGGACGCGATGGCCTTGCTGTGCCGGGTGGCGGCCATGGAAGGCGGCGAGCCGTCGTGAGCGCCCCGTACCGCCTGACCCGCGCCGAGCGCCAGCGCCGTGCCGCAGCAGCGCTGATCCGCTGCATGGACGCCATGGACGAAACCGGAGCCGCAGCGGTCATCACCCGCGCGGCGGCCGACGTCAGCGGCGAGCAGAACGTTGACGCGGTCCTGCGCTGGGTGTGGCGGATGGAAGCCGAGCGGGTCATGCAGCGGCGCTACGGAGGCGAGCTGGCCCGGCTGTACCGGACCAGGGTGCTGCTCGCCGACCTGATCGGCGTGCTGGCCGCTGCACTTAACGACGAGACAGCAGAGACGACTGGAGGCCGCCATGCAGCCTGAGAACGAGACCGTACCCGTCCGCAAGGACGACCTGGACATGCTCGTCGCCGCATGCACGAGCTACCTGCCAGCCGATACTGGCCCGGAGGTCCTCGCCGCGTTCGGCCGCGTAGCGGAAGCATTCGACGGCGCGCACGGCATCGGCGAGGAGCCGGAGCAGGCCAGCCCGCCGCTGCCCGAGGGCGGACGCTGGCTGGAGCTCGAACTCCTCGGCCACCGCCAGCGAACCGGCTACGTCACCGAGGTGACTGTTGCCGGCGCGGCCATGCTGCACATCGACCTGCCCGCAAAGATCTTCGGCGGGGAGCCTGACGCCTGGGAAGAGTACGCCCCTTCGGCGCTGTACGGCCTGAGCCCGATACGGGAGGAATCAGTCCGCAGGGCGTGGGAAGCGCAGCGGCGAGCGGCCGAGGAACGTGCACGGCGCGAAGCCGAGTGGCGGCGCATGGACGAGCAGCGCGCCCTGACCACTGGCGAGATCCGGCAGAACGAGGTCCGGCAGAACGACGGCCTGGACGGCGACCCGGATTACGACTGGGCCGATCACTGATGGCCTCGCCTGAGAACGAGCCCGGTCCTGCCCCGGAGCTTGCCGCCGCCATGGCAGAGACCCGGATCTACCGGGACCTGCTAGCCGAAGTGCTGCGCCAGTTCGAGGACGACCCGTACAGGTCCGGTCTCTGGATCGCGCGAGTCCCCGCGCACCAGGTCAGGAAGTGGCGGGAGCTGTCCGGGATCAGGGAATGGCAGTGATGACCGGGGATCTGCCGGGCTCGTACCCGGAGAACTGCCGGGACGGGCTACCCGGCGGGGCGCTTGCGGGACCGGCGCTGGCGAAGCTCCTGATCAGCAGCGGCGAAGGCGGCCTTCTCCTCGTCGGTGCCGTGCCTGCGGATGTCGGCCCACATGAGGTCGAAGAGATGGCGCGCCCGGATCATCTTCCGGCGCTTGCACATCTGCCCGAACGCGGCCCACGCGGCCAGCGGCAGGCGGACGCGCTGGATAGGCGTCTCATCAGGCGAAGGTTCGTCGCCGGGCGTCTCCGGTGTTGTCACGTGACTGATCTTACAGCAATAGCTTGTGTTGTCACAGGACTAAGTGCTAGTGTTGTCACATGAGCACAGCAACCGGAACCCGCAGCCCCTACAACCACTGGTGCTGCAAGGGCTGCGACGGCAGCAAGCCGCTGACCCTCGCCGACCGCGAGCTGATCACGGGCCGGTCGATGACCCAGCTTGACGAGGAAACCGGCGTGGAGTTCTGCGTTGACTGCCTCGCGGACCTGCCTGCCGACGGTTACGAGGCGCTGTTCCACGTCTGCGGCGAGCCTGAGCAGGCATCCGAGTCCGGGCCGCCCGTGGTTCACAAGACGCGCACCACCCAGCCGGCCGGCTATGTGCAGGACGACGCCGGAATCCGCAGATTCGACAAGCGCGGCCGGGTGATGTACGACCGGGGATCGTTCGCACTGTGCTCGTGCGGCTGGGTCGCCGCTGGCGCTACCAGGGAAGAGGCGCGATCTAGTGCCCGCGCGCACCGCCAAGAGTTCGCGACGACGCGAGAGGCCGCAACGCGATGACCAGCCCCTACGGCAGCGCCGATGACATGGCCCGGCTCATGTACGGCCAGAACGCCCGCCACGTCCCCGCCTGGATGTACGTCCAGGATCAGGGTCCGGGAGTCGTCGGCCTCGTCGGCGCGAGCCGGGTACCGGACGGCCAGGAGCACCCGCTCGTCTACGGCGGCGGCCACTACCGGCAACGCGGCGGCGAGCACTACTGGGCGCATCACTTCATCGTCGGCGAGGTCATCGTCCGCCCTCACCTTGTCGTTGCCACCAATGCGCTCAAGGGCGACGGGGCTGGGAGCCTCTACCTCGGCGAGCACGACTTCGACCGGATGCTCGGCGACGGCGAGCTGATCATCGGCTCGGACGCGGCTCTTAGGCGCGTCCGCAAGCAGTGGGAGGGCTGAACCGGTGACCACGAACATCGTCCGCGAGCAGTCCACCCCCGAGTCCAGTGGCACCGAATGCGAGCACAGCAATCTCGCGGAACTCGCAGCGTTCCTGAACGAGATCCGCACTGTCTGGCGCGCGGCGGACAAGGACCAGCGGGACCGCATACGGCGCGGCGTGCTGGTCGTCCTGCGCGGCAACCGCCCGCCTGCTGAGCCCGTCAGTCGCGGTGACAAACGGCCGCTTGACATCACCGACGCCGGCTGGTTCACCGAGCGCGCGGGCGAGTTCGAGCTCATGGACAGGGACCAGCTCCTAGGCGAGGCGCGGAAATGGGCGTTCAACTGCCAGCAGGCCGAGCTCGGACAGAGCCGCGCCAAGGCCGGGGCCGAGGCGCTGGACCGGGACGCCAGGCAAAGGCTCGCACGGGTCGCCGGGCTGCTTGACCCGCGCCGCCCGACCGTCCGGACGAAGGATCTCCAGGCGGCACTCAACCCCGAGATGTACGCAGGCTGGACCGGCTACCCGGTCGCGGCGGATGGCGAGGAGACCGACCGGAACCCGGAGGCTGACCAGTGACCTCCACCATCTGTTGGGCTGACCCGCTGTCTGGCGCAGAGCGGGCAGAGCTAGCCCGGAAACTGGCCCGCGCATGCAGCCGCTTCTGCAACATTCCTGCCGGCACTCCCGGCGCGATGTACTCGCAGATCGTCGCCTCCGCCGAGATGTCCGACCTCCACCTGGATGTGACCGAGCGAGCGGAGGTACCGGAGCGATGACAACTGGCAAATGGCAGTGCGGAGACTGCGGATGGCCCTGGCCGCTTGCGGGAAAGCCGCCAGCCGGAAGCGAGTGCGACAACTGCGGCGGCGAGCTGGTGCAAGAACCGGAGGATGGACGATGAACGAGCCCCGCATCCGCTGGCACGACGAGCCCGAGACCGGCGAGTCCATGGGCAGCGTCGGCACCCTGGACCCGGCCGTGTTCCGCATCTGGGCGCCCGAGGAAGAGGGCGGGGAATGGATGCTGACCGCCGCCATGCTCCCCGGTTTCGTGGGCAGGCGCTTCCATGCCGGCAGTCCCGCAGAGCTGAAAGCCGAGGCTGAGCGATGGCTGGCCGGGTTCGTCTCCTCCCTCGGCGCGATCTTCCCGGAACAGGAGACAGGACAATGACCGGCACCACCACGACACCAGCGACCATGATCACCGCCCCGGCTGACCTGAACATCTACGAGGTACCAAGGTTCCGGCGCATCCTGCGAGATGCCATTGAGCACGGCAGCGCAGATCTGGTGATTGCCGACCTGACCGGGGTGGAGTTCACCGACGCCGTCGGCTGCGGCGTGCTGGTCGCAGCACAGCGGCTCGCGGAATCCCGTGGCCGCCGCCTGGGCGTGGCCTGCGACCGGGAACCGGTACTGAGGCTGTTCCTGGTGCTGGGGCTCACGAAGCATTTCGACATCCGGGACAGCGTGGAAGCGTTCGCCGTGGCCAGCCCGGCAGAGGACGAGACAGCCGCCGTTACGGCGGGAGAGGAGCAAACCAGTGCCTGACTGGTACCGCGACCATGACCTGAGCCCCGAGTGCTACCCGGAGTCCGACTACCTGGCCTGGGCGCAGGACAACGGTCTCTACGTAGACGCTGCGGGAAACGTGGACTACGAGCCACCCGTCATCGCCGATGAGGACGTAATAGGTGCTGACCCGCACGGCGGCGAAGGCCTGGACACCTGGGAGTTCTGAGTTGACCTACGCCGACGACCTGTACGACGACTACGACCCGGACCCGGACGACTACGACGATGACGACCGCTACGACGAATACAAAGACGATCTGGCCATGGGCTACATCAACCCTGATGGCAGCCAGCGCGATCCGGACCCGCCAGAGGACCCGTGGGATTGGCACCCTTCGCTGCGAGAACGGATCAGGTGGCGTATCAGCGGGTGGAAGCGCTGGAATCACCGGGCGAAATACCACCCTGACGGTTACGACGACGAGCCGCCTTTCTAGGCGGGGAGAGGACTCTGACCATGGGCAACCGGGAAGTACGTCCCGTCCCGTTCGGCTGGGAGCATCCGCGCCGGCCCGGCACCTACAGCGACGGCTCGCCGCGCTATGTGCCGCTGTACTCGCGGGCAACCCTCCGCGACCACGTCAGGAGCAACGCAGGGAACCCGCACCCGGACGATTACATCAAGATCGACCCGGACAGGTACATGCCGGCGATCCCCGAAGGCACCCCGTACGGCTACCAGCTGTACGAGACCACCAGCGAGGGCACCCCGCTGTCGCCTGTCTTCCGGACGCTGGACGAGCTGGCTGCGTGGTGCGAGCACGGCGCTACCGTCTTCGCCAGCGACCGGTGGACGAAAGAGCAGTGGCTCGCCTCGTTCGTGAACGACACTCTTGACGCGGACAGTATCCCGATGAGCAGAGGCGGCAGCCTGATCTCGGTTGCGGACCCGCTCAGGAGTGATCATGCCTGACTCAACTGACGGCACAGCAGACCGGCCAGCGGGCACAACAGACGAGCTGTCCGCCATGCTGGAGGAGATCCGGACCTGCCTGCGCGAGGCCGGTCCCGGCACCGGCTATCACCAGCCTGTCCAGCACGGCCACCTGATCGCGCTCCGGGACGCGTACACCCCGGCTCTCATCGCTGCCCTTGAGGCGATACTGACTGACCACCGGTACGTCGGGCGCGGCATGTGCACCGGATGCGCCATCGATCTCAGCGACGAGGACGAGGAGTCGTTCAGTTCGGGCGCGTGGCGGTCCTGGCCGTGCCCGACGTACCGGGCCATCACCCGTGCCCTGCTAGGGGAGGGGGCTGGCGATGCCGGGTAGGTACGCGGCCGGTACAGAGGTCAGCAGCGACAAGAGCCGCACCGAGATTGAGCGGACCCTCCGCAGGTACGGTGCTACCGCGTTCGCCTACAGCTGGGAAGGGAACCAGGCGCAGGTCGCGTTCAAGCTCGGCGACCGGCACATCAGGTTCAGGCTGCCGCTGCCCCACCCTGCATCGGAGGAGTTCACCCTCACCCCGACCGGCCGCGAGCGCTCCGCGCCGGCAGCCGAAGAGGCTTACGAGCAGGCCGTCCGGCAGCGGTGGCGCGCCCTGGCCCTGGTGATCAAGGCCAAGCTCGAAGCCGTCGAAGCGGGCATCTCCACCGTCGAAGACGAGTTCCTCGCGCACATCGCCTTGCCTGACGGCCGGACAGTCGGCGACTGGCTGAGCCCCCAGCTCGCCGCCGTCTACGCGCATAACACGATGCCCGCTCTACTGCCGGGGAGCACCGATGCCTAGGCTCATGTCGGTGTCGCTCACCGAACCCCAGGTCCGCGCCCGGTCCAAGACCGTCACCCGCCGCATGGGCTGGCTCATGCTCAAATCCGGCGACAAGCTCACCTTGTGCCGCAAGGTCATGGGCCGCAAGCCCGGCGAGCCGCTGGAGCGCATCGTGGACGTCGAAGTGGTGTCGGTGCGCCGGGAGCCGCTCTGGGACATCACCGAGGACGACGTGACCGCCGAAGGGTTCGAGGACATGACCCCGGCCGAGTTCACGGAGTTCTTCTGCGGCTCGCACAAGGGGTGCCGGCCGGATACAGAGGTAACCCGCATCGAATGGCGTTACCTGGAGAGCGCCGATGCCTGACTTCCCGCCCGAAGCGGTTAAGGCCGCTGCCCGCGTACTGGGGAACGACTGCCACGGCGGACCGCCCGACGACAACGACATGAGGCTCGCCGCTGATGTCCTCGCCGCCGCCATGCCCGCCCTGGAGCGCTCAATCCGCCGCAGGATGGCCCGGGAAATCCTCGCCCTGGACGAGGCGGACGGGACGCTGGAACGGACCGGTGCCCGCAACGTGGGGCCGTACGGTGACATGCGGACCAGCCTGCGCAGGCTCGCGAGAGGCGAGACGCTGCCGCGGCCGGAGGATCTGCGAGGAGGGGGAGCCGGTGCCCGATCGTGAAGCCTGGGCCATCGAAGGCATCATCAAGGATGCCCTGTTCAACCCGGGCAGCGCTATCGCTCGCATCTCCCCGGATGAGGCCCGCGAGTCCTGGCAGGCCCGTGCGGTCGTGAAGATCCTCGCCGATGCCGGGTACAGCATCGTCCGCACCGGCTCCACGGAGACCGAGTGGGGGTACCGGTTCCCGGATGGCCATGTTCACTACTGCGCCGGCGGCGAAGGGGTAGCCCGGTATGTCGCTTCCCGCGCAGACGCCGTAGCGGTCCGCCGTACGGTGACCTACGGGCCATGGGAGGTGGTGACCGGTGACTAAGCGGAGCGGCAGCAAGTCCCGCCAGCGGCAGCACATGGTTGGCGTGAGGCTCAGCGACGAGGAGCATGCCGCTGTCCTCGCCGGAACGCCAGGATGTCTCACCCGCATCAGTGCTCCGCTATGTGTTCCTGGCAACGCACGCCGAGCCGGTGACGCTGGCAGCCGAGTACGCTCACCAGATGTCCGGTGGCGGCTACCACGTCTGGAACACCGAGGCGAAGGATTGCAGCGAGGAGGTACAGGGGTGAGCGTATCCGCCAAGCATCCTGTCGGCGTCGCAGCGCTCGAGGTCGCCCGCAGTGGCGGGTGGACCGTCAAGAACGTCAGCGAGGCCCTGGTGGCGATTCAACTCGGGCATCCCGGTTACACCCCGCGCGATGTGGAGACCCAGTTCAACCTCGGCCCCTATCGGCTCGACTTCGCCATCCCGGTCGAGCGTATTGCGATCGAGGCAGACGGCTGGGTCCACGGTGCCCAGTCGGTACGCAAGCGCGACGGTGAGCGCGACCGGACGGTGAGAGGCTGGGGCTGGGCCGTCGTCCGCATCGACACCGAGGAGGGCGATGTGGGCACCCAGTTGCGCCGCCATCTGCCGAACAGCAGGGGAATCGCGGCCTACGGCGAAGCACTCAGGCGCATGGACTGTCAAGTCCAGGCCCATCTCGACAAGTTGCAGCGCCGGGGGATCACCGACCCGCAGACTGCGCTGGACCTGCTGTCTGACGCGTTCAGGGTCGCCCGGGAGAACGTTCTTCCTGGTAAACCGCGTGTCGGTGCTTGACAAGGCACCGCAATTTGCGTAACTCTGTGTGCTACTTTCCGGGCGAAGCGCCCTCGCCAGTCAAGGCGAGGGCCAACGATCCGGAAGGAGCGTCCCGTGAGCAACAAGACAATCGCCGTCATCGGCGTGATCATCTCGACGGCATCCCTGCTAGTCGGCATCATGCAACTCCAGCTAATGCGGCAGCAGCTAAACTGACCCCAGGATCCCCGTTTGGGGTGACCGTCTGAGGGATGGGGCATTGCCGGGAAACCGGGAGCTTGCCGGTGCTCAGAGACTGGCTCCCGAGGTCACCTGACGGTCTGGCCCCGTACCGTGACCCACGGGGCAAACCTCCACCCGCCGCTGAAGGTGCAAGTTCCGTTGGAGATCCGGGGCCTAGGTCCAAGCAAACCTGCACTCTGGTTGTAGGTTTAACTCGCGGCGGGCCGTCCGCATCGGGTGATCTTGGCAGTGAACCCTGTCTTGGGACGGCCCGCCCAGGCTTCCCGGCCAGCGCCGCGCCGGACCCCCTCTCCTCGCTGCTGCTCATAATCCCCGCCGGACATGCGCCGGATCGAAGACGTACACGCCCTCGCCGCTATCCAACCGGAGCTTCACGCACCATCTCCGCCGGTCGTCCCTCCACTGCGGTCCTGCTCTCACCCGTACCCAGGCCCCGTTCCTCAGCTCCACCACGGCCGGCTGGTCAACCCAGATGACCGTGTCCTCCAGCAGGCTCCCCGGCGCTGCCTGCTCAAGCTGAGGCTCCAGCCACCACGGCGACCATCCCGGCGGGTCCCACGCCGGCCCTGGCTCACCGCGGACCTCGATCATCACCAGCCCGGTGCCGCGGTGCTCCGCTACGCGGTAACCGCATTCTCCGGTGAGCCATCCCTTGAGCGCTGCGGCCGGTCCCCATCCCTGGTCCGGGGGGACCTCGATCCAGGCCCTACTCGTCGCCCGCACCACCCGACAAGTACTCGGCGAGCTTGTAGCCGGGGGAGCGGTCAAGTAGGCCCCGTGCCCTGTCGTACCGGCGCGTTGTCCGCGGGTCCTTGTGGCCCATCGCGTCCTGGAGATCCCGCAGGCTGCCGCCGGAGTCGAGGTAGAGCGTGGCGAAGCTGTGCCGCATCGAGTGAGCGCCCATCTTCCCTACCAGTTCCGGGGGCAGCTTCGCCGCCCGGCCGAGCCGCCGCATGAGCGCCCACACGTCGGCCGGGCGCATCGGCTGCCCCGAGGCCGTGGCGATGAGCGGGCGTTCGCGGCCTGCGGTACCGGCGACGGCCGGCAGCCGCTCGAGGTCGCCTCGACCGGCGAGGTAGGCGTCCAGCCGCTCGAGCGCGGGCGCCGGGAGAGCGAGCGGCTGCTTCTTGCCGGCTCCCTTGCGCTTGACCAGCAGCACCCTGTGCCCGCGGTCCATGCTGAGATCGGCCAGGGTCGCGCCGCACGCCTCGCTCACACGGGCCCCGGTGAACAGCAGCAGCGCAGCGAGCGCGGCATTGCGCACAGCCTGCGGCCACCGTGCCGAGTCGGCTGCCGAGAGCATCCTGAGAGCCTGATCCTTCGTCAGCCCGGGTGTGGTGGACGTGTCGGCGTCGAGCTGCGGCCGGGCGAGCCCTTCGGCCGGGTTCGCCGGGACATGGCCCTGCTCTCTCATCCAGGCGTACCAGGACGACACGGCCGCCAGCCTGCGGGCCACGGTCGCCCCGGACAGGCCCGCGGCTTCCATGGTGCGCGCCCACGCCCCGATATGCTCCTGGCTCACCCCGGCGAGCGGGTCGATGCCGACGGAGCGGCACCATGCCAGCCAGTCCGGTGCCGCCGCTGGCCGCGGATCGCCGATCCGGGTCGCGCCGGGACGCGGGAGCCGGACACCGAGATCCCGGCCGTAGCCGAACCGGGTATGCGGGGATCGCTTGGTGATCAGCCAGCGGAGTATGAGCTGTTCCGGTGCCGGCCGGCCGCCGTCTCCGGCGGGGACCGGCTCGTATCTCCCGACCTCGTGCATGCATGCAAAGATAACAGGGATTATCTCTGTACCCCTGAAGGGCGGATGACGGGTGCTTGACGCTCGCTTGCCCACCCCATGACAACCGCCCGCCAGGCCTCTACCCTGATCCCGTGCGCCCCGCCGACCTCGCCGCCGCCGTCCGGATCCGCGCCGACCTCGCATCGGATGCGGCACGGGAACGCCGCGAAGCGGCCGGCGTAACAGCCGCCGACATGGCGCGGGTGATCGGCGTCAGCCGGCAGGCCGTCTCCTCGTGGGAAACGGGAGCCGCGGTGCCGACGCTGGAGCACGCGCTGGCGTACGGGAAAGTGCTCACAGCGCTCATCCGCCAAGCCGGTTAGTTGGGTTATGTCGTACGACACTGTAGACTCGCCATGTGAGCAAGGACCGCCAGATCCGCAGCGATGAGGCACGGCGCAACTTCCGGGTTCTGCTGGATCAGGTCGAGCACGGCGGCGCGCATATCACGATCCTCCGGTACGACACTCCTGCAGCAGTGATAGTGCCCGTCGAATGGCATCGCGCAGCCCTTGCTGCGGCTCTGAGGCAAGCGGTGCCCGATGAGTGAGAGGAAGGCGGTCCACCGCCTTCGCGATGAGGGGGGCCGGCTCCTTTATGTCGGTGTCGAGGCGGAAGCCCCTCCGGCGGTCCCCGGTGGCCGCTGACCGGCAGAGCACCCCCGTTCCCGCCATCGGCTACCTGCGGGTGTCGATGAAACGCGAGGAAATGATTTCCCCGCAGATCCAGCGTGCCGCGATCTCCCGCCGGGCACGCCAGACCGGGCGCCGTATCATCGGCTGGGTGGAAGATCTCGACAACAGCGGGCGGAACTTCAGGCGCAAGGTGACCCTGGCCATAGCCCGGATAGAGCAGCGGGAAGCCTCGGAGATCCTCGTCTACCGGTTCGACCGGTGGGGCCGCAACGCGATGGAATCCCTCGCCAACGCCTTCCGCGTCGAGGCGGCCGGCGGGCGGGTCGTGTCAGTCACCGAGCCGTTCGACGTGGAGACCGCGATCGGCAAGTACACCCGGACCAACGCGTTCGCGCTCGCGGAGATGCAGTCGGACATCATCGGCGAGAACTGGAAGGCCGCGCACGCCTCCCGCAGGGACCGCAAGCTCCCCGGCACCGGCGGCCCGCGGTTCGGCTACGTCCGCAAGGGCCGGGTCCGCCGTGAGGACAACCCGAGGCTGTACCGTGCTGACCCGGACGACCCCGGGGAGCGGTACGAGACCGACCCGGTGACCGGCCCTGTCCTGGCGGAGGCGTACGAGCGGTACGTCGCCGGGGAGGGAGCCGCCGCGCTGCTGCGCTGGATCAACGGCACCGGGGCCAGGACGGCCCGCGGCGCGACGTTCGGCCGCCGGGCGCTGTTCTTCGTGCTCGACTCCGGGTTCGGCGCCGGGCTGCTCCGCATCCACGACCCGGACTGCCGGTGCGGGAAGAACCTCAACTTCTGCGGCCGGGCGGCATGGATACCCGGCGGGCAGCCGCCCGTCATCGGCCCGGAACTGTGGGAGAAGTACCTGCGGCGCCGGGAGGAAACCAGGACGGTCCCGCCGCGTCACCAGGATCCCGTCTACCCGCTGGCCGGCCTGGTCCGGTGCGGGACGTGCAAGGCGCGGCTCAGCATCTCCAACGCGGGCGGCGGCAGGACCGGGTGGGCGTACCGGTGCCCGAACTGGGTGCAGCACCGCGGCTGCCCCGGCGTGTGGGTGCAGCGCCGCCGCGTCGAGGAGGCCGTGCTGGCCGAGATCGCGAAGTGGGCCGCTGACATCGATGCCGCGGCCGAGGCAGAGGCGGCGAGGGGCACGACGGTGATCCGGGCGAAGACGGACACGGGCAGGCTCCAGCGGGAAATCGAGCGCATCGACAAGGCGCTCGCCAAGTCGGTGCGGATGCAGGCGATGGACGAGACCACGCCGGCGTCCAGCTACGAGGCGGCGCGGGCGGGGATGCTCGCTGACCGGGCCGCGGCGGAACGGTCGCTGAAGGCGGCGCGGGCTGCGGCGGACGCGAACACCGCCGTGTTCCTCCCCGCGGTGGCGGGCGTCCTCGAGTCGTGGGACCTCCTTCCCGCTGCCCGGCTCCGTGAGATGCTGAGACCGCTCGTCAGGGCTGTCATGGTGACCCGCACCGGGCCGAGGCAGCCCGCGGATATCGCGGTGATACCGGTCTGGGAAGAACCAGGGGAGGAATAGTCTTTTGGGACCTTCATCGTT